CACGGGTCCGAAACCGGTGGGCTTCGTCACTATTTTAGGGACGACGCGGACGAGGAGAAAGTTGATGAAAAGGGCTGCCCATATGTAGTTCCAGTCCATGTCTCTATTACACCGCTAGAAGTTTTTAGAGGGCGAGCAGCTGGCGGACCCGACCGATGATCCCCACGTCCTCACCGCAGACGTGCAGCGAGGGGTCTGTCCGAGTGTAGAAGAGGGTGGCGGGCGTGCCGTCGGAAAAGACCAGCTTCCACTCAGACTCTATCAAGTCGTTAGGGAGGCCGTTCGGTGGCCCGAGCACCTTGTTCACCACGGAGGGCTTGGCGTTCACAAAGCCCTTGAGGCGGGCGTTGGTGAAGCGGCGCGCGTCGGTCACGAGCTGGAACAGGGGCCGCGGCGGCTCCTTGGGCGCGTGCTTTTTGCAAAAGGGGCCGCAGGTGGCCGCAAAGCCGCATTGGCGGCCCTCGAGAGTCTTGGCTTGGCACTTGGCTCCGACCATCTTGGTGCGGGCCGATGGCTTGCCGCTGGCCTCCATCACCGCTGTGGGTGGCTTGGGCGGGTCGCTCAGGAAGGCCACCTTGGCGCGCTTCTCTTTTTTGAGCAGAGTCTGTGTTCGCTCGCGCACCGCCGCGTCAGCAAAGCGCTCGGGTTCGGGGTGGCCGTCCCGGATAGCGCCCGCATGGTACTGCTTCCATATTTCAGAGCGGGCCACCGGCTCGAGGACACGGGCAGACTTGACCGCCGAGTGCACGAGGCGCGGTGCCCGGGACTGTGTACCGGCGCGCGCGGCCGCGAGCTCGAGGGCCGTGTGGGTAGGGGTGCGGAGAGCCTTGAGGTCCATGTTTGTTTGGGTACTTGGGGTGTCGGGGCCGTGAGCCTCGCGTACACAGAACCTCCTTTTTTTCAGGGCCCCTCTCAATGGATCTGGACTTGAAAAGAATTGCCCAGCGTATGAAATTGAATAAAATCGGCGGAACCGTCGTCCATCACTGTGCAGTACTCATGAAGTACTTGGCGGCTCAAAAAATAGAGGCGCGTGTAGTCCATGGGTACTGTATTTCTTCAGGCGAAATTTGCGAACACTTTTGGGTCAAGACCGAGCCAGACGGGCTTGATCTTGATATAGGATACGAATTGGCCTGTCTTTATTCACCGGAGCTGATGGCCCTCAAGACGGTCCTACTCGAGGACTTTCCCGTCGGCCTCAAGGACCGCGAAGGCCGGGATCCTGAGATTCTCCGTCAAGAAGACAATCAAAGACTTGTTGAGCTTTACGAAACAGACCCCAAGACTTTTTGGCGTGAGGCCCCCGTGACCGTCCGCAACTTTTCAATTCACAAAGGTAATTAGTTCGACGAGTTTCTGTGGCAGGTTGCGCTTGACCTGCCCGTAGAACATTTCAAAGAGCGGATTCGAGTTTTGAATCTCCACGCGGTCCAGGAAGGCCTCGTCGTCTGAGCGGATCGTGTACAAGAGACTCACAAGCTGGCTCGTCGTCTGTGTGTTCAGAGACGCGAGCCCAACGCCTTTGAGGTTCAGGATCAGAACCTCTCGCATGTTTTGGGACCGCACCAAGTCCTCGACCTGTGCCACGATTGGCTTCAGGCCCTCGGCGAACTTCTGAGCGTCATCTGGATTGGCCGGCTGACGCTTCAGGTATTCGTTGCCGAGGACCTCGATGAATAGGGTCTTGCCCTCCGGGTAAAACCGAAAGATCTCGGCCATCTTATTACCTAGACGTCGTTTTCTTTTAACCGGAAGCACTCCCAGAGATGGCGGTGATCACGCGCACTTGACAAGGCTGAAAATTGATCGATCGTGTACTCGTCACCCATAGATCGGTTGCACTTGGCGCAGATGGGCCTGAGGTTGTTGATGTCGGTCGCACCGCCCTTGGACTCGGGCACGTTATGACCCACCTCAAAATTAAAGGGCGTCATCACGTTTTCACACCACGTGACGAGGCACTTGTGTTTAAAGAGCCGATCCCCGCAAAAGGCCAACCAGACTTGCTCGCGCAAAGCCGCGGGGATACGCACCTTCATTATTCAAATTAATTCCGGTCATCTTTATATAGAATGAGTGCTCCAAACAAGCCTAGGAACCTCTTGGTCCGTGAGTGGTGGAGCGTTTTCAACGCAGTCGCGCCCCGTTTCTACATACCCGTGAATTCCGGGGCCCGCTACAAGATTGTACCTGGAAAGCCCGATCCACACGGTGTGTGGCTCGTTCTGAACAACCGCGTGGCCCTTCGCGGCAATAGCATCGCAAACCGTTCGAAAATAATCAGGGGCGTTCCGAAGACGATGTTTCAGGCCTGGCAGAATAAGCAGTTTGACTTGGCCCGTGGCATGATGAAGAACATCACGGGGCTGAACATGAACAAGCGGATTGCCGCCAAACACATGATTCATGAGATTCTCAAGTCGCGCCGGGTCGCGATGAACAACGCCAACTGGAAGGTCCGTGCGGGCCTCAAGGGTCTCAACGCCAACAGCATCGAGAAACACCAAAAGACGATCAACTTTTGGAATTGGGTCGGGCGCCAGGTGAACACCGGTGGGCGCGCGAACGCGCCCCTGAGCAAGTCGCCTGTACGCGTGTCTTCACGTGCTCGGTCGACCGCACGGCGCTCGGTGCCTAATGCATGGAATGCGTAGGCTCTTCCCACTTGTCACCCTTCCTGATATTATCCAATGCCCAAAGAGGCTGTAGATTTGTCCAATGAAAGCACTTCTTTTGCTCTTCTGGGTCTGCGAGGTTGAACGAGGCACATGGGCGAATGTGATCTATGTGCCACTCGCCATAGTTTTCCCACGTCATACCATCGGTGAACTCTGCCTCTAGGAATGTCTGCAACTGTTCGACTGTGCACCCGAGTAGTTCTAGCGTTTTGGCCGACTTGACACCCTTGTTGCGTTTCACGGCGTCGTAGAGTCTAACATGGAGCGCCATCTTCATGCGGTATTGAGAATCCTCGTCACGCCGCCTCTGCAGGTTTTTTCGCCGAGCCGCATTTCTTTTTTCATTATTTTTAGCCCAGTCCTCACGTTGTTTCTTATTGTACGCATCTCTGTCTGAATTTCGTTTGTTTAAATCGCGTGTATTTTTACACGCCTTGCATTCATATGGTTTTTGATTGCCTTTTTTAGAAAATAGAGTATAAACCTTTTCGTCACCGCATGTTGAGCACGTCAAAATTTCGTTCTCTTCTGGAACCCATTGAATCAGTCGACATTCCTTACAGGCCCCTCTTTTTCCTCCTGAACACTTGGGATCGTTTGGAAATTGTTCTAAAGGTTTTGTTATATCGCATTTGGAGCACCTCTTCTCCATTGGTAGAGCGCTTGACAATTTTTTAAGTGGGTGAGTAATCCAATTAAAAAATCGCCCCCGACAGGGATCGAACCTGTGACTTTGAGGTCCCATGCTGTTATAATAACAGCCTCACACTAACGGCAATTACTACCGGCTGAGTTACAGGGGCAAGAGATTCTGACTTACCGGTGTCGATCCGGTTACCAAAGCATCATTGAAGACACTACAGTGCTCTACGCTGCCGTTGCGCCAAAGTCAGAAGAACCTTTTAACGACATGCTCGGGTCGACAGGTTCCAGGATGTGCACCGGGCCGAGAACGAAGATTCTCGGGCCTCAGAGTCCTACGTCCTGACAGTTAGACGATGAAACCACAATATACACATGGATGAAATTTTCTGAAATTTTACGCGGCCCTGGTGGGGTTCGAACCCACAGTCTCGGGATGGCACCGGGTAGAAACGAGTTTCCGCCTAGAAGTCCCACACGATGTCCAATTTCGCCACAGGGTCTGCTCTCGGCGAGGCTTGAACTCGCGGCTTCTGGTACCCCCGGGGAGAAGGGCTCCCGCATAAGACCAACACTCTGACCAACTGAGTTACGAGAGCGTGAAGATTTTTTTAGCGTCTCGCAAGGCCCCGCGACACCCAGGGCACTCGCGCTTGTTTAACGTGCGCGACCAACAGGCCCCGCACATCACGTGACCACACGGGTCCAGGAACAAGTCAACGGGGCGTTCCATACAAACAAAGCAAATAAATGATGCGTACCTTTCAGCGTGCGTATCCTTCAGCACCTTCTCCATCTCAGTCACTTGGCCCATCAACTCCCTGCAGTGCTGCGTCAGCGTCTCGATGCCCTCCGCCTCCTCGTGCTCCTGTACTACTTTCTCGAGGTTTTCCTTTAAACGTGTATTCACCATGCCATCTATTACACTGCGCATGTGTAGGATGTCCTCACGCTTGATCGAAAGTTCGGCCGAGGCCATCGCCAGGTCGCGGCGAGCCGTAGCCCACTCGAGTTTGTACTCGCCAATTTCTTTTTCGAAATTTTTCCACTTTTCACCGAGCTCGCACGGTATGGGCTCGAGGGGTTGGACAGGTGGCTGGAGCACACGTTCCAATATCTCCCGTGGGTCCAGGTACGTAAAGTTCATAATAGACCAGATAAAAATCTCCTTAAGTAATAAATGGCTTCGTACCCGAGCATGTTCAACCAGCCCCGCGGTGGCTATATCCAGCCGGCTAGCTTCCACACGTGGATTCTCGCCAAGGCTATCTACGTCTGTGCGGCCGTGCTGCTCATGATTACGGGCATCCAGGACTTTCTGGACCCGGGCCGGCGCCAGATCCCGGCCGTGAACATCAAGGCGATCACCGCCATCGTCATCGGCTTTTTCATGTTGTACCTGTTCTTCACCGTGCTGAACACGCCCAAGTACAATCGGTTCTAGGCTATTTATTTTGTCGAGCCATAATAAATGCCCGAGCTGTCTGCAACTGCACTGTTCGGGTTTGTTCTGACGGTCTTGTACTTTGCGCTCGGTACTGCGACCGTCTACCAGGCCAACAACCCCCTGTCCACATCCAAGTCGGGCGCCGCACCCCCCAAGGACGTCCCGAACATTGTGTTCGGTTCTCTTTTTCTGGCCCTTTCCACCGCCCTCGCTGTTATGACGTTCCGCGCCATCTTCATGACGCCATAAAGGAGAGGGCCTCTTGACATATAAATGAAGCACCTCATCGGACACCTGGGGGGCCTGAAAATCACCACCGTGGCCCAGCTCGAGGCCTGTATGGACCGAGTCGCCAACGAGTGCAGGTTCTCGGTCGTAGGGCGATCGTTCCACCAGTTCGCGCCTCATGGCGCGACCGGAGTTCTCGTCCTGTCCGAGAGCCACTTTTCAGCACACACGTACCCCGAGCACGGGACCGTGTATGTTGACGTTTTTTGCTGTAATCCGGGATTCGATCCCGTGGTGTGTGCACAGAGCCTGCAAGAAAACTTTGGCGCCAGTACGTTTGAGTACGAAGTCATCATTCGCGGTCAGAAACTCTGAATTTCAGACCCGGGTCCACGTCACGCATCCAGTGGGGCACGGAGGACGTGTAGAGGGTCTTGGGGCTGAACGACACATACGGGCTCACCGTCTTGACGAGCAGCGCGAGCGACAGAAGGATCAAAAGCCAGATGAGCATTTAAAGTCTGTAGAGGTTTTTTGTCTAGGACCAGATGCATTCCGTGTCTGATTTCATAGACTCGGTCAAGGAGTCGCTGACTGACGCGCAATACAAAGAGGGCATGGAGCTCTGCCAGGCTCTTTACAATAAGAAAGAACTCGAGAAGAAGCTCTATAGGATGACGTATCTGGCGCCATATACGTTCGCCTCGGAGCACTGCGCCAACGAAGACTGTGACGACCGGACTCTCCAGATTTCTTTTCGTAAAAAGACGTCTCTGATACAGCTCGACGACGCGTGGGCAGCACGGATTCGGGCCAAGAATCTGTTCTGCGGGGATGATGAAGAAATGGCCGAGTTCATAGATGTGGATGTCCTTTTGGCGTTTCCTATAGAGTCGGTGGATATGGGGATGGGGCTTGAGTGGTTTGAATTTCCGGTGCTGTCTTTGGAGCTCTGTGAATCTTCTTGTGATCTTCACACGTAGGTACGTCAGGGAATTCCGCCGTACACGTGGCGATACGCTTGGCCCATGCTATGAACGTCCTCGGGTCAAATGTACCCTTCATGTAGTTGCAATTCTTGCAGCACGGGCGGCAATTCTCCGTCGTGTAACCCTTGGATGAATCGAGTCGGTCTATACCGTTCACACGCGTTTCAAGATCCAGGTGGCCACAATAGACGCACGGAAGTACAAGCATCGCCTTGGCCTCGTCATCCGTTAGGTGCCATTCGATTCCACGTGTCGCGGCTGCGCGCTTGAGGGCGTCCAGGCGAGGATTTACATTCGTACGGTACCATCTGGCGAGATGCTCGGCGTTTTCGGCTCTCCACAGAGCGTGTATTTGGTTATTGTGCGCTCTGTACTCCCCCGGACGTTCTTCTGTCTGCCTGGCTCTCCACTCGACATAGTACTTTTTATCGCGCTGAAGCTCATTATGATATTCCCGTCTCTCGGGCTTTTGGTCGTATTTTTTCGCTTTCGTACGACACTTGAGACATGTCGCCACCTCTTTTCCATTTTTATCCAAAAATTGATCTAGTGGCTGGGGTGCGCGAGTACAAGAGCACTTTTTGAGCTTTGGCACCTCCATCTTACTATTATAGTAAGATTTTCTTTAAGTTTCAACCCCAGGAACCTTGAACGTTCTTGGGGCCGAAGCCCGAAAACAAAGTTTTCGTAGCTGGAGCCCTCTCTTTTGATTTCGCGTTTCGCCGAGCAGATGCTGTAGTTCTCTAGTTGGAGAATGCGCCTTCTCCCCCCTAAGTTTCCCTAGGGGAGTGGACTGTATCTTAAGCCGGGGCACCATGTGCACCCGACCGACACCCGTTCAGTCTCTGACGGCCTTTCCTACGGGGAGCCACTGCTCTCTCCGTGTAGAAAGTCACCATGCGGATTGCCCAATCCTTGCGATTGTTACTATACCTGGGTTCTGCTCCCAGCCACGACGAAGTTTCCAAACGTCGCTTAGTACGCAAGGCTCTAAGGGGGTTCCCGAACAACAAGGTGTCTCGCCGGAGTCGGGACCATAGGTCCTTCCCCCGACTAGCAGCCAATGGGTTTTCGGAGGATGCAAACCCTCCGCCAGCTGCTTTTTGGCCCCGTTCTTAGTAATCTATCAGTTACTAAAGCTGAGGCCGCCCATGCCGCTCTGGATTCTCAGGATGTTGTAGTTCACCGCGAACAGCTTCTGCAGGGTCGCCTGCGAGCCGTTCTTCAGCGCCACGGACACCTGAGCGTTGTCAATGCGCGAGAAGTTGCAGGTGCCGGTCGGCTGGTGCTCCTCCGGCTGCAGCGCGAAGGAGTACACGTAGATGCCCGGGTAGGGCACGCCGGTGTGGTACACATACGGCTGGTACTGGTTGAAGTACTTGCCCAGCTGCTCCTTGAAGCGGTCCTGGCCGTTCAGGATCAGCTTGAAGTTGTTCAGCGGGCCGACCTCCACGCCACCGGCACCGGCGGCACGGACACCCTCCTCAACCCAGAACACGTTGGACACGCCGGACACATTGGACACCAGGTGGGGGCAGCCCACCTCGTGGGGCAGCAGGGTCGCGCCGGTGGACGCCAGCGGGCTCACCGTCACGTTCACGTTGGCCGTCGCCGTGGAGAAGTTCCACATGCTGTTCACCACCGTGGCGGTGGCGTTGGCGTAGCACCAGATCAGCTCCTTCACCGGGTGGTTGAAGGACAGGCGGACCAGCTGAGCGGAGTCGTTCACGGTGGCGATCGAGTCGCCGCCGGTGTGCTGGACCTGCTCGATCAGGTACTCGTGGCCCTTCTGGGCGAAGCGGCGGCGCTCCTCAGTGTCCAGGTACACGTAGTTGGCCCAGACCTGGAAGTCGGTCGTGAAGTAGTTGCTGTAGTAGGTCGTCAGGTCGAAGTCCAGGCGCACCTCGTGGTACTGCAGGGCAATCAGCGGCAGGTACAGGCCCGGGTTGCGGTTGAAGAAGAAGATCAGGGGCAGGTACACGCGGGGGGTGTTGGTCGTGTTGATGGTGGACACCGGGCTCGACGTCATCTTGCCGTAGTTGATCTTGTCCGACTCGCCGAGGAAGGTCTCGGCGTACAGGCGCCACCAGGTCTGGTAGTGCTTGTCGATGCGCTGGCCACCGATGGTCAGCTCCAGAGCCGCGATGGCGCGCTCGGCGATCCAGCAGGTGTCGGCCGACGAGTTGTCGGACGCCACGTTAGCCGCCGCCGGCAGCAGGGACACGTACATGTTGCCGACCAGGTCGCCGTTGCGGGCGATGGTCACGGACACGCGGCCCGAGGGGGTCGCCGTGCCGTTCACCGTCTGCTGGATGTTCTCCATCGCGAAGTTGGTGTGGCGCTTGTACACCGCCTGGAAGAAGGTAACCTTGGGCTGCCCAGTCAGGTACACATCCTGAGCGCCATAAGCAACGAGCTGCATAAGTCCACCGGCCATTTGTACTATGGCCCGAGAAAAAAATTTGGGACCGATCACTGACGCGCCCTGGGAAAATTTCTCGGACTAGAGTAATTATGAACTCTACTATGATGACCGCGGCCAAGACCAATGCCGCGAACGCCGGCGCCATGGCTGGTGCGGTACAGGATGGAGTCGTGCCCGTGGCCGCTGGCAACAAGGCGGCCAACGCGAGCATGGGCGTGGCGGCGGCCCAGGCCAACGTCGTCGCCGCTCAGAATGTCAACGCCAAGGCTCAGGCGAACGCCGCCAAGGCTAATAATAATGCGGCCCGGGCCGCCCTGAACGCCGCCAAGAGCCCCAACGCCACCAACAACAGAGGCGCTGCGGTGGCGGCTGGCAACGCTGCGGTGGCCAACGCTGCGGCGGCTAATACCAACGCCCAGCTGGCTAACGCTTACCGTACCCTCAAGAACGCCATGGTCAGCAAGGGCCTGCCCCTGTAAGCGCCCGCGCCTAAAAACTAAAACAAAACTCTCTGATAATTTCAAATGTCCGCCAAGCCCGATATCGAAGATGTGCCCGAGGATGAGGAGATGGATTTTGACGAGGAGATGGAGATGGATGACGGTGGTGACCTCCTGGACGCCCTGGGCCAGATGTTCACGACCGAGGATGGGGAGACGGTCGCCAGCGCGATGGTCGGGGTCAAGGTGGCCCTGGAGATGCAGAACAAAATTCTGATTAAGATTCTGAGTGTCCTGAGCAAGCCAACTCCGGTGGGCATCGCCGCGCCCGCTTAAAAATATGTGACGCTAACTTAGAAATGGAGCGCGTGCAGACAATCGACCACGCGACTCCTGAAAAAACAAACGAGATCCGAATGGAACTCCACCATTCGGACATCGTCAATATGAACGCCGAGCGGCTCAACGCCTTTGTGACGAAGCTCGAGGATCATATGTGTCTGAACGTCAAGGGGGACAAGTACGTCCCGTGGGTCAACGGTGCCCAAATCTTCGGCTTTGAAGATGGCCAAATTCAAAATGTAAATATTGATACGATCGGTAACCAGCGGCGGAATTTTGTCACAATTCTGTCTGACGTTTACCATCGTGCCGGGGAGCTCGGCATCCGCGATGATGCAAGCACTGACGTCACTGGTCTGGAGTTTCGGCTCGGCCAGCGCGTCACACGCCTCATCGAGACCGTGGACGACACGTACGAGATGATTTTCCGCTGGGTCCGAACCTATGAGAGAATCAATCACCCCACGTACGTGCCGATCAAGGGTGACATGGAGTCCCAGATTTTCAGATGCCAGACCATGGGTCTGGGCGACCCCTCCACGGAAAAGGAGGATACCAGCTCGTTCCAGAAGTTCCTTCTGTACCTACTCGACCAGGCTTACAAGCTCAAGATGCGCCGGTACGGTGACCACTGCTGCAAGCAGATTGCGACCGAGGAGGGCCACCTGACCAAGGCGTGGAAGCCCGTCATGGAGATCAAGGACTTTGTCTATTACTACTCGCAAAAGGAGGAGAAGTATGACATGTGGAAGCACATGACCAGTAAGGGTTCCATTGTGACCGACACGATCCGCCACTTGACCAACTGCCGCGATCTGCAGTTTCCTCAGATCAAGAAGAACAGGGCCGTATGGTCCTTTCGCAACGGTATCTTCGTCGGAAAGTTCCTGGATGAAAAGGAGGGCCGGTATGCCACTCGATTCTACGAGTACACGAGCGAAAACTTCAAGCACCTCGACCCGACCATCGTCAGCTCCAAATATTTCGATCAGGACTTTGACGTGGACGCGATCGACACGCGCGACTGGTACGACATCCCCACGCCCCACATGCAGTCCGTCATGAACTACCAGGGATTCAGCAAGGATGTCTGCAAGTGGCTCTACGTCTTCTGCGGCCGCCTGTGCTTCGACCTGAACGACCTGGACTCGTGGCAGGTGATCCCCTTCCTCAAGGGTATCGCTCGTTCGGGCAAGTCTACAATTATTACAAAAATTTGTAAAAAGTTTTACGAAGGTCAGGATGTCCGGACACTCAGCAACAACATCGAGAAGAAGTTTGGCCTCGAGTCCATCTACGATGGTTTCATGTTCATCGCACCAGAGATCAAGGGTGACATGGCCCTCGAGCAGGCTGAGTTCCAGTCTCTCGTCAGCGGTGAGGACATGAGCATCGCCCGCAAGAACAAGACGGCCCAGAGTCTGACATGGAAGGTGCCGGGAATTCTGGCCGGTAACGAGGTGCCCAACTGGCGCGACAACTCGGGCTCCGTGCTGCGTCGCCTCGTGACCTGGAACTTTGGTCGTCAGGTGGCGGAGGCGGACCCGCACCTAGATGACAAGCTCGATTCCGAGATGGCCATCATTCTGTGCAAGTGCGTGCGCGCGTATCTCGACTACGCCCAGCGCTTCTCGGATCAGGACATCTGGAACGTCCTGCCAAAGTACTTTGTCGAGATCCAGACGCAGGTGGCGATGGTCACGAATACCCTCCAGCACTTTCTGGCCTCGGAGAATGTCGTGTATGGGCCGAACCTGTGCTGCCCACAGAAGATGTTCGTCACGGCATTCAACCAGCACTGCCAAGCGAACAATCTGGGTCGGCCTCGGTTCAACCCCGACTTTTACGCAGGGCCCTTCAGCTCGCGGCAGCTCGAGGTCCGGCCAGGAACCACGTGGCGCGAGACGACCATGGCGACCCAGCCGTTCGTGTACGGGTTGGATCTGGCCCAGGATTTAAATACCGCAATCTAATAATGAACAGGGACGTGGCTGCCCGGAAGATTCAGGCGGCTTGGGCCCGCAAGCGCGCGCCGAAACCCAGCGAGTTCGTAAACAAATTCAACAACTTTGATTACGCACTCACCAAACCGGTCATCACATCGACGATCATTTCTCTCGACGTGCCTTTTCACGACCTGTCGACAGAGCCCCTTCCCACGGGCGTCAAGGAGCTCCTCGGCTACAGCACGACCGGTCAATTGCCCATCGTCCGCAAGCTCCAGAACCGCGCCGGCGGGCCTCTCGGCGCGGCCAACCTCGACAAGGTGAAGCGATGGGCCTTCTCCGTGGAGTTTAAAAATCCCGCGTCGACCGCCTACGTCAGCCATGTTGAAAACGGCAAGATGCAGATTAGCAGCACGGGACCATACGAGCGCGTGATCCGTCTGCTCGAAAAGACGTACTACCCGGGCATTATCAAAGTCCAGATAAAGATTATAAAGATTGACACGCGTCTGTACGTCAGCCGCAAGTTCAATCTTGATGAGCTCGTGTCGGAGATTGTCCGACGTGTACCCAACTCGAAGATCCCCAAGGTGCAATACGAGCCCGAGCTCATGCCCGGTGCGTATATCAAATGGTCTGATCCCCGCGCCAGCCTCATTATTTACACGAATGGTGTGATTTTGACTCAGGGACTCAAGAGCCTCGAGGAAGTGGGTGCCACCTCCGAAATTCTACAACAGATGTTCAGCAAGTACCTCGTAGACAAGTTCAAGGTGTTCAAGTACGGTAGGAATTTTGGAGGGGGGCGCGACTACAATCGCGCGCCGAACCTCCCCAAGCCCGCGCGCAAGAACCTCGCCAAGAAGCGGGCCCAGGGTGCGGAGCGCTACTCACAGGCGATGGGTTGGAACAACGATCGTGAGGGGTTTTACGTTCGACCCGGAGCGAACGGCAAGCCGCGCTTCTACCCCATGGTGGCGAACCTCAAGCTCGTCAGACCCAAGATGATAAGGGCGTATGCCGATGCAGGCGTGCCGATTCCGCAAAGGGTCCGCAACCTCTTCGCCATCACGGGCACCGAGGCGCCTCCGCCCAAGACGGAGGGGCGGCGCGCGCCCAATTGGACCTCCACCAAGGAGGGCTACTACGTCAAGCCTGGTCCCGGGGGTCGCCCTTACTTTTACCAGATGCCCAAGGGTATCGCCGCGTCTCGCAAGACGGTCGCGGCGGCGTATAAAAAGGCGGGTGTGACCATTCCCAACTCGGTCCGGAACCTGTTCAGCATCCCCAGGACGCCCAACAGCGCCGCAGGTCCGGCCAACGAGCCCACAGGCAACTGGAAAAAGCCTACACACTGGATGAATTACAATGCCAAGGGGACGGTTCGTATAAACGGCAGACAGTACGATCGGTACACGCGCCCAGAACTCGTTCAGATTGCGCGTAATATTGGAATTGCTGAAGTGAGCGAGCGCCAGTCGCTTGCAAAAATCGCCGAGCTCATTTCTAAATTTCTCAAGCCCTATACGAACGCCCCAAATACCGAAATCAACGGCGTTCCGGTGACCCTGATGGCGAACGGTCGCGTGAAGCGCGGAGCGCGCATTCGTCAGTGGGTCACGCTCAAGCCGGACGAACAGGCGGTGATCGCCCGGGGCATGCTCAACTCCTTCAAACTGGAAGAGTATGAAAAAGTGAATCGCGGTGCCAAGTTCAACTACCTTATGGGAGCCAAGCTTCAGATGCAGGAAGAGGCGCGTAACGAGGCCGTGGCTGGTCGGGCCAACGAGCCAGCGACGTCCGCCCGGTCCGTGAATTCAAACAATTCCAACTTCGCCAAGAATCTCGAATACACGCTGATGGCACAGGAGATGCTCGGCAACGCAAACTCGGCCCAGGTCAACAAGTTCGTGGCGGTGATAAAGAACCTGCCCAAGGGTGCACGCGGCCGCCCGCTCAAGCCCACGATCGAAAAGGCTGCCCGGAATTTCAAGCGGGCCCAGAGCATGAACGCGCAGCTGTCAAATGTGCGCAGGGCCTACGCCGAGGCGGTCCGGGTACCGAACTGGCTCCCTTCGAACATGCACACCGCATACAAGACCCACCTCGTGCGTCTCGGTACGACCCCCAACGCCAAGGGGGTCCTGCCTACGAAGGATGCGGTCCGACGTGGTATGCAAGCCTGGCTGAACGCGAGCCTGCCACAGGGGGGGCGCGCTGCATTCGAGCGCGAAAACCTCAATACGGGCCTCGTAGTGCGCGTGCCCGCATGGAACCCTGTCAACCGTGGCAGCCCCAATATCCCCAACATCGTCACGAAGCGCCTGGGCCCTGAACGCAAGAAGCGCGCCGCGCCAGCCGTGCGCACCAACGCCCCGGCGGTTGGCCCGATCAAACAGGCCAAGAAAGATCCGCGCGAGAACAAGAACTACCCCGTGCCGAGAACCGCCAATGCGGAGAATCTGGTGAACGCCATAGCCAACCTTGGCCTGAACATAGGCGCCTCAAATCGCTACTCGTGGTCCTACCTCGCCAACAAGGGTCTGAACGACCGATTCTACCAAAACTGGATGAATTACACCGCGTCACCAAACAAGCCTCTGAACGTCAGCGGCGCCAAAGCCCAACTGAACAGCTTAAAGACGGCCAAGGCGCGTCAGGAGTGGCTGGCCGCTCGCAGGTCGGCGTTCGGTGCGGCAAACTACCGGAACCTCGTGGCGTACCGCACGTCCCTGAACCAGAAGAACAAGAATCGTCGCGCAGCGGCTCGGGCCGAGCGCTAGACGCACTTTAGAATATCGAAAATTTTGTAGAGGATTGCGAAAAGCTTGTTGGCGTCGCCAATATCACGCGGGTTGATAATCTCCAACTCGACGTGCCACGTGGTGTCCTCGTCCGAGTCGGGGTCATCCGGGTCACCCTTGATCTGCGAAAGATCTATCGAAAGGTTCTTGCGGACAAATGACCAGCGGCGCTTCTCCTTGACGCTCGCCATCTCCTCGTCATCCTGCTCGTAGGGCACCTCGGTCGAAATCCCAAGACGCACGTCAAACGGGCTGTCGTCCAGGCCATAGTCCGTGACGGCCACGCGCGTCTTGGTCACCGCAACCGACTCATCAGTGGCTTCATCCACGGTGATTCGCTTGTTTCCAGAACCGTAATAGACCGAGTACGTCTTTTGACTCCGAGACTCCCAGCCCTGATAGGTGTCCAGAGCCGTGAGGATCTTCTGAAAAGCCTCACGGCCGACGTTCGTGTCAAACTTGGTGGGCGTCTTGCGGCCAAGTCGAATTTCAATCTCGACGTGATCGGAAGAGGCGTGCCGACGAATGAGGGGCTCCCAGGCTTCGTAGAGGCGGCGCGCGGTTTCCATGTTAAAGTTTAAGAGCGGCTCTGTTTTAAGGCGCGATGAAGGGCTTGCCGAATCTCGGCAATACCTGCTATTTCAACACGGCCGTGCAGTGCCTAGCGCACGTGCCCCTCTTGGCAAGGTCCGACTACAAGGGACCTTGTGATGTGACGCGAGAGTTTAGCAAGTTGGTCAGACAGATATGGTCTGGTGTCCCTGATCCTCGGCCCTTGCACCGTGCCTTCACGACACGTTTTCCACACTTTGCCGGTACAGGTCAACACGATGCCCAAGAGGTTATCCTCAACTTGATTGATATTTTTGAAAAAACTTTAAAAATAAGAATTTTCACTGGACGGGAGGAGCAGGAGACCGTCTACCCTGGTGGAAGGTCGACCCGAACCGATGACTTTGTGTCCGTGATGTTCCCCACGACCGGTGAGTCGGGTGAGGTTACGCTTGAAGAGCTTTTGACCCGCCGCGCCAAACACACAGCCCTTCCCGGCTACACGGACGACAGGGGTCGGACTCACCACGTGGCGGCAGTGTGCCAACGCGTCACAGAGTGGCCCGTCGTGGTCAGCTTTACGTTCGGGGTCTACGGGCCCAGGTCGACCGTGATCCTGCCTGAAATATTCGAAGGGCGCCGTCTGTTCGCGGTCGTGCTGCACGCAGGGATGATGCACGGGGGACACTATGCGGTCGCGGTGCGAAATGGGGACAAGTGGGTCATAAAGGACGATGACTCTATTCATGAATTAAAAGAGCCCCCGCTCAGAGGGCAGTTCTACATGGCTATGTACAGACAGCAAACTCGGCCAACTGAATATTCTCTCGGATGTTCACCAATGTTCGAAAGTAAGTCCGACGATTATTTGGATACGTCTTATCGGTCCGGATCTTCTCCACTTCCCATCCCAGATCGCCGTATCCGCACTCGAGGATCGAGCCGTCCGGGTATGGGGACCCTCGCCCCCTGTGAAGCTCCGCCTCCTTGTACTCGGTCCCACGATCCTGCACGAAGAGCTCCCGGCCGTTCCGAACTAAAAAGTCTATGGTTATACGATCGCGGGGCTTCCATTTGAATAGAGTCTCATGCGTTCCCATGCGGATGGGGTCTGGTACGGGTGTGAACACCAGACCATCCGTGACCCACGGGAACGAATCGAGTGGTGGCAACCCGGACGCAAAGTCCCCGAGCGGAATCATCGTTTTGATTCTAATATCAAACGGATCTTTTGTCGATCGCACAACGCTCTTGAGCAGGCCGCGCGCCGCCTCGAGCCGAGCCGTGAGGGGCTGCCGCCGCACATCCACACCCTTGACGACGACCGAGTCGTACACAAGAAATACGGGTTTTCCAGGCGCCTTGAGCTCTACGAGCTCGCCATCGAGTATGGTCCCCCGTGGGATCATGGTACTGACCGGCGTCATGGCGAACGCACGGTTCACGAGTACGGTGACGCGGCGGCCCTCGTGCTCGCAGCTCACGAGCATGTGTCGCACCCCATCAGTCTTTTCACAGACGAGATATTCTCTTTTTTTAAACTCTACAAAGTGCCGTCGCTCTATTGAGACGGGCTGCGGTCCTGGGAATCGGTCAGCATCTACCGATTCCCACGACTGTTGTATATAGGCCTTTACAGCCTGTTGCATATTTATTAGGGGCCAGGTGTCTCTAAGTCCGGGACCGCGGCTCCGTCTCGGTCTCTCTAGGGCCTCAGCTCCACACCGGACGTTTCGAGGATATTTCCGACGCACTCGTGTACAAAGTGACAGATGACTGTTGCAGATGTTACTGCACCCACCTTGATGCCAAGCCCCTGCAGTGTGCAAAACATAGTTTCATCGAGAGGGAGCTTTACTGGGATTTTGTCCCCGCGCAGTTTTTTGTCGACTGGTTTGGCGTCCATAGCCCACACACGTGCGGTGGTGCTCTTGACCTCGTAAAGAGACTCGGCCAATTTCTTGCCCACTTCGGTGTCAAACTCGAGGCCGCGCTGGCAGGCCCCTTCGGTGGACCCCTCCTTCGTCTTTTTCGCAAATCGGTCCCAATTGATCCCCTCCAGGACAGCCGGAAATACCAGGACCTGCATACCCTTATCGAACGGATCGATCGCCTTGTGGATCGACTTGTCGTCAAGGTTCGTCCCGTACTCCAGCCAGATGATGCGCTCACCCGACTTGATGAGCTTCGGAAGACCGGCCCGATCATTCACGAAAGAAATGTCCAGGTGCTTCCCCTTCATCATACAGATCATATGGATATTCATCATAGTGTGCAGTGTCGTCGCGCTAATAGACTTGTTTCGCGTGACGGCACATATGTGAATCACGGACATTATAAATAAAATGTCGGAACCTTTTAACTATGAAATCATTGGCGCTCCTCACACTCGAGGCGGTCGTTGTCGGTGCTCTCCTTGTTCTTATTTTTATGTTTGTTAGCCGGTACATGACTACGGTCCCCGCCGTGTTTGTGAGCGGAGCCCTGTTCCACCTCGCATGCGAGGCGACGGGTGTGAATGCATGGTACGCGCGCAACTACTTCGGTAGGTGAAACCCACCGGGCTTTCAGGGGGCGGCCGTACTCAGATAGGCCAGAGCGAGGGTGAGTTTTTCTTCCATCGACAACGCGGCGTTTAAAAAAGTTCTTCCTTTTAATTTTGGGTGCTTCTGAATGGTATAACCCTGATACTTATCAGTCCTTATACTGGAAACATATTTCGGAAGGTTATTATCTTCAGGGTTTTTTCTGTTCTTCCGAGGTTTAACAGAACCCTTGCTTATTTCAGACAACTTTTTTCTGGTTTCTTCTGACAAGTTTTGAGCGTTTTCCGAGCGACTAACAACTCTGAGATTCGACACTCTGTTATCTAATTTGTCTGTGTTTATATGATCAATCACCATTACGTGTTTTTCACGTTCGACATCCCTAAACAAGTACTCATGCAAGTTCCATAACTTATTATTTATTCTTGCTTGAGGGTATCCTGTATTTGCTAGATTCCATGAAGATTTCATAAGTTCATACCACTTGTCATAATCAACGATACAGAAATTTCCAACACCGCGTTTACCCGTAAGTGGTATTATAGCTTGGCCACCTGCGTTTGCTCGAACTGGTACTTCAAGTCTTTTCCTTTCTTTTTCTTCATTATATTTCTTGCATCCTTCGTCACGTGCCTTTTGCGCGGCATCCAACTCTTTGAACATCCTTCCTATGACGTTTTTACCGTTCACCCGCACCTCATATGATTGGCTGTCTTCTTTCCAGTATATACCTTTAATTTCGGGATCGAATTTTTTAACATGCTGAATGTCGAAATTGCTGTTTAATATCTCGTCCTTGTCAGCCTCCGAGTGTTCGAAGTTGGTTTGCCCGTTTCGGTGTACGAATTTTATGATATATTTGTCATATGCATTAGCACCATCTTCAGGTGTGTCAAAATATCCAACACGAATTGTGCCGTAGTATACTTGCCATCGCGGCCCACATACACACTTGTAGACGCCCCTAAATCCCGAAGCGGGTTTACTCTCGATGACTCTATTCTGGTTGTTTTGTGAATAGTTTAAAATTCGCAAGTTGTCACGCCGTGCATCGAATTTGTTCCCGTTGATATGATCAATTACCTGACCAGTACGGGCGACGAGACCCATGCGTTTTGCTATAAATTTATGAAGTGATACACGTTTCCCATCTACGCGTAAAAAAGGATATTTACCAGATGTGTAAATTTGTTTACTATTAACTTCCGTTTTGTCTTCCTGAGACACCAACACCTCCATTGACTTTAGTCTAGAATTTATTTTAAGCCTTAAGTCGCTCGTCCATCACTCCGTGAAATCGAATGTTCCCCACGTGACCCAGGGTCGTCGTGACGTCCGCGAAAATCTTTCCACCCATCTGCTGCCAGCGCCGGCAAAAGGCGTAGTCCTCAGATAGGTAGCGGCGGCTCACCGGATCGATCATACAGTCCATGCATGCATGGTACGTCTCTAGATCACGGTTCTGGTGATCGTTCTGGCACATGAGATCGGGATACTTGGCCTCCATCTGTTCGAAAACATGGCGCTTGATGAGCATGAAGCCTGTCGGCCCGTCCAGCACCTCGGTGAATCCGTTGAGCACGGGAGTATTCGCGTACTTGAAATTCATCACGAGACTCGATCCAATCTTGTTCGGGTCGCGGGTCGGGTCGCCCGCCTTGTAAGCCGCGTCCACCTGGTCCCACATGATGCACTTTTTAGGATAGCACGCCACCGCAATCTCGTGGCCAGAGTCGATCAGACGCATGACCGACTCGGGATCAAAGTGAATGTCGGCATCCACAAACAGAAAGTGGGTCGCCTTGGTCTTTTGCATGAAACGGGCGACCGCGAGGTTGCGGGCGCGGTGAACGAGGGATTCGTTCTCGGTCGTGTCGAGCATCATCTGTATACCACGCTGCGCGCACAGACGCTGGAGACGGAGCATGGACTCGGCGTAGGCCGCGAGACAAACGCCCCCATAGCATGGCGTGCTGACAAAGAGTACGACGGGCTGGCTCATTATAAGACATTAGGTCAAGGCTTTTAAGTCCTTACTTACTATCGCCTCCAACTTGGTCAGAGTAGGAACTGAAACGTCACAAATCTTGCACAGGTCCGCCTTTGTGATCCCACCACGCTCCTTGATTATCGTCCATATCACGGCGCAGGCGACCGCCTTGGGCGTGCGGCCCTGCAGGCCCGCCGAATCCTCGAGCTTTTTACACAAAGTCACGGTGCGCATCTTGAGGCGGCCCCTCTCCGCTTCGGGAACGCACGTCAGGTCGTTCCAAAAGCGGGGGATCAAATCGGCGGGAGTCGTCACGGCCACGCGCGCCTCGGGCACCTGAACCAGGAAAATCTCGGTCGTTCGAGCCATGTCACGTACGGGAATCTCGAACGCCGCGGCAATCTCTTGTGTCGTACGGGCCACGTTGAAATCCCGGCAAGCCTGGAAGATGCAGTTCGCCTTGACGCCGACTCGAATCGCGCCACGTGTAAGGGTTTGCTCACTGAAATACTTGTACTTGATTTTTGCGGCGTACATGACATTGTCGGGGAGCTTGAGAATCTGTTTACCTACACGGTCCATCTCCGCGTACGAGTGAAAGAGGCTACGATCCTTGTGATTCATCGACGTGTGGAAGTTTATTCTCGCGAGGCGCTTTAGGCTCGAGCTCGCAGAGGCACGGACCGTCATGATTGTGCCTGTATTCCACGCGGCGCTAAAATGGTCCAGGTTCGAGGGGGCGCCGACGCGCGAAGGATCGCATGAGACACCGTCTTCTCCAGGACCCCCGCGCCATTCGGGTTCGTCCGACACATACGAGTAATCGGCCCGTCCACACTCACGACACGTGGGCAGGCCATCTTCGTTGAGAAGCCTCAGGCCTCCGCACACGCACTCCCAGTCGGCGCGATCAGGCGTGCACTTCTCGAGTGGGGCGCGCAGCTGATCGAACGCCTCCCAGGCCTGCTCAAGTGCGACAGTCATGGTTTTGGTCTTTTGGGCAGGACCGCGTTAGGGTCCTGTACAAAAAACATGATTTCTTAGTAATGGACATGCTTATTACTGCTGTTGCTATTGCTCTTCTTTGTGTCGCGGCCTGGATGCTCTACAAGCGCTTCAGTCTCCGGTTCAAGGCCCAGCCCGAAGATCCCGTGGAGGAGGACTATGAGGAGGAGGTTCAGGAGGCCACGGCCGACCAGGAGCCTATTGTTCGGCCGTCGACCCCCGAGCCCAAGAAGGAGGCTTGATGACCTCGTCGACGAGACCGTACCGTAGACACTGATCGGCATCCAGATACAGATCCTTTTTTAAAATTTTATTCAACTTGCGGATGGGTATGGTCGTCTCAGCCTCATACACGGCCTGCATCCGCTCCATATCTTTTGTAAAATTCTGCATATGATCTTTGAGTTCCTCAAACTTCCCCCAGACTCCATCCGCGCTAATCTGATGAATTAGCACGTATGAATTCTCGAGCATACGACGATTCCTGCCGGCCAAAAGAAGCAAGGTGGCGGCTGAGGCACACACGCCGTCGGCGACCGTCGTCACGCGCGCCTTGAGGTTGCGGATATGGTCCATGGCACTGAAGCCACAGTGCAGGTCACCACCGTCACTCTTGATGTATAGGGTCACGGCTGGATCTTCGTCAATGTCTAGATCTATGTAAGTCTTGCGGAGAGTCTTGACGAGCGTCCGTAGCTTCGTCACGAGCTCGAGGACGCTATCCTCATGGACCTCGCAGTGAAAGAAAACCTCGTTACCACAGACCTTCACAAACGAGCTCTCCTCTTCAGTGGCCATCTTAGAGTTTCAAAGGCGGGTTTTTTTATATGCATAAGGTAGAATATGCGAAAAGCAGGAGCCCTCGCCAAGGGGGTTAAAAAGCCCCCAATAAGGGCTGCACCGAAGGCGGCACCGAAGGCGGCACCGAAGGCGGCACCGAAGGCGGCACCGAAGGCGGCACCGAAGGCGGCACCGAAGGCGGCGAAGAAAGGAGGGGCCACCGACTCGAGATCCCCCGGTTCTCCGGGCGGAGCCGCAGCGGGTGAAGCGTCGGGGCCTGAACCGGCGGGGTTTTCTCCAGGTGGCGGCGTTGCTGGTGCACCGTGTAAACCTGAATCGGGGACAAAGATTAACATTCAGATTTCCGGTGCTGATATGGCCGCGTCGTCCGGTGTGTTTTCGGAGACGGTCGGCGGCGAGCCTCAAGAAGAGGAGGCGGGAGGAGGTGGCCTCCTCGGGGGATTGATGGGTGGCGGGGATGAGAAGCCTGTGAAGAAGGCTCCCGCGAAGAAGGCTCCCGCGAAGAAGGCTCCCGCGAAGAAAGCGCCCGCGAAGAAGGCTCCCGCGAAGAAGGCTCCCGCGCGCAAGGGTAAGTTTACCCTCGAGGGTGCGCGGGCCACTACAGGTGACGACGTCGCGTGGGCCCTCGTGGGTTTCATACTCGTGGCGCTTCTGATCCTGATTTAATTTTTTTGTAAACCAGTATTAGGTACGATGTCGCTCGGCGACAGCGTGTTTTTCGCGAGTCAGAGTGAAGAGTACGGCATCAAGATGCCAAAGTTGCCGAAACCAAAGGTTATGTCACCCAAAGATTTTGGCAAGGCTCTTTACAAGTTCAGCGGAGCCCAAGCACTCAAAGAGAGTGGGCAGGCTCTTTCAAAGTGCAAGCCTAAAGACTCCAAGTGTATAGCAAGCAACTTGGGCAACTTGGCGCTTTCCGCATCGAGCTTCGTTCCGGGTGTGGGGGTCGCAGGTCGCGCGGCGTCTGTGGCGAGGATGGCGGCGGTGTCGGCCGTAAAGGCGGGGGCTACGGCAGCTAAGGTGGCAAAGACAGCGGCAGGCGCGGCCAAAGCGAGTAAAGCGGCGGTGGCCGTTTCCAAGGCGGGCAAAGCAGCGGTGGGCGCGGCCAAATCGGGAGCCAAGATGGCTGGTGAGGCGGCCATGAGCGCGGGTGGTGCGGCGGCTGATTTCGCGGGAGATAACGCGGGGGCCCTCGCTGGGGGTGCGGCGCTTTTGGGAGCAGGGGCCCTCGGTGCGGCGGCCATGAGCCGAATGGGTGGAGGAGCAGAGGGGCTGACGGATGCATCGGGTGGGCCTGCAGGGTTCGCCCCAGTAGGTATGCCCGGGTCTCCAGGGATGGCGGGCGCGCCGGGGTACCCGGGCGCGCCAGGAGCGCCGGGGTACCCGGGCGCGCCAGGAGCGCCAGGAGCGCCAGGAGCGCCAGGAGGTAGCGCGTACGCGCCCGTCACCGTCAACACACCCCCGATCAAAATTAACATTCAGATTTCTGGAAAAGATATGGCTGCGTCATCGGGTGCGTTCGGTGACGAAATCATAGGGAAGCCGCCTGGGCGGACCACATTTGTCGCACCGGCGCAGGAGGCGGAGGCGGAGGCCCCGAGTGGCGGTGGCGCCAAGTCGGCCCTCCTTGGTCTCGCAAAGGGTGCGATTTCAAAGAAAATGGCAGGGGGCGAGTCCTTCACTCTGACTGGCGCCCCAATCGAGCCTTCAGTGAACTGGTTCGCTCTTTTGTTTTTCTCGATGTGTATTCTCATCCTGTTCTTTACTTCACGATAGTCGCATTGTACTCGTTCAAAAAGTCAATAGGGAACGTGGTCTGGACCGCGTCCATGGTGACGGGCTTGCCGCCCGTCTTGGCCTGAAACTCGTTGAACACCACGAGGAAATCCTTGAAAAACTCATTGAGTTGTTCAGGTCCCATCTTCGTGATGTCGACCGGCTTGCCCTGGCCAGTCTTGGCGAGCATGAGCATGACGCGCACCCGGTAATCAGCCACATCCTTCTCGGCGTATCCCTCGTTCATACCCCGCATGAAGACCAGAACGTAAAGAACGATCAAGATGATCAGACCAGAAATCACGTATCCATCCATTTACTTAAATGTGCATATTTTTTTCATAAACGTTACGTCCTGTGGAGTCAGCTCTGGGTAGTCCGCCGCCCGAGCAATCACGAGAGGCACGTCATCTATCGATTTGGATCCTATTTTTTTATAAATTGCTTCCAATTTCTTACGCTTCATGCAGTAGTTTTGGAACTTGGTCCAGAGCGATCCCGGTCTGAGTTTTTTGAGCGTCTTTTTGATGATGGCCGCCGGGCTGAATACCGCCTGCACCACGAAGAACTGCATTTGGTCCCAATCCTGGGTCCTGTATATGTGATCATCTATGATATCAGCCGTGCTCATCATGAGGGCCACGTTGGCAATATCGTCCATCGTGAGGTTGGGGGCGTCCGGGTAATTCTCCTGAACTACGGCCCACGAGTACCCGTGCTCGTGCAAGGTGCCGATGGTCGGCCGGACGCCCCGGACTCCCTTCACAAACAGCACGTCCAGGTCGTGCTTGGGTTCCTGGAAGTTGTCCGGTGCGTCCGAGTTGAACTCGAGCGCCTGAAGCACGAAGCGCACCGACCCGTTGGCCCGCCCGATAAGCTCCCGCACCTTTGCCGGGTCGGCATCTGGTTTTTTTGAAAAAATAATTTTTTCAATTTTTTCGGGAGATGGTCGAGGGTACTCTTGGTTGAGTACGGGAAAGTGCAACTTGACGGGGTTCCGTGCCGTGATGAAGAGCTGAGAGCGTGACGGCGGCCCAGTGAGTTCTCGGAGACCCACGAGATCTTCGACCGACTCAAAGTCATCTATGATTACGGGCCGATCGGCACTACGGACACGCTGCATAAAGTCGATCGTTCCCTGCTTCGATCGTAGTATGTCCTCAGTCAACCATATACCTCTAGCTATCTCGACCAGGTGCGTCTTGCCGATTCCAGGGGGTCCCCAGAAGCACACGGCCCCCGCGGAAGCAATCTCCTGCGCAGAACCGGGCACGCTTTTTTGACTCTTTGTTTTAATGAAGCGATCCATCGCACCTGACGAGTCTGATGACTCTCTTACGAAGCAAGTCTTAAATATGATTCTCGAGAATAACGCATTCATGCCCTACATAATAGGTTGGATGGCCTTCAACGTCATCATCTTGGCCCTCGTGATTTATATCTCAATAAGAATTAGCCTAAGACCATGAGTACTCGGGCCGTGCGAGTCGTGCGCGACACCGACGGTCGGCACAAGTTCAAGGCGATCTTTCCAGATGGGCGAACCGTCCACTTTGGTGCCAAGGGCTACTCTGATTATACGATTCACAAAGACCCGACCAGGATGAAACGGTACGTGATCCGTCACCGGAGGCGCGAGAAGTGGGGCCGGTCCGGACAGTACACGCCCGGTTTTTGGTCGCGTTGGCTCTTGTGGTCCAGGCCGAGCATGAGGGGAGCCTTGGCCAAGACGCAACGGGTACTCAGACGGCGCATTATTTTCGGGGCCACTAGTAAATGAGCAACGTAGCAGCAGCGGCTCCCAACCTCAATCGCCCGACCAAGATGTTCTTGGCGTTTTCTCTTGCGGCGATGGCCGGCTATGCCGCCGCCGTGGCCCTCGTGCCGAAGAAGGATCGCAAGGGATTCTCGTTTGGTATGGTGGTCACTGGTCTGATTGTGTCCATCATCGCGGTCATGTACAACGGCGTCCTTCTCGGAAAACAGATGGGCGCGGCCCAATACTTGGCGGCTATGCGCAATAAGATGGGCGCGGCCGCGGTCGCCAAGGTGGGCGGACCGATCACCAATGTGGGGACGACCGCCGCCGTCACCGCCTGATTTTTTCCTGAGGGTACAGTAATAAATGTCGGCCCCCGAGATCCAGACGGCGCCGTCTCTGGGAGAAACAGGTCTCAACGTAAACGCTGCAGCGGTAGTGGTCAATAAGACCGCCAACGATCCCAAGCCCGCCAACGATCCCAAGCCCGCCAACGATCCCAAGCCCGCCAACGATCCCAAGCCCGCCAACGCCAACGCCGCCAAGACGGGTCGCCCCCCCGCGGAGTGGCTCAAGATGGCGGCTGTGATCCTCGTCGAGTCAGCATCCGGTTTCAGCACGGGCTTTACGCTGGCCAGAAACAATGTGGCGGGTGTGACTCTGGCCATCATCGCCATGTCGTTCGTGTACGGTATGGAGTTCTGGATCCGGTACAGTGGCGACGGTCCCGGTTGGCTGTTTTTTGGTGGCTTCGTGGCCCTCATCGCGGCGGGTTTGATTCCGTACCTGTCTATGACGCAGAATATTGGTCCGGTGAAGAATAAGGCGCAGAAATCATCGACCGTCTACCTGCCCACCATCGCCGCCTCGTGGTCGGCCACGGCCCTTCTGTTCGGCCTGCTCTGCGCGTACAGGTCAGGCGGCAAGGTCTTCATGTCCGACGCGATCCAGGGTGTGATCCTGTCCCTTCTGTACGCGGGCGCGTCGTCGGCTCTCGGTTACAGCGTCGGGACGCCGGGCGGCGCCAAGTCGGGCAACACCACGCTGTCTTTGATGGCCTGGGGTGCCCTCGTGCTGTTCGACCTGGCGGGTCTGGCGCGCGGTCCGTAAATAAACAATAGAATCTAAAATTCAACAAATGATCATAGGGCTTGTAGGCCGTTCTCGCGTTGGCAAGGACACGGCCGCGAGCTTTTTTGAGGGGACGCATCAGGTGCGTCGTTTGGCTCAGCCCGTAAAGGACGCTTGTAAAGTTCTTTACGGATGGAGTGACCGAGAGGTGGAGAGCGCCGCCAAAGAGGCCCACGACCCCAAGTGGAACCTGACCCCTCGCATGGCGATGGTCCACCTGACGCATGCGATGCGCCAGTGCAACGGCACGAACTTTTTTACAAAAAGATTTTTCGAAACTTGGGATGGGCAGCCGGTGGTGATTCCGGACGTTAGATTTAACGATGACGTGACTGAAATTCACAGACGAGGAGGAATTACTATCAAGATTACACGTGAGGGATGCCCGGATCATTCGTTCGAGTTTCCAATTGATTTCCTAGGAACAACCTACGAGGTTGCAAACGACGGCACGGTCGAAGAACTCAAGGAGAAGATTGTGAGATGTTTAGAGGGGTGCCACAAGACGCCTGTTGCGACAGGGCCGCGCTCAGATGCCTGAACGCGTCGGGGGTCTTGGTCGCGTCGTAATTCATCGTGCAGCCCGGTGCGATGCCCATGGAGCCCGCCTCGGCAAACGCATCCTGATTGGCTCCAAGGTATAGAAACTGCCACCCGTCCTTTTGGCGCTCGAAAATCAGGTCCTTGATGTGAGCCTTGGTGTACTTATTGCTTGCATTTTCCAGACCGTCCGTCAGAATGATGATTGTCGGTGGGGACTCACCGGACCAGGCCTTGATGGTTCGACCGATGGCGTCCATGAGCGCCGTCGATCCTCGAGGCTTGTATGTCGCTCGGGTCAATGGTTCGATCTCACCGATGGGTCGCTGATTATAAGTAACATTGTACTCGTGATCAAACTGCACGAGGGTCATGGTCCCGCCAAACCCGGCCTGCTCCTTGACGAGCGCGTTGTAGCCCCCGATCGTGTCGTCCCAGCACGGCGCCATGGAGCCTGAGCAGTCGAGGAGGAAGATACGGTCAGCCATTATGGTTTTTTTGATTGTCTCCTTTAGGTGATGTTCCTATCACGTTCACAGACCATGAATTTGCTGCAGGCCGACCAGGACGGGTTCGCGAGCCGTCTAGGGCCCTTGGACCTCATGGCGCGTCACGCCAAGTCGCGTTCGGATTACATTGAAAAAGCAGTAAAAAGTGCCCAGGAATTCACACCCGACGAGAGGGACGCCATCTGGCGTGAGATCCAGCGGGCCGACGAATACCTTGCGGGCACCCGGTATGGTGGCGTCCCGTGGCGGCTCGCCAAGGCGCAGTATGAGGATGGCATGCCACACACCCGAGGCTCCGTCATAGTGGTGCCGGGCGTGGTGGATGCGGCGACCCTTACGCACGAGATGGTCCACGTGGTCCAGAAGACCAGGGGTCCGCGGGTCCCACCTGGTTACAGCCAGTCTAACGCCACATTTCAGAACATTCGGGCCAACCCCGACACTGACGGGCGCGTCTGGTTCAAAGACAACGTGCCGGCCGACGCCTTCTACAAGTCGGCGCGGCCCATGGGCATCTCGGACGTCGTGCAGTACGTCGAACATCCGTTCGAGGCTGAGGCGTACGCCGTCTCAGACGCGTTTCGGCCGAATACGCGCTGGAACGCGTGAGGCGTTGGCGATGCGCCGCCCGTCCATAAAGCGCGCCTTGCGGCCGTATACACGCTGTCCGTACTTGAGGACGACGTAAGAGCCCTTGAGCGTCACGAAAAAGTGCCGCCCTGCACGGTTCTGAAATCTCGTCGGCTGGAGCCTCGTCTGCTCCAGGAGCGCCATCCGGCGCGAGGGCCCCTTCTTCATCAAGAGGGCCTCGCGGCGGGTCTGACCACGATGGATCCCCAGGAGCCCGTCGAGTCTCTTCATATAAAAATCTCAGAAAAAACTACCACTTGATGGTCGGTCCTGGAGTCGGCCCGCCCACCGACTCCTATTACGTCCAAAATCTCTCAGTGCTCAGAAATGTGTATCACGAGTGGACCGAGGCTTTGCCCCATGTCACGCCGTACTACGCAGTCAAGTGCAACCCCGATCAAGAGGTCGTTGCGACGTTGGCCCAACTCGGGTCCAATTTTGACTGTGCGAGTTCGGCGGAAATTCAACAAGTCATTGACTTGGGGGTGGATCCAGAGCGAATTCTATATGCAAATCCGTGCAAACGTTTTCAGGACGTGCTCTTTGCTAAAAACCATGGAATAATGCGAACCACGTTTGATTCAACGTGCGAGCTCAAAAAGATGGCGCGCGCGGGCTGGAGCCCGGAACTTCTTTTGAGAATTCGAGCCGATGATCCAAAGGCTCGGTGCAACCTCGGCGTCAAGTACGGTGCCGAGGAGCACGATTGGGACATTCTGCTGTTCAGTGCCAGGGCTCTCGGCTTCAACGTCGTGGGCGTTTCTTTCCACGTCGGATCCTTTGCCACAACCCCGGGCGTCTTTTCGCTCGGAGTGAGCAAGGCTGAGCGTGCGATTGAATTGGCACGCGAACACGGCTACGCCCCGCACATTATAGATATTGGGGGAGGGTTCAGCGCCTCCCACGGATTGCCAAAAGAACCAATCAAGACGGACTCTTGTACATTGATCGCCGAACCCGGCCGCTTCTTTGCCGAACGGGTCAGCACGCTCTACACGCCAGTCATAGGCACAAAGGGGCACGGGGTCACGATCGACGAGAGTCTGTATGGCGCTTTTAATTGTATTTTGTTTGATCACGCAGCCCCCCAGCCCAAGGCGGTGCTGCGTGACGGGCTCCACGTCACCACGGAAACGGCGCCCATGACGATCTTCGGCTCTACGTGCGACGGTGGAGACATGATCGCCAAGGAGGCCTTTCTCCCCGTGGATATTCAGGAGGGGGACGTGCTCATATGGGAAGACATGGGTGCATATACGAGCGCGGCGACGACTCAGTTTAACGGATTTCCATTCAACAATAGAAAAAAGATTTACATAGAGTAGGAAGATGCCCCGCGTCATCTACATGCCCAACTCGGGTGGCCCTTTCGAAAAACCCAAGGACCCCCCGAATATCCCTCTTCTTGTGGGTGGCGCGACTGGAGGCCTGGCCACGGTCGGCGTTGCCATCAGCGCCAAGAACTGGCTATGGGAAAACAAAGGGAAAATACTTTTGTTCATTTTAATCGTGATAGCAATACTAGTTGCTTTATGGAAGGCTTTCACAGGGGATAAGGGGGAAGAGCCCGAAGAAGAGTAATGGAGGCGTTCGAAATCGCATACGATGATGAGACAAAGCAATGGATCAAGCGCCCGTGCGCCAGCCCGAGAGAGGTGGCCGTAGCGCGTCCGCGGCGTTACTGGACCGCGTGCGCTTTGGCCACCCTATTTATCGCCCCGTGGGTATTTTATATTTGCAAGTATTAAATGTCCAACCCGTGGAAACCACGGAACAACAACACGCGTAACCATGGCGGCCAGCGGGTAGGCTACGTGCCGGTCGGCGCCGCGAACGCCAACAACAATATCATAAAGTTCTACACGCGCGTCGTGTTGAAAAACGGCAAGTGGATGCCGGACCCCACCGCCAAGTTTGGAAACTGGGCCAAGACGCGCAACGGCACGAACTTTGTACGCGTGGCGAACCTGTATGGTGGGTACGTCCCCATCAAGACCGTGCACCGGTGGAGCAATATGAACAACGAGCGCCGGCGCCGCAATAAGGGCGCTCAGTACGATCCGGGCCTGGGCTACAATCAGGCAAACATCGGCAACTAAAGCGATTGGGCGCCAAGTGATTAATGTCGCCCGTCTACCAGCTCTTCACGATCGGCTGGAAGGGTGACGACATCTTCGTCGGGACCTTCTCGACCCTCGACGCGGCCATTGAGCGGGTCGAACAGATGCGCCTGCACCGGCGCACGTGGGTCGAGCTTGACCAGCTCGACGATCCGGTCGACGAGCAGAACATCGTGTGGGAAACTTCGGGCATCATATGAGTTAGAGCCTTTGGACCCTAACAAAACATGGCCACCCTCGTCACCAACGACGGGTGTGAATTCAGCGTCGACCAGGCCTTTGTTGAGGCGTGCTCGACGCTCAAGATGTTTGCAGAGGAGGCGGGCGGTCCCGTCCCCTTGCCAAATGTGGACGCGGCGCTTTTAGAAATAATTATAAAAGGCACGGTCCCCGACTTCGAGGACCCCCGTGAAGTCTTCCCGCTCATGAACGCGCTCGATTTCTTGGGTCACGAGGCCCTACTGGACGAGTGCGCCCGTGCGGTTGCCGAGTCCATCAAGGGGCTTGGGGCCGATGAGATTCGGACCATCTTTGGCCTAGAGAAGCCCGTGCCTAAAGTGTAAATGACAATCTATGTCATCAAGGGTAGCGACGGCTGCAACTTTGTCTACGTCAACACACGTGAAGAGGCTGTCAAGATCTGCACCGATCTACCGGGCCTCTTCACATGGGAGCCTCTCTATCTTTTTAGCGATGAGGATCGTCTTTAAGAATTTTGGGGGCTCGTGGAGTTTATGAAATAAGTGATCGCATTCTTTTATTCAAAAAAGGTTTAACAATGATTACTACGAGTTCTACAATAGGAGAAGGGTTTGTGATTATGATCTTTCTGAGGCGTTCTGAATATTTTGATGATATGAGGTGAGCTAGGCTCGTGGCGACATCAATCTCGAACATGTGTTTGGCAGAAAATCCTTCAGCATCAAAAATCCATATCCAGTCACCCGATATTTGTGAAAGACTGTTGTCGTAGTGGAACAAGATGCCGTCGCGATCCCAATATCTAGTCGCTTCGGCTGGTTTCGTATACATCACGACGGTATCGTCTTCCAAGTTTTCAAGTCGTTTCAGCGAATGACTCGTCGGGTCAAGTGCACACACGGGGCACTCCATTATTTTGTCGCCTACAATATAATGAACGGTATTGTACATCAAACGGTAAACCTAAGTATTTTAGTACAGGCGCTATCAGGGATATATACCACACAGGTCATAAACATACCCGAACCGAAATTACTAGCAGATGTTGTTCGGCTCGAACTTATCGTGACTGCTGTACAATTTACATTCTACGCGGCTCTCATTCGCAATCACTCCATAGAGACGATGGCAGTTGCGCGATATTACGACTGGGCTATCACGACGCCCTTGATGCTCACAAGTCTGTCGTCGTATTTGATTTACAAAAGAGGAGAAATGTCACAGGGTGGAATACTTGACGTTATTAAAAAATATGAATCACAAGTGACACGGATAGTTATATTCAATGCAATCATGCTCCTAGCGGGTTACTTGGGGGAGATTGGGGTTATACCACGTGAATATGCACTGATTATAGGCTCGGTCGCTTTTGTGGCTACATTCCGGATAATATATAAGGAAATGGGCGGGGCCGGAAGTAGTCTTTTCAACATTGTAGCTGTGGTATGGGGATTGTACGCGGTGGCATATATGTTACCGAATGTCCAGAAGAATGTAATGTATAACGGACTAGACCTTATATCCAAAAACTTTTTTGCAATTATACTCACAAACGAAATAAAAAAATATAATATGATATAAATATAATGAAAGAGACGGCTGATCAGGTGATCGAGACGATCGAAGAAGTCACCGAGACGATCGAAGAAGTCATCGAGACGGTCGAAGAAGTCATCGAGACGGTCTCAGTCGAAGTAAAAAAGGCGCATGGTATTCTGTCAAAGCTGCTCGCGTGTTTTAGAGGTGAAGATCGTGTGTAAATTAATGGATGTAAAAACGAAATGGGACATGGTCGTCAATGACCGTGCGTTTCGGCGAAAATTCACAGGCTGTAAAGGCGATTACGACATTTCAAAGTGTCGCAGAATCGTACATCCGAAAGGGACATTATACGTGCCCATCTCGGATGACGAGGGTCATTTCATGGCGTACGAGTTTGTCGGGTCGGCTGTCATACGCGTTTTCGATCCGGCGCACCCGAAAAGCCAGTACAGTGGTCATCTAGACCGCGCCCATATTTCAAAATTATCCGGTCGCCGAGTTGTGGTATGCAAGGACCATCCTCAATGGCACGAAGAGGATACGTTCTGTGCAACGTGGACACTCGCGTGGCTTCGGCCCGACATGCGCCACCTCACGGAACGGAGTGGGTATTAGAGATGAGTGCTGCATTAAATGATAATGGAACAAACGGGCCCACCTTGTAAAAACTATTGGTTATGTAATTCTGATTATGATGATCATCCCGGTGGCACACGCGCCGGGGTGAAAAAACTTTGTTATGGATGTGATGTTGTATTTGGAAAAGAGCTTACACTCGTTTCCTCTGTGGAATGCCCCGTGTGTTTAGACACCAAGACGGGTGTTATTCAGCCTAAATGTAATCACGTAACTTGCATCGAATGTTTCAAAAGAATGCGGCATGGTGATGAAGATTTGGATAATGAACCAAAATTTCCTTATTCTTCTGAAATTGAAGAAGAGTACGACAACCGGGACGATGATGATGACCCAAGATGGGAACTCGACCCTAACATTATAAGGTGGCGAGATGAATGGAACGCGTGGGATGATGCGCGACAGCCAGCGGGTAATTTACTGATTTGCCCCATATGCAGGTCTTAGAGACGTCCCACACTTGAACACTATATGGAACAGATTTTCATAAAATATTGCATAGGCGCATATACTTATGGAACGATGAGAACCATCGCCTACGCACCCCCTCTTAAAAAGGACCAGTACCTGACCGAACGTGTTGGGTGCATATTGGTTCATGCACTTTCATCACCATTTATGGCTCCAGGGTATCTTTTCAAGGATCTCAGGAACCTCGAACACCGCGTGCGCAAGATGCCCGGACCCATCGACCGGAGTCCATGGTCTTAGAGACGGCGAGCGTGTGAAGTGTAATGAACGAAGGACAGCAAAGTGTCCTTGAAAAGGTCCGGTCCGGTTTGAATGTCTGCATCACGGGTGGAGCTGGCGTTGGAAAGAGCTTCCTCATCGGTGAGATTTCCAGCGCTCTTCGAGAAACGAGGCACTTGGCCGTCACGGCCATGACAGGTTCAGCCGCACTCCTCATCAGGGGCACGACCCTTCACAGGCGTTTGTCACTCCGTCTCGCCAAGGGTTCCGCCTCTGAAATCGCCCACAACATCTCTAAATATCGCAGGTTCACCGCCTACTATGACATTTTGGAACTGGACCTACTTATCATAGATGAGTGCTCTATGCTCAACGACATCCTGTTCGACAAGGTTTCACGTGTGCTTCAAATTTTAAGGGGAAATTCAAAACCGTTCGGCGGTGTCCAAGTGGCTCTTGTCGGTGACTTGTATCAGCTCCCACCTGTGGAGGGTCAGTACTGTTTCCATTCACCCCTTTGGACCAAGTGTCATTTTCAAATTTGCGAACTTACACAAAACATGCGCCAGAAGGATGACGAGCCGTTCATGGAGATGCTCAAGCGGCTCAGGTTGGGCCGGTGCTCTCGCGAGGACCTGGGCGTTTTGCGCTCACTCAAGGAGACGCAATTTCCAGAAGGAATTGAGCCCACCAAGCTGTACTGTAAAAACGTAGACGTAGATCGTATCAACTCCGATGCGCTACAAAAGATCGGCGGTCAACTCTTCACGTATCCGACCAAGTACACAGGGTCTTCTGAAGCGTCAGTACAGTACGCGAAGGCGTCAAACGTCCCAGAACACGTGACGGTGTGTATGGGTGCGCAAGTGATGGTCACGTACAACTACCTTCCGGCGGCGGGACTCGTGAACGGGACGCGAGGGGTCGTGACCGCCCTTGATCAAAAGACCGTCACGATCCGCCTTTTGGACGGGCGGGAAGAGATAATCCCGTATATCAAAATCGAACAAGATGATGACCCTGATGTAGGGCTCGATTTCATTCCCCTCAAATTAGCCTGGGCCGTGACTATCCACAAGTCACAGGGAATGACTCTGGACGCGATCGAGATTGACATCGGTTCAAACATCTTTACGGTTGGACAGGCGTACACGGCCTTGAGCCGCGCTCGCAGCCTCAAGTCGGTTCGCGTGGTTGACGTGGCTGCTCGCTCATTTTGTACGAGTCGGGACGTCATTGAGTTTTTTGGAAAGGAGTTAGAGACTTCAACCTCTTGAACACTAAATGAGCATGTCGGCCCTCTGCAAGGTTTGTCTGTACTACAACCACGGTGACAAGACGTGTGTGCGCTCGATCGTGGCCGTGAGCCAGGGCAAGATTCATCACAATTACGCCAAGTTTGTGCGTCTCGACAAGAACCAGTGCGGCCCACAGGGCAAGTGGTACATGGAGGTCATGGGCTCGGATGGCCTCTCGAAGAAGTCGCCAATCGAGGAGCTCTTCGAGTCGTTTGACCTTTAGAGACGAGAACCTCGTGAAATTAAATGATATTCACCTGGCTAAATGACGATGAACTTCGCGAGATCGGCTGGTCCGAGGATCACATACGCACGGGCCTCGTTGCCCAGGTGGCGGCGTTCTTTTTCGTGAAGGACGAGGGTGACGTGTACAATGTCCGGCGGCACTTTATGCGAGGAACCCACGACTGTGAAGAGAACGTCACGTTCCGTGGCGAGGAATGGGCGGCTCTCATCACGACCTGGATTTAAAGCAGTACGGCCTTGTAAACATAAGATGAACCTCATCGAACGCGTGGCCCATTGGGCCGATATAGACACGCGCCGAGCACTCGGCATCCCTCCAGGGAAGCTTCCCAAGTCCAATTTCACCCACCGGCCCATCGCCCCCACGACCTTCAGATACTTTGCGGCTCTCAAAAAGCTTCTGTACCTCAACTTTGACGAGTCATACGACGTGTTCACGTGGGAGGTTTACGCGGACATCGAGCCGGTGGCGGGTGGCGAGGCGTGGTTCCATGGACCGAACGGGTCACACAGGGGCGTGTGGCGCGGTCTCGATCGATTCATGGAATTTGACAAGAAAGGGGGTAACTTCGAGTTCCACTTTGCGGGCGAACCGGAAATAATCTCGAACTAAAGTATGACGCCTCCTCGTCATGTTGTCATGTACATCCCACCGGGTGCGGGGTTCACCAAGGCGAACCTGAAGGAACTCGAGCGCATCGCTCGATGGATGAAGGATGCCCAAAGCATGGGTCTGAACATTTCAGAGCCTAGACAGGCGGCCAATACTATCATGAGACGCATAAAGGCGAATGGCGGCTACCCAAACGTCGCGACTATGCAGAAGGCCATGATGCCGTACCTCGTGAAGTTCCGCAAACTGAACAAGGCTCTCACGCGCGGTAAAAACAACAACAACAACAACAGGAACCTCGTTACTGAGAGACGCGACGCCATGTACCGCCGCGTCCAGAATGCGGCTGGAAAGTTCAAGGCGCTCCGTAACGTCGCGGCGCTGCGTCGCCCCCCGAGCCCCGGTTCACGTCGCATGGTAAGCCAGCACAACGTCGGTATGATGGCCTCTTTGATGCGTCCATACATGCTTGCCGGTTCCACTCCCGTCACGATGACCTACAACCGGTTCATGGCCGGTCCTCCTCGGCCACGCGTCCCACGCACACCGAAACGCAAGTCCCCGAGCCCTAACCGCGCTGCGACGGTTACCCGTTCCGGCCGCCGGTCCGTGAAGCCCCGCAACTAGAAAACGTGTCGTGTGAGCCTCAGGAGCTTCCCGCACACGTCTAAAATTACCCAAAACTGACATGGCCTGCACCCTCGCCAAGTTTGCCTCTATTCCCATCAAGTATGCGCCTAAGCGCAAGTTTATTGAATTCGCCGCGCCTCAGTGGAAGAACAAGCTCGGCGAATTCAGTGATCCGGATGTCCTGAGTTGGATTAACACCCTTTATCAGGACAAGGCGTTCCCTACACAAAAAGACTTTAACAAGGCCTATGACGCTGCATCAGCCGCGGGCCTCATGCCTTGCGCGGGTGTCTCGTGGCGCAACAAGACCATGGTCCTGAACAAGGATGACGTAGACAATTTTGAGGAAGAATTCAAGGGTGGGGCTTTTGAAGGTTCGCAGACCGCCGCACAGAAGACGCTGGCGAAGATGCGGGCCGCTTTGGAGACGGGCGAGAAGGTGATCTTTGTATATTGAACCGCAAATTTCTCCCTATACCTATGGGTCTGAACCCCATTTTGTTATAAAATGCACGGGCCTCCGGCACCGACTCGAGAGTCACAGTCTTTAGGGCCCGTTGGCGTGCATTGTTGATTATACGCTCCATGAGTACCCGGCCTATTCCCCTTCCCTTATTCGTGCCTATGAGGCGGATGCGGACGTCACCTTTTAGGTTTCTGTGATTCTTGTTTATCAGAGCAAAGCCCACCAACTGACCACTCGTGTTCGTCACGGTGTAATGTCTGTTGCTGAATTTGTACGCCTCCCTGAACCAGTTCCTATTGATGGTTTCACGCACGAGTCCACGGGCGTTCTTCCGTAGGCTCTTGTTTAGGAGTTTGTTGGGACCCAATACGGCCAAGTTGTTCATTTCCCTACATTTAGCCGAGAAAGTTTTCGAAGTATATTAACGGCTTGATTTTCAGGAAGGGTCAGAATGGCGTTCCTCTGTGCATTGGTGAGTTTCAAATTCAGGTTGGCCAGTGTTTTATGGATGCTTATGCGCCCGCTTGGTGTCCGGCTCCACGTGATTCGTGAATTATTCGGAGAAGCGGTCGAGTGTTTGAATCCTCCCATGATTCCAAGGGCGGCCTCGCGCGCAAGCGTCGCAGGGGACCGCAGTTGGGCCGTCTTCTGGGGGCTCGTTTTGGGCGGGCTTTTTCTACGCGGTGGGGAGGTCGGCCCACCCCTCGGATCCAACTGAAACTGCGCGAAATTCGCAAGGGCGCGAGCCTTCTCCTTTTCCAGACCCTTTTCACGAAACGCACGGAGAAGAGGGCTCGCCCGGCGGCGGAATTGTGAACGCAGCTGTCGGGCCGCGAGTTCTTCACGGATGGCCTGTTTGTACGTCCCACCACGCCTCCCGTCTAACCCCCATAGCTCGGCGTATATCGCCTGATGACGGGTCATCAGCGCGTTGCGGCGGGGGTCGTTGTTGGCGAGGGCTCTCCACTGTTGAGCTATATTTCTCTGATTCTTTTCGAGCTTTTCTATTTTGTGAAGGGTACTGATGATGTTTCTCCGGCGCGTAGGACTCATCGGGGGCTGAGCCCGGCCCGTTCCAAAGTTCAAACGACGCACGGCACTCATGAGTTGGTACTATATAGGTGGAATTTCTTTTCGAGGTTGAGCATCCGGGTCACACGCGCCTTGGCCCGACGCAAGCGGTCGCACTCCTCGGCCGCCTCCTCCATCTCGAGCTCGATGCGTAGAGGCGCGATGAGCTGGCGGAGCTCGTCTGCACGGGTCTTGGCGGCCCGGACCTTGGGTGGGTTCTTCTTGTAGTCGGTCCAGGCCTTCTTGCACTCCTTGTGCTGCTCGAGGTAACACTCCATCTCACCCTTGTTGAGCTCGAGGTCGCACTCGAATTCAGCCATGGACGCCTCGTGTGCCACGAGCTTCTCCGCGTCACTCAGCCGGCCGTAATTGCAAAGCGCTGCGCCGATGTGCTCGTCGCACGCCTGATGGAGCCCCGCCGCCGTCCCGGGAAACTCATCACGGACCATGTCGAGCTCGCGGTGCGCCTCACCCTCAAAGTAGTCGAGGACCGACTGACGCGCCGAGGGCCACGGTGGGTAGTCCTCATAGTCGTCCTTGCGAGCGCGCCACTTGCACCCGTCTGCGCAGTACACGTAGCCGTTGGCGTCGAGAGCGAAGCACACGCCCCAGCCCATTGAGTAGATATCGTCGCGTCTCTTTAGCTTAGACATTAACCTCGTGATAAATCATATGTACGAGATCCTCCCCGGTCTGTACTTGGCGTCCTTCAACGACGTCAGACAGAGGGGAGCGGAAGCCCAAGAGTACTTTATAATCAACTGTTCACGGGACTTGCCGATGCTCAGCCCCACCGGAGTCCGTCTGGCAATCGACGACGCGCCCCAAGAGAATGAGCGGATGCTCGGCTTTTTCCCACGTGCGACTCAGCTCATCCGCCGCAAGCTCCGCGAGGGAGACGAGGTCATCGTCCACTGTTGGGCCGGGCAGCAGCGCAGTGCGGCCGTCATGGCCGCGTACCTCATGAAGTACGCGCACATGTCAAAGGATCACGCCATGAGATTCATACGACGCCAGAAGCCGGACGCGTTCTCATGGGGCGCGACGTTCGACCCGGCCCTCGAGGACTGGGAGAATAATATGGTCTAAAATTAATGACCAAGTGGCCCACCCGATACTTTGCGGGGCTGAGCCCGGCCATGAAGCGTCAGCGCGAGAAGGAGCTCTTGAAGCGCAGACGCACGGGCTCTTTCAAGTTGGGCCCGAGTAACGCGGCCGCCAAGCCCCGTCGGTCCCGGTGGACCGGCCTCTTTCACAAGGTTTACCCGGGTCTCAAGTTTAATAAAAATTTAATTTCAAAAAAAACAGGAATACCCAAAAATAACTTGAACACCGTCTATGACCGGGGGCGGCGCGCGTGGCAGACGGGTGGGTCCCGTCCGGGCGTGACGGCTGATCAATGGGCAATTTCTAGAACATACAAGTATATTTTAGTAACCAAGGGAAAGGCTCCCAAGGCCTGGTACGCAAAGCGTCCCGACCCTAACCAGAACCTACGTAGCCGCGCGCGGTCTTGACGCGTCTGGCTGAGCGCAGGGGTGAGGGTGAGCGCCCACGCTTCACCCTAAAGTTGGCGACCGGCACCCATCGCAGGTTGTTGAGCTCGCGCAGAACCCCAGCCATCAAGGCCTGCCCCCTACGCGCACGCGCCGCCGCGAATTTATTGCTCGCGCGGGCCAGAGCCGCCCTTTGCGCGTTTCTACGGTTGCCGGTGGCCCGCGCCTGTCGACGCGCATGCGTCTTGCGGGCGACGCTACGAGCACGCTCCAGTGCGTTGTTCACGTTGGCGTTCCCGTGCACATTCTTCAGGTTTCTAATCTTGTTGTTGATTTCGACCAGGCGCCACTGCCCCTCGTTATTACGTGACGCAATCTCTTCCCGCGCTATATTCAGGGCATTTTCCATGAGTGACGGCATGTTGATATAATATTCTCTACATAAATTAAATGCCCAATAAAGGCAACTATATGAACCTTGCGTTCGCAGCGGCTCAGCACGCTAACAATATCTATCAGCTACAGACCCGTCTGAATAACGCGTCGCCGGCCCAGGCGGAGAGCGTCATCAGATACTGGGGCGGGAAGATTGCGCGAGACTCGAACAATATCAATAGACGGGCGGAGCGTTTGGGACTCGCGGTGAACAGATATCGCAAGGGAACGCGTGAATATTACACCACGCTCGTCAACCTCGCGATGAACAAGACGCGCAATTAGATGTGCGTCTCGAGGTACCTCAGGGCCCCGTGCGTATCCTTGCGGGCCAGGAGCTCCTTGAGCCGGTTCATCTGGGCCATGAACTGCTTCGCTCCCACAGACTTTAGGTAGTTGTGCCAATAAGCCTCGGCCCAACTGACTTGCGCATTGTAAGCGACGGCATTAAACTTGACGTCGCTTGCAATCCGGACCGCCTTGCGGGCGTTGCGAAGGTATTCACGCTGGATAGAGGCGTTCATTTTTGGTGGTGGGGTCATGAGGTACCGGGACCCTCACGGACCCACAACGTGCTTTTCACGAGTCCTCCTTGCGTCCCAAAAAATATTCATCGAGTTCCCGGACGAGACGAAGGCCCGGGCGCGTTAGGGCCACTTGCCCTTCACTTGTCATGCGCACGTCCTTGAACGGATCAAAATTGTTCCGTGTGAGAATTTCCCAACGTTCCTTGTACCGCCGGTTCTCAAACGAGCCGTGCCAGTGGTGCAGGATGGTCCCAGGGACCCACGAGATGCGCAGACCCGTGCACATCCTTTGGTACTCTTCTAAAAGAGCCTTGTAGTTTGTGTGTATATTTCCAGGGGCGCTTTGAAGCGCGCGCCCGGCCAACGCCATGGCCATGTGCCGATCACCAGATCCTAGGATCGCCCAATCGATGAGTCCATCCATCTGGGTCCAGGCCTGCTTCGTGCATGCCCACGCGTACCCCGGGTGCCAATGCCCGTACCGGTCGTTCGGGACCCACGGCGTCCCGCTCGCCTTGTGCATATAGGCGAAAGATTTGTCAATTTTTAGAGCTTCGCAATTCGGGCCGAAATTGACCGCCGTCTGCCACATCTGCACGACGTCCGCCGACGTGCCGAGCGCCTTGATCGTGTCTCTGACCCAGTTGGCGTTCAGGAACGTGAGGTCGGCATCGACCCACGCCACATATTGCCAATCCGTGGGCAGTTGGTTAACCGCCAGGTTGATGAGGTTCTCCTTGAGCCATACTCTGTTCTGTGTGGGAAACTTCAGGTGGCGCCAAACTGGCAGGCGGCAGGGAAGGGGGCACGGCCCGACTGCCTCGCTCACGACCACCCGGATGCCGCACCTCCACTTGAGCCAATCTACAAATTTTATAAAAAGTTCTCGGCGGCGCTTGAACCCACAAAAGTTGAAGTAGGGGAGGACCACGTAGAGGATGGGCCTGGGCTTGAAGAGGCAGGGGCCCATCTACTTATTGCCAATTATTAATTTCATATTCGGCTGTGTTGGCCATGAGGCACACCTCCCAGATCGAGCCGACGGTCGGGCACCAATCCACTGGGTCGGCCCGTCCCGGATTGAAGTGGACCGGGTGCCAGTTTGGCAGCCACCGGGCCGTCGTCAGGTTTGTGAGCGAGTCGTCAACGAATATGTGCGTATGGTGTTTGGCAAAATTCGTGTATGCGGTCGCCTCGGGCTTGATCGGCGACTCTACTATGTTACTACCCGGGCACACCACGTAAACCTGATCACTTATGGCATGTGCCACCTCACCTGCCCACTCGATAGGCGAGTTTGTGAATAGGGTCACACGCCACCCATTCTTGGTCAGCTCGTGAATATCTTTGGCCTCTCGCTGAAACCGTGTGCTGCTCAGCACCTCCCACAGGCGGTCGAGTACAGGCCGGTCATACACCTCCCTGTTGAAATCGCTCGTGTCGATTCCGAAGCTGTTTTGTAGGCCCCGGGCCGTGTGACCCGCAGTGGAGTACAGGAGCTTGTTCGTATAGGCTGGATCCTTGAAGTCCGGAAGCTTCTTGGCCACGTAGCGAACACAATTGTGGCGGACGTGGGCGAGCAGGCGGCGGTCACGGATGAGGACGCCGTCGATGTCGAGCACGAGGGACTTGAACGCCATTTTCAATTTTAAGGGGGCGTCCTTTTAAAGCCGATGCGTGCTAAAAAACCAGTATGGCCCTCAATGTCACCAAGTTGGTTCCTCATGCAACTCTCCCTGCGCGCGCCACACCTGGTGCCGTTGGCTACGATCTCTTCAGTATTGACAACTACGTTGTGCTACCGGGCCGCCGGGTCGTCGTCTCGACCGGCATCTCCGTCTCTCTCCCCCCAGGATGCTACGGACGTATTGCACCTCGTTCTGGACTGGCCGTGAAGCACGGACTCGATACCCTCGCGGGCGTCATAGACCCGGACTATACCGGCGAGGTCAAGGTGGTCCTCCAGAACTTGGACCCGACCCAACCGTTCGTGATTCGACCGGGGTACCGGATCGCCCAACTGATCCTTGAACAGTGCGTCACGCCCGAGGTTATCGAGGTGCCCAGTGAGTGCACCGCGCTCACGGGCCGAGGGGGCTCCGCTGCCGAGGCTGCTCGCCGAGGGGCCGCCGGTTTCGGTTCGACGGGCCTCAACTGATAAACACTAGAGGGTCTAAAAAGTCATGTACATTGCGTGTTGGGCAGGTGCCCTAAGCATAGTCAATAATTGTACGTGCTGTGCGGAGCGCAGGATGCTCTCGCGTCTGCGAGAAATCTCGCGGCGTCGTGGGAATTCTCCTGCCCAATTCTCAACATGGACCTATCGCAAGTACGGTGAGATTGTCGTCACGCGGCTCCGGAGGGACGGACAACCGGGCACGTCCCTCCCGTGCATACTGTGCCGCAAGGCCCTCGACCGGATCCAAATCCCGTGGCGGGCACACGTGGGGGCCGTGTGGTTTTCCAGTAGGGACGACTGTGTGCCCGACTCCAAACTCACCCAGAAACAAAAATCTAATTTTTCTCGAACTTCAGAAACTTTAAACAAAATTTAACAATTGTTTTTTTTCAAGAAAAGTTGGGAGGTGAGAACCCAAGGGGGTCTTAAGAAAAAAGAAGGAAGTCGTCCTTAAAAACTTCAGCCCTATTCTCAGTACGAATGAAGTGCATGATCGATTGGTGTCAGGAAGAGTCCGACTCGTGCTTCGGAGACAGGTGCCCGGACCACTTTCGTGAATGGCTCGCCACTCTCAGCCCGGTGGAAAAGACCAGGGCTCTCGGTCCCGAGCTTGGCCTTCCCATGGTCATCCACGACCTCCAGGCCGCGGAGGCTTCGGGGAAATTTATTTTCTTGGAACGTCCTAATGGAGACGTGTCCCAAATGTGCCAAGGTCTTTCAGCACAAGTACCCGTCCAAGGCCAAGGAAAAACTCGGAGCACACTTGGCCCGAAAAAATCCATGTGATAGTGGAGTGTACGTCATCGAACGCAAACCAAAGGATGATAAGCCCATACACGATATCGGGGCCCTCGATGCTTCGAGTGTCGCTCTAGATGACTATGTTGTGTTTACTCACGTCATATCACGGGTGTTCGATATTATGAACACGTCTCGACCCTTTGCCTGTTTACCGAACATTGACGTGAATCACGTTTGGTATGTGTTCCAGGGAGGCCTTCGCCGCGCACCTCTCCAAGCGTTCGTGGATGTGTGGATCCGTCTCGTGTTTCTGCCCAAGTGCCGACCCCGCCTCGCGAATACATGGCCCCGATGGAACAGTTACTTTGACTTTGTTGAAAAGAATACAGGGTTTTACATGATGGATCGTCCGACCCTCGTGAGCTGGCGCCTATGGAAAAGATCCGAACTCTACAGGCGAACATGCGAGGCCATCCGCGGCCACTTGAGTCGACCGTCACGGTCCCAGAGAATCGACATGCGTCTGAAATTGTGCGAGTTTCCAGAAGGGTCTGGTGAGTTGGTGATGGAAAAAATAATCCAAACCTAATATAAATGTTCGTCTGCCCGAAGAAGATCCTGATGGCTCTGCTCTTCATGCTGCTGGCGGCCCCCGTGGCCTTCCAGGCGGTCCGCGCCGTGCTGGGTGGCTGGATCGCCACGGCCGAGGGTCTGCCCAAGGTGGGAGGCCTGGCCGTGCATGCCCTGGTCTTTATGGTGCTGAGCACCCTGATCTGGCGCTACGTGCCGATCGGCCGTGCGTCGATGTTTGAGGGTGAAGATGAGTTTGGCCCACGCCGCCGCCGCAGCCGCTACGAGGACGAGGAGGCGGGCGCCGCTCCCACTGTCGTGGACATGCCACCCGGATTTTAAGCTGCTCCAATAATATGGCGGGTGGCATCTTTCCAGGAGCTCCTTTCACGTTCAACATCAAGTGCGTGATTTTCTCAGTGGCGCTTGCGGGTGGCTATTGGTTCGCCCCCGCCAAGAACTATTTTGTTCTTTTCTTTTTGCTTTGGTTCCCGTACCTAGCCATGGCGTGGTACGACTATATGTACGATTGCCGCGACAAGCTCGGTCCGACCATCGTACCCTTTGGCCGGTACATATGGCTGCCGTTCAAGCCGCAGCAGTACCAGGCTGATTTTAACAAAATGTCCGAGAGTCAGATTGGGGCCATGTCCCGGGTCGATCACCTGGTTGGATGGACCATAGTACTCTTGGTCCTGGCTTATAGTTTCAAGACTCTCTATAAATAGATGAAAAAGGTGGTCTTCCAGGCGGTTGCCTGGGAGGGCCACGATACTGAAGACGACAAGTACGTCGTGAGGGCCTATGGACGCACGGCTGACGGGAGATCCGTCGCCGCATCCACATTCTTCGAGCCGTACTTTTTCGCCAAGACTGGCTACCGGACCCCAGAGGTTCGTCACGCGCGCATAGAGACGGTCCTGGCCAAGGATCTCTGGGGCTTTCAAAATGGTGAAAAGTCTAGATTTTACAAGTTTACTTTCAAGACGCACAAGGCTCTACGTAGCGCAGCGTGGGTGCTCGAGCGCGATCACTGGCGCGTCTATGAGGCGAACATAGACCCGGTCCTGCGCTTCATGCACGTCTCGGGCTGCACGAGCACTGGCTGGATAGAGGTCGAGCACGACGCCGAGGAGATGGACACCCGCTGTGACCTCAATATCCAGACTGAAAAGTTCGTTCCCGTGACCGATCGTGACGGGATCGCCCCTCTCAAGATCATGTCCTTTGACCTGGAGTGTTACTCGAGTACCGGAGCCTTCCCCAACCCGACCAACGCCGGTGACGTCGTATTTCAGATTGGCATGACGACCGGCTCGTTCGGCTCGAGCGCCCCCCTCGAACGCAAGTGCCTGTGTCTGAAGCAGACGGACGGGGCTGACTGTGAAAGCTTTGGGTCGGAGCGGGAACTCATCGAGCGCTTCGGTGAGTACCTCGCCGAGACGGACCCGGATATCATCACCGGCTGGAACATCTTCGGGTTCGATCTCGAATACCTGTACAAGCGCGCGACGCGCAACGGCGTCGAGACGCTCTGGGGCCGCAGGTCTGACGTGCCGTCCGAGCTCGTCATCAAGAATCTCTCGAGCAGCGCCCTCGGTAACAACGAGCTGAAGATGGTGCCGATGATTGGCCGGTACGTATTCGACCTCTTCCAGGACATTAAGCGCGAGCACAAGCTCGAATCATACTCGCTGAACAACGTGTCCAAGCACTTTCTGAACGATCAGAAGAATGATATGCCGGTCAAGGAGATTTTCAGCCGTTTTGCAGAGGGTGACCCGGCACGCCTCGGTGAGGTTGCCGCGTACTGTCTGAAGGACACGGAGTTGCCGCACGCCATCATGGCCAAGGTTTGCCAGATACAGAACCTCGTTGAGATGGCCAAGGCGTGCTGGGTCCCTTTGGCATTTCTGAGTGAGCGCGGTCAGCAGATCAAGGTGTTTAGCCAGATGGCCTACAAGGCCCGACAGCTCGGGTTCCTGATCCCGACATTCAGGCGGCAGGGACCGAGCGCCGACGACAAGTACGAGGGTGCGACCGTCCTGGACGCACAGACGGGTGCGTATTACGGCCCCATCACGGCCCTCGACTTTGCGAGCCTGTATCCGAGCATCATGGTCGCTCACAACCTGTGCTATTCGACGCTCGTCATGGACCCAAAGTACGACAACCTTCCCGGCGTCGAGTACGAGACGTTCGGGCCCCACAAGTTTGCGCAGGGCGTCTGCTCGCTCCTGCCTACGATTCTTACGGACCTCAAGGCGTACCGTAAAAAGGCCAAGAAACTCATGGCCGCGGCCGAGGGGACGCCCATGGAGGCTGTTTACAACGGTCAGCAGCTCGCCTACAAGATCAGTATGAACTCGATCTACGGGTTCACGGGCGCGTCAAAGGGTATGCTCCCATGCGTCCCGATCGCGTCGACCGTGACCATGCGGGGTCGTCAGATGATCGAAGAGACGAAGAATTACGTCGAGGCGAACTTTCCGGGGGCCAAGGTGCGGTACGGGGACTCGGTCATGCCCGGGACCCCCGTACTTGTGCGCATGGGCGACACTGTGAGCGTCCGTACGATAGAGTCTCTTGGTTCGGACTGGTCCGAGTACCCAGGATTTCTCAAACAGGGCACAGACAAGCAAGAGACGAGCATGTCAGGGGTGGAGGCATGGACGCATCAGGGCTGGAAGCCTCTCAAGCGTGTAATTCGTCATAAATGTATCAAAAAGATATACCGGGTACTGACACATACAGGACTCGTGGACGTCACCGAGGACCATTCGCTCCTTGGGCCGGACTTGGCGCTTCTAAAACCAGGCGAGGTTCAGGTTGGTCAAAAACTGTTCCACTCGTTCCCGGAACTCCCGGTTCCAGCTACCACGTCATCGTACGATCAAGCTTTCGTCCATGGGGTGTTTGTAGGTGATGGGTCGTGTGGGGAGTACGATTGCCCATCTGGTCGCAAGGCTACGTGGGCTATCAACAATGCCGACATGGGCCTACTCGAAAAATGCCGGACGATGTGCAAGGCTTTGCACCCGGAATACGATTTCGTCATCATGGACACTCTAGAGAGTTCGGGTGTCTACAAATTGTCCCCGAGGGGCGGGTCTGTCATAGACCTCGTCCGCACGTATCGCGACTCGTGCTACGACGACCAGGCGAAGAAGGTGCCGCTGAGCGCCTTTGGCAATCCTGCAGCGTTCCTCGACGGCTTGTGGGCGTCCGACGGGTGTCGCAAGGACAGTGAGAGGGGATGCCACCGAATCGACACAAAGAATCAGGTATCTGCGCAGTGGTACCACATGCTCCTGAAAAGTATGGGCTACAAAGTTTCACTGAACACTCGGGCCGACAAATCTAACGTGTTCCGCCTGACGTGGACCGAGTCTTCGTTCCGAAAGGATCCGGTCGCTATCAAAAAGATCGTCGTCCTACACGAATCGTGGGACGGCTTCGTCTATGATCTCGAAACCGAAGCCGGTACATTTCAGGCTGGCGTCGGGTGCATGGTCGTCAAGAATACAGACTCGGTGATGGTCGAGTTTGACGTGCAGGGTCGCAAGGGTCAGGAGGCGATCGAGTACTCGTGGGCCCAGGGTGAGTTGGCGGCCGAGGCGTGCACGAAGCTCTTCAAGGCTCCGAACGACCTGGAGCTTGAGAAGGTCTATTGCCCGTACTTTTTGTACTCGAAAAAGCGCTACGCGGCGAAGATGTACGAGAAGAACAAGGCCGGAGCCATCGCCTTCAAGAAGATTGACATCAAGGGGCTGCAGGTGGTCCGGCGTGACAGCTGTCCGTACGTCCGCGAGACTCTCAAGAGCCTGCTTGGAATGATCCTCGACTCCGACGATCCACGGCCAGTCATACAGTTTGCACGCGAGGCGTCGGCTGACCTCGTGGCGGGCAAGATTCCCATGGAGAAGCTCATGATGAGCAAGCAGCTCGCCAGTGAATACAAGGTGGCGATGCCTCACGTGGCGGTCCGTGACAAGATCAAGGCGCGCTCACCCGGCTCGGAGCCACAGCAGGGTGATCGCGTCCCTTTTGTGGTGGCTCTGATGCCCAGAAACGGTAAGCTCACAGAAAAGGCGGAGGATCCCACGTGGGTCAGGGAGCAGGGCGTCCCTCTCGACTACCAGTACTATTTCACGAACCAGCTCAAAAAGCCCGTGTGTGATCTCTTGGAGCCTCTGGTCGGTTCGGACCCCGAAAGGACGATCTTTGCGGCGGCCACAGCCGGGAACAAAAAGGGCACATTCGATCCCAAGATGCGCACGCTCGATGCGTATTTTAAGAAGCCCATCGCCAAGTAATCAAGGCGCCACCACATGGAGCAACAGATCATGGCCATTCTCGAGAATGAGGTCAATAGGCGCGTGAGCGAGCGTCTGAGCAACGTCGTGCAGCACGTGTCCCGAACGTACCGGCTACCATTTGAAAAGCTCATGAAGGATGTGGCTTGTATGGAGGTCAAGACGGACCAATGTCTGGGCCTGGTGGGCAAGGGCACGCGGTGTACACGTCACGCGCGGATAGACGGGTACTGCAAGATGCATCAGGATCAAAAGCCGGTCATCGCGATGCGCCCCCTCGAGGCCGACGTTCCACAGGGCCCGCAGCACACGCACACCCTCCCGCCCATGTACTTGGCAGGATGCCCTGCGTGTGAAAAGGTCAAGACAGTTAAACATTTAGAGTTCTTCTAAATTAATGAGCAAGTCGGACTTGTTGCTCGAGTCCCTCACGCGCTTCTACGAGGACCCGGTCAACGCCCGACGGCTGCACGACATCCTCACGACTAAAAGTCAAGGTATTTCTTTGCGTAATTTGGAGTGGTTCATCACCAATTACGCCAAGAATAGACACGTCACGTACACGACTCCGGCCGGGCGTGCGTTCACCGTACACGTGGCCTACAAGTCGAGTCTCGACGGATACTCGAAAAAGCTCTTTGATCCCTTTTGTCGGACCGAGCGCATACAATTTCAGGGTCTGACGACGACCGTCGCCCAGCTCAACTTCATCAAGTGGTGCCTGACCAATGGAATCATAGACTACATGACTACAAATAAGCCATACGAGCAAAGCCACCCTGGAACTCCAGAACCGAGTATCCATAATAGAACAGATACAGCGCGTACTGTGTGATGGTCGCCGCAAGCTCTGGCAAAAACTTGAGCGTCAGGTTTGACGTTTGAGAATTCAACTTTGAAAAATCAATGTAACCACCCTGGTTGTATTCAGTCACATTTAGACCGAATGAATACAGATAGATATTCTTTTGGGGCACGGACAGACCGTGCTCCATGGGCTGAATGAACGAGCAATACGTGCCGTTGGCGAACGTGTCAAGGATGTCGACGTTATTCATGGTAATCTTCACGGTCTCGATCGAGTCAATGTACTGAGCCTGACCAGTCGGGAAGGACAGGGGAACTGCAGCCGTGATGTACTGTGACGCGTACCCGTACAGATAACGCACGTCGTAAAAGTTGGAATTTTGGGTCCCTTCATAATTTTTGTTGCGGATGAACCAAGCCAAGAGCTGCACGGGGAAGTTGGCGGTGAGCGTGGCTGTCACAGCCCCCTGATTGTACTCGGCCGTGGACTCTTTCTTTATTGTCGGAACGATGTAGCGCAGGGGCTGGTTGCGATAGTACAGGCGCTCGGCATCCGTGAGACGCACGGACTCTAGGACGATGTACGGATTGATGAGGTCAATGGTGCCCGGTGCGTTTGTGAACCAGGTCTGCGGCCTGAACGTGAAACGGATGTAAATCTTCTGGGCCCACATGGCGCATACTGGAAAGTAGGGGCGGCGGAGCCTCTCACGCGCCTTGTTCTCGTGACTGTGCCGGCGACAAAAGAAGAATTCCAGCGGGATGAGGAGGTTGAGGGGGGTTGAGGGTGTCAGGTTCTGATTCGCCTGGCCGCCATTCACGAGGTTCAGCATCCCGACCTGCTCGTCATAGTCGAGGAATGTCTGATCTCTGATCACGAGCCAATCATCATATATGGTTTCTATGACAGTCTCGTTTACGATAAACTCCACCTTTTCAATGAGGGCCCGGCCAATCTGGTTCGTGTAGGCAGATCCCGCGCTCAGGGCTGGTAGGGTCACCTGCAGGTGCATGTTTGAAAAGAGATCGCCGAGTTCTGTTGGTCGGAGTTCGACCACCGCGACACCCGGTTCCGTGCGTCGGATGAATGTTGTGCCCGGCACTGGGATGCGCTGTTGATACACGACGGACAGTGAATATTGCTTGTAAGATGGTGTCCACGCACCCTGTGTAAAGTCGGTCGTGTCCGCGATGAGTTTCTCCTGAGGCCCGATGGCGTCGAGTGCCAGAACACCACCCGCACTGAAACCAAGCCGACTCTTCTCCGTCAGATTATTGTCGTTGAGCATGACGTGACCCGGTGGTTCCGCATCGAGGTCCCTGAGATCCACTGGAAATCTGGGAAAGTTGTCGTCGTCAAGCGGCGGCAAGGTGAGAATCTGCGGGGGTGCGAGATTCAGGGGCTGAGGGATGAATCCGACGGTCATGACCGGTGCGGCGAGGATGGCCTGGTTTTGGACCCGTGTGCCACCGGGTGGCGAGTTTGTAGGCAGGGGGGCGAGGGGCGGCACGGGTGAAGTGATGATGGTCCCCATGTACTTCGTGACGGGCGTCGGGTCACCTGGGTACTTGGGTCGTGGCCAAATACCGGGCACGGACTGGAACGCCCGGACCTGTAGGACCGGCGCCACGCCCGGGAGATTCGTGAGGAGCCACCCCTTTTTGAGTCCCGGTGGGAAGGGGGTCGTCGCGTAGAAATACACTTTATAATTCGAAACAAAGTATGTGCCATCCATCGAGTACACGGGTGGCGCGTTCGAGAAGGGCGCCGATGACAGCGTCACGGTCGAGACGGGCACGATCCCTTGGATGGTCTGGGCCTTGTCCGCCTGGAAATCAAAACTTCCGTTATAGGCGCCATATGTCTGATGGGATCCTCGAAATGGCAGAACGGTCGTCACCAGAGCGTTTCCTATGATGCCTGGAAGATTCAAGAGCTGGGCGCCCGTCTTGAGCTCGGGTGGAAGCGTCGTCGTCACGTAGAACGTCGCCGTCATCTCATCCTTGATGGCGTAAAATCCACTCACGGTGGCCATCCCTACACTAGAAGTTTATAAAAATCGTAGAGAATTACCGGCACCATAACCACCAAGTGACCTATGAGCTGATGCGTGAAATTGCCGTCCTGTTCGACTATTTCCACGAGGTCTTTCTTCGTGTACGGCACCTCTTCACACTGCCACCTCGTCAAGATGCACCCACCGTTCCAGAGCCACGCCGCCGTCACGGACAGACACACCACCAAGTGAATTTTTTTCAAAAAAATATTTTTAAAAAAACTTCCTATGACCACCCCGAGGATGAGAATGTGGTGCAGGTAGATATTGGCGATGGTCTCTAGACGCAGTAGGTAATCTCTATGAATTTTGAAAATATCTAAAATCGTTATGTAGGTGCCCACGATGACGATGACCTTGAAGAGATCACCGTCCATAGAGTAAAGATACAAAAATGACTTGATGTCTGGTCGCGCCTAAAGAATAAAACCCCAATTAGAGTATGGCGGACCCGATCCTCGTTCCCACAAATAGTCGATTCACCGTATTCCCCATCAAGTATCCGGACCTATGGGCACTGTACAAGAAGGCGGTCGGGTCCTTCTGGACGGCTGAGGAGATCGACCTAGGGGCTGACGTCACGGATTGGTCGGCCCTCACAGACCCAGAGCGCCACTTCATCAAGATGGTCCTCGCATTCTTTGCGGCCAGCGACGGTATCGTCATGGAAAACATAAATCTGAATTTTGGGACCGAGGTGCAGATTGCCGAGGCCAGGGCGTTCTACGCGTATCAGTCTTTCAACGAGTCGATCCACGGTGAGACGTACAGCCTCATGATCGACAAGTTGGTCGAGGACAAGGCGGAAAAGGATTCGCTCTTCCGCGCCATAGAGACTGTGCCCGCCGTGAAACGCAAGGCGGAATGGGCTCTGGAATGGATGGGAAGCGGTCCCACGGGGACCGGGGCCAAGAGTTTTGCACAGCGCCTTGTGGCGTTCGCCTGCATGGAGGGTATATTCTTCTCGGGATCTTTCTGTTCCATCTTTTGGCTCAAGAAGCGGGGCGTTTTGCCTGGCTTGTGTTTCAGCAACGAGCTGATCAGTCGTGACGAGGGCCTGCACCTGGAGTTTGCGGTGGCTCTGTATCACCACTTGGAGGACAAGTCTGCACCCGTGGCGGACATTGTTCGCGGGGCGGTTGCCATCGAGGAGAGTTTCATTACGGAGGCGCTTCCATGCAAGCTGATAGGCATGGATGCCGAACAAATGAAACAGTACATTAGGTACGTGGCTGACCGGCTGCTGAAGCAGTTGGGACACGAGCCTATTTTTGGGGCTGAAAATCCCTTTGCGTGGATGGAGACCATCTCACTCGAGGGAAAGACGAATTTTTTCGAGAAACGAGTCGGGGACTATTCAAAGCGAATGGTCGAGGCTGGTGACTCTGTGCGGTTCGACGAGGAGTTCTAGTACATCGAGCTGTAGCCGACGAACTCATCCTCCGCATACTTGGACACGGTCGTGATGGGCGCGGCGCCCGGGGCGACGACGGCCGGTGCCGCCATCGTGGAGGCGGCCGCGCCCGCCTTTGCAGCCCGGTCAGCGGCCATGCGCGCCTTATCAGTGGCGATGCGCTGCTCCGCTGCGGCCAGATCAGCCTCGGCCTGGAGGTCCGCGAACTCGTCTTCGCCCTCGTAGTCCTCCTTCTCGTCCTCGGCGTAGTCCTCCTTCTCGTCCTCGGCGTAGTCCTCCTTCTCGTCCTCGGCGTAACCCGACGCGCGCATCAGGGCCTTGGGCAGGAAGATGGCCAGAGCCACGAAGACGGCGGCGTGCAGGACCAGGCCGGCCGGCGTGGCCAGACCATCGGCGCTGGCGACCCACGAGCCCAGAACCTTGCGGACGATCTTGAAAGTGGCCGGGTTGGCGACGAGGAAAAAGACAACCATAAAGATCAGAATCTTGGTCCACATTTTAATAGATACTGGGAAAAAAGTTTCAGCTCCGAAGCTTCATCAACCCAAAGACGAGCAGGAGGAAGACGAGCGTGTGCAGGAAGAGGCCCGCGGGCGTCGGGCAGCCAGCCGGTCCTGCGACCCAGTCACCCAGAATCTTGCTGACGAGCTTGAACGTCTCCGGGTTCGCCACGAAGAAGAACACAAGAGCCGAGTACGCCGCGTACTTGAACTTGACCGTGTCACTCTTCTTGGCGCCCCCACAGCCGCAACCGCAATCGAGCTTGGGCTCGAAACCCATGCTGGCCATTTACTATTACTTGAGGAAATTTATAGACCGTAGAATCTGGCTATTCTATTGGCGTTCTGTTTATTTCTTTCGTTGACAATCGTTAGATAATTCTTAAGGTTACTACCAGTCAGTTTACCAGTGGTATTCACGGGACCACTCGGGACGCTCGTGCCATTTTTAATATTCTTCCACCTGTTGACTAATTTAATCAATGTAGGTCCGTTATTGAAGAACGCCAGTGCGACCGCATCCGCCTCCCCGGGCCCCAACCCTTTGGTCATGAAGAAATCATGAAGTTGGCGGAAACCTAGACCTGTCGGTGGCGCCCCTCTACGGGCCTTGCCGACCGCACGCATCTTTTCCTCGAGAGTCTTTCCGGGTGCGTTAGTCCATTTGCTGAATAAATTTTCTAGTAAAACCTGATTTCGCCGCGTCCCAGATGATGGGGCGGCCGCCAGCGCCTTTTTCCGGTTCGCCATCGCCTTGAGCGCCTTGGCGGTGTTCACAGCCGTTCTGAAATTCTTGCGCGCTTTTTGTCCTTTCCAAACCGCCGCAATTTTAGTAGCCGCGGCCATCGCCTTGATATTGGGCCCGCCCCCCGCGCCACCGCCGACGGGGGGCCCGAGTTCCTATGGACCCGGGAGTTTATTGAGTTTTTCAAGCAGAGTCGATATTTGTTCGTTAGTCAAAGTCCCGGACTGCCAAAGTTTCACGAGATTGGCATTTTTCTGTACCGTGGTGTTATTCATTCTTGTCCGGAATTTCGCCAAGTCGTTGACGATCTTGAGTTTTTTATTATATGCTGTTCTATTTTTTTCATCGAGCTTATTGCGAGCATTACTCATTCGAGATCTAAGCACCTCGATGGATTCCGGTTTGGCGTAATTTTTTACCTTGATATATTGCTGATAAGAATTTTCAAATTCTTTCTTTGCAATGTTCGCCGCTTTTTTTGAACGCCACATGGCCGGGTCGAGCACGGCGTTGATGAGCGGCACCAAACGGGCCTTGCGTTTGTTTCGATTGCGTTCCGTCGGTGCAAGCCGTGACAGCGCCGCATTCAGGTTGGCCTTCGTGATCTTACTATTCATAGGTTCTAGCTTATTTATAATAGCATTATTCGTCATCTTCGGGCGCCCCAGAAGATTGAAACCCGTCAGAACATACATTTTCTTTATGTAATCATTAGCTCGTGCGGTTTCGGCGCGAGCCTGCGCCTGCGCAAGTGCGGCGGCGTTCGCATTCGCAGCCGCCTTCTCCGCCACCGCCTTCTCCGCCACCGCCTTTGCGTTTGCAGCCGCCTTGGCATTCGCACGCGCCTTTCGACTTTTAGGAAAGTTCCGAGCAAATTTAACCGCCGCGGCTAATATATTCCGCGCCGTCTGACGGGGTTTAGCATTGGCCAATTTTTTCACCACCGGTACAATGGATATATTCTCTTTCGACGCATTAGCCGTGACAGGCGCATTAGGAACCCGTGTTTTCTTGCTCTGATAGTTACGTATAGCCAATACGGCGTTATTGGTCGCCTTGTAAAGCTCGTTATCAGTGGCGTCCTGTTTCAAAATTTTCTGCACGAGGACCCTGAACGCATTCATGGCCGCATTTTGGGCCGCTGATAAATTCGCAGGGGAGGGCCCCGACATCTTACCATGGGCCGCGAAAAAAAGTCCTGTGTCCACGAGTAGGGTCTAAAGACACGAGACCATAGTACAGTAGAGAAGCACACATGGCGCTCAACATCATCAAGCTTACCGACCTTCAGCTGTCCGACATCAAGTTCTCGGACGTCCGCAAGAACGCCAAGGGCGGCAAGGCGGTCTACCTCAACCACGTGGCGGGTGGCAAGCTCATGCTGAAGCTGCCGAGCCTGCGCGCCCCCTTCGGTCTGAGCACCTTTGCTGGTGACGACGGCAAGGTGACGAGCACGAGCCTGCCCCTGAGCGTGGACAACCCGCAGGCGGCTGCCAAGCTCGACGATATCAACAAGGCGGTCCTGGACTTTGTGTTTGATCACTGCGAGGAGCTCATGGGTAAGAAGATGAGCCGCGAGACCCTGACCGAGATGTACAAGAGCCCCTTCAAGCCGGCCAACAAGGAGGGCTACGCGCCCCTCCTGAACCTCAAGGTGATCACTGACCTGAACACCGGTGCCATCAAGACCGAGTCGTACGACAGTACCGGCACCGACGTGCCCCTGGACTCGCTCGAGAAGGGTCAGAACGTCACGACCCTCGTGGAGCTCAGCCAGATCTGGCGCACCCCTGCTGGCTTTGGCGCCACCTTCCGTGTCCACCAGGTCAAGTTTGCCGCGGCCAACAAGCTGCCGAGCCGTGCGCTGGTCGACGACGACGAGCAGAGCGTGCACACTGAGGAGGAGGCCTCCGACGAGGAGTGACTAGGCAAGCGCCCCCCGATACCGGACTTTGACATTGACGTGTAATTCAAAAAAATGTTTGTTAAAATTAATGGAGAACTGGATGCGCGACCCGCGTCGGTTCCAACTCAACCCCGTGCCCGGGGGTGGGAAGGTGGTCTATCACCGCAGCCCCTCCGGTCGCAAGGTGACTCGCAACGTCCCAAACACAATTTTGACCAAAAGAAATGCGGTGCGTTTTCTTCAGGAGACGGGTGGACGGGGTCAGCCGCGTGCCCGGGGGGCCACAGCTGGGACCGCCAGGCCTATGTTCATAGTCCGTAAAAATGGCACGCGCATTCCGGTCAAGCCCGCCCTACCCCCACTCGCCTTGGACTGTGGGGCCCTCAAGCACCTCAAGGGTTTCCGGAAGATTGGGGCGGGCCGCCAAGGTGTGATATACGCGGCCGAAATGCGCCCCAATTACATGACTCCGGAAGTGGCCATAAAGGTGGCGCCATTTGACAAGTCGGCCGAGCGTCGCAGGGAGCCCCAACCGGCCCTGATCGAGTACAATATACACCGGGTCGCACAGATTGTAGCATGGGGTGGCGTGGTCCGACTCATGAGCACGCTCCAGAATTGTACAGATTTCGCACCCCCGGGAGACATGTCGAACATCAACAGCGCAGGCAACCGTGATGTCCATAGACAGGCTGTCATATTTATGGAGCGGGCAGACGGTGGTACCATGAAGCAGTGGTTGCGCGACCCTAAGCGCACGGACAAGGAGGTCTTGGATGCCATTCACACCATCCTCGTCACGCTTCACAGGATACTCAAGACGCATCCCGAATTTCGCCACAACGACCTGCACCTCGACAACATCCTGATGTTCAAGAAAGTACCCAAGATTGCCGACTTTGGCTGGGCCCGTATCAAAAAGACGGGCACCAACCCCGCCGTAAATACGGCTCTTGCGAACGGTACGGCCGGGCGTTTCGGTATAGGTCCCGATACTGACGCCCGGTACGACAGCCATCTCTTTCTAAACGAGATCCGCCGCCACATCACGGCGGCTAAATTTCCGCGGGCCTGGCAATTCCTGAGCCGGGCCGTCCCCGTGGGATACAGAGAGTTCCGCGACACGTATACCATTGACGGTCGCCTCAAGTACGGCACGACCTTCCCTGACCTGCCGACACTCGATCAGCTTTTGAAGGATCCGATCATGAAGGTGGCGACGAACACGCTCAACCGCCGCAAGACGCCAAGTCCGCCGCGTCCGCCACCGGCCGCTACGAGTCCGGCCCGTCCGCCCCGCCCCGCCCCCAAGGCGCGTAGCTTGAGCCCCAAGAAGAATTATACGAATGAAGAATTCCTCACAATGACGCCCCGTCAGTTTCTCAAACTCTCACCCGCCACGCGTGCACGGGCCGCGGTGGTCCGTCGCAAGAATAAGGTGGCCGTACCCCGAGTCATCAATGCGCCAGTGCCCGCGGTCAACAACGCCACGGCCAAACGTCGGCCGAGCCCCAAGCGCGCACCGACCAAGCCCACGGTGCGTATAAGTCCGCGTGTTCTCCGGTCGAACAAGTTTAATCGCCTCGTGACCAGCCTACTGAACTCGAACGCCTCTCGGCCTTATCAGAATCGGCGCAACACGGCATGGGTCAAGGCGTTGAAGATCATCGAGGAACGCGTGGCGACGGGCAAGGCGCCTTTCAGTCCGAGCCCCGTGAGGCTCCCTAGCCCCGTGAGCCCGATCGGGCCACCCCCTGTGCGCAGGAGCCCTCCGCGCAGGAGCCCGGCGGGCGTCATCAAGAGCGCCGGTTCAGGGCGTTTCAAGGTTCCTGGACCGTCCGGGCGCCTCGTCTACGCCGACGGCTCGTCAGTCAGTATGAACTTCCTGAAGGGTCTGGCGGCTCGCAAGGGTGTCAACACCAAGGGTCTGCGCTCCAAGGATGCCATCGCCAAGGCGATTTTTAATCGTGCCTAAAATTAAATGAAGAACCTCATCAAGACGGGCTTTGGCCTTGGTGTGGGTCTTATCGGCGCCCAGATGATCTTTCTGCTTTTGGGTGCAGTGTTTTTCTTTTGGGGACTTTTGGAGCGTGAAAAGGCGCGCAAGAACGGCACGAGCCTCACGATGCCCTATGCGCTCATGATCCTCGGCATGGTCCTAGGTCTTGGCCTAGGCTTTGGCATCGTGGCCGAGGGCCTCACCAACAACTTCTAGAGTCGGAACGCGGCGATACCGAGAGCGAGCAGGAAGGTGTGCCAGAGTGAGTCGACCGGGCGCAGGGCCGGGATGTAGCGGACGAGCGCCTCGTTCCAGAGGAAACGAAGCAGAAACGTCCAAACGAAAACAAAAATAATAAACGTCACGAGGGCCATGACGCGCTCGCGGGTGTCACGTGCGTTAATAATGGTCAGCATTTACAAGGGTCCGAGAAAAAATACCGGCACCTTGTAAGATGGTCGCCAAGGATTCGACGAGCAAGTGGGCCCTGCCCAAGTCGGGTTCGGAGCGCGAATACACGTGGGATCCATGGGGACGTACAGGTGTGACTCACGACAATTGTTACGACTATGCGTTCGGGAGCTTTAGCAATAATCGCGTGACCAAGAGCGTACCGGGCGCCTCGAAGAACATCCCGTCCAACAACCTGACGTTCCGTACGTGCGATGGGATTGTGAAACGCGTGCTCGCCGATAATCCCGGCAAGGTTTTCCACATGAAGAACCCAAACGCGCGCGCCCGCCCTGGTTTCTTCAAAGTGATGTGCTTTGTCGCCCCGAGCAACGACTTTGGCAACTCGACGGGCGACTTTCACTGGTACGTGCAGATGGGCAGTGTCCGGTACAAGACTGTGCCCGGCGACACGGTCGAGGGTCTGGCCAAGCTCTTCCACGTCAGGTCGGCCGTCATACGAGCGGCGGCGGCGCGGACCCGACGCCCCCTTACCAATTCGGACGGTAAGATTGCGACAAATAATACAAACGTCAAGCGACCTGCCACAAAGGCGGGGACGCCCATGACGCCTGGTCGCATCATACGCTTTCCGGCCAACCTTTGGGCCCATAAGCAGGGCCACGCGTCCGGACCGCTTCTGATCGACGCGTCCGGAAAGACCATCGTCGATCCGAGAAAATCAAATCGCAAGTGGCACCCTGGATTCCACTACACAAAGTTCTGCGCGGCATACCAGGTGCAGCGCGGGGCGGTCCGTACGGGCAACAATAGAAACGGAAACGCCGTGAAGAATGTGAATAGCCCGCAAAAGGTGGCGGTGCGGAACGCGCAAAATGTCGCGCGCCAAGTCAACAACTCTAAACGGTAGGAGCCCCTAATGATCGAAGAATCTCGTGAATGTCTTCACTCTCGTCGACATCAAAGACTATGTTCAAGATGGTGTCGACCTCCATGTCGAGGACCCGGGCGTCGATCCCAAACTCCGCCTGAATCCCGTGAGTATTTGAAGTCAGATACTGATGAGATTCAACTGTACCATCGGCAACCTTTTGAAGTGATATGGTGACCCTATACATGGGCAGGTCGAACGGCACACGGCACATGGGGCAGGTCGGGGAGCCTCGACATGTGCGTTTCCAGCGGTCTATGCACTTGTGATGGAACTCGTGCCCACAGGGGAGCTCCCGCGTGTTGCGGAGCAGCCCTGAAAAGCAGACGGCGCACTGCTTGTCGGTGCAGTGGACCCGGCAAGTCTCCACGCCAGCCTTTACTTTGTTCTTACATTTGTGGCCGGTCGTGGTGGTTCCGCTACACCGCCCTTCCATAGAAGTTCCCGAGTTTTTAGTTGGGCCGTCTTGCGGCACGTTGAGCGCGGGCCACCTCGCCCTCGAGGGTCTTTATCGCGTCACGGTACTTTTCGCGTATATTTTCCTCGACATGCTTTTTAAAAATAATGATGGGGTCAGCGTCCTGTTCCGTCTTGCACAGGGGGCACTCATCTGAAGTTTCAAACCATGTGAAGATGCACTTGGTGTGGAACACGTGCTTGCACGAGAGGCGACGCTGACCACCCTTGGAAATCTCTTCAAGACACACGACACACGTCTTGGAAAGGTGGGCAGAACACTTGCCCTCCTGGACCGCTGCGTTTTTGCACTTGGTGCCCCCGACCGTCACGGAAGAGCATCGCTGAACGTTCATTATGAGATAGAATCGTTAAAATTTTGGCGTGAATTTCCTCGGGCGAGTCTGAAGCGTTGAGGACGTGTACGACACAGGGCACCTTCATAATGAGTTGCTTGTATAGAACATCGAGTTCCTTGAGATACTCGAGCGTCACGTGCGTGTCGCCAGTCTGGCCCCGCGTCTGGATCGCCCTGTGGCACTCCTCTGGCGTCTTGCTGAGGAAGATGTACAAGTCTGGCTGCCACGAATGCCTTTCGTAAAAATATTCATAAGTTTTCGAATTACTGGCGAGCCCCTTGGCCTTGGCCCACTCCCAAAAGACCCACCGCGAACTGAGTAAGCTGCGCTCGTAGATGGCCGATCCTCTGGGCCTAAGGGTCCGCAGGATCGCCATGTGAAGCGGAAACGCCCCCGTTTTTGGGTCCTGGTAAAACTCCTCGAGGGGCCACTCGTCTATCGGTTCACGGAAGACGAGAAACCCTTTTTGCTCCAGGAGGCCGAGCTGGGTCGTCTTTCCTGACCCGATGTTGCCATCGATGACAACCTTCATAATTTATTAAACGTTCAAAACCTCTAAGTGTTCTTGGCGAACGGGAGGGGAGCACCGCAAGCCGCGTTGCGCAGGGGCAGGCGAAGGGCGTCCACGCCGCCATTCTGCAGGTACATGCGGTACTTGAAGTTGTCCTGGTAAGCGATGCCATTCTTCATCATGATATAGTCGTTGACCAGTTTGGAAGAATCATACGAGGTGAGGCAGCGGCCGTCACCCATGCCCAGACGAGTAGACATTTACTTTGACCGGAGAAAAAAGCTACCACGCCTCGATTCCCTTGGCCTGAAGCACGGGGACCCAGTCCAGGAACGTGTGGCCCATGATGACCCCGAACGTGTCCTTTTTCTCAGAGGGTGCGAGCCTCACGCTCTGATCGAGGTTGGCGTTAAGCGTCTTGTAGGCCAGCGCAATCTCCTCGAGCGTCTGAGCCCCCGTCACGATAATCTTACCGGTCGAGAAGATGCTGGCCGTCACCTGTTTGGTGCCTGGCCGCGGCTCGAACTTGACCTTGACCGCACTGTACCGGTCTGGGTCGAACGAGACGCGGAACTCGGGCCGGTCTGCAAAGCGCTGAATCACCTTGTTCAGGTTCACCGAAGAATTCAAAGAAAAGTTTGTGTTGATCATCTTGACTGCGACCGAGTCCACGAGCTGCTCGGGCTCGATCTCCGTGCCGATCGTCTTGTTCACGATAAAGCACAGTTGGCGCATGATCCGGCGGCAGTCGAAGAGGTCGGCACAGCCCGCCACCTGCACGGATCCATTGGGAAAGATCTTGATGCTCTTTTGCGAGTACTGATCTTTGTACCCTATCGTCACTTGGTTGTAGAATGTAGTCTTTTTTACGGTCCACTCGAACCCCTTGGCGGTTGAACCCTTGGGGCGTACGTGCACGGGCGTGAACTTTTCCCGAAACGCCGCAAGGTCAATATCCTGACCTAATTTTGCAATCATTGTTATTGTTGTGATCCGGACCCACGAGCTCGTGGGGCACGCATCCTTGAACTTGGCTAGCGTGAGGATGTACCGGAACGTGTCAGCCATTTCGTTTTACTTGGTGAGGGGTCCTTGGCCCCCCGGGTCCTGTACACAAGACCCTAATTTTTCCGGAGGAGGTGACGTGTAATCTTGCTGACAATCTGTTTCTTCGTCAGTTTCTTCTCCTTATTCTCCTTATTGGGCAGCTTCTTCACGAGGTTCTCCTTCGAGCCCAGGTACTCGATAAGCTTCTTCATCTCCTTGACGCGCGGAGACTTGGGCTTCGGGGCCGCCTTCTTGGCCTTGGAGCGCCGGCGCTTCTTCAGCTTGGGCACGGCGTTCGCCACCTTGAGCGCGTTGTTCGCGCCGCCCAGCTGCAGGACGATCTTGACGTTCTTGGCGTTGGCACCAGCCGCAACCGCCGCGTTAGGATTGTTCCCGACGCTCTTGAGGATATTGGCCGTCTTGACCACGTTCGTCACACCGCCCGCATTCTCCACAAGGTTCAGAGCCTTGTTCGCCCCGCCGGCATTGAGCACGGCCGTCGCCTCGGCCGGGGGCAGCACGTTCTTGATGGGCATCGGGGGGATCTGGGGCATCGGACGCGGCACGGCACCGAACTGGGGCTGGTTCGGTGGGGCCTCGAACGTCGGCCGGAGGTTGCCAAAACCAGAAGGGCGCGGCTGGCTCGGGATGTACGGGATGGGTGCTAGCCCGCGAGACGCGCGGTTGGCGTTCTGGAGACGGCGCTTGTTGTTCTGCTCACGACGCATTCTCTCCATGATCTGGCGCTCAGCACCCGCGATGTTCGCGTTGACATTCAATCCCGATGCGTTCGCGCGCAGTTGGCGAAGACGGCGCAGGGCCGTGTTGGTGTTGCGTTCATCCGCGGTTTTCTGGATGCCGTTACGCAGGGCCGTCACAAAATCTGAACGATACGGCTCGTTTTTGAACGTACCCAAGTGCCGAGCCCACGAGCGCAGACGCGTCGAATTGAGGGTCAGGCTACGGAGAGCGGCCGCGTCACGGCGCGCCTTGGACTCGATGGCCCGGATCAGCTTCTCACGAAGGGGTTCGGACATGCGATTAAAGTAACGCTCACGAATGCGCATGAGATCATCCGTGGGTGTGTAGTTGGAGATATTACGCTGGGATATGCCCAGGATCGCCAACTCGCGGTTGGTGTTCGTACTCATCCCTCTATATCTCTTGGCAAGATTAATTGCTCCCTGGATCGTCTCCGCGCGCAGTTTTTTCTCGAGTTCGGGCTTGAGAGAAGCGGGCACGCTTATCACACCCCCGTGTTCCCCGGGTTTCAAACTGTATTTCTTGCCATTGATTTCAAAATTTTTCGGCGTTGTTCCTGTACCCTCTATCAATGTCGAAATGAACGCATTCATATTCTTATTTTTATCTATATTTTTTTCCGCCTCTGACACCGGCGCGGGACCACGCCGACCCACCCTACCTGCAGGCAGCGTGAATTTCACAGGGGAGTAACGCGTCTTGGTGGTCCTTTGGAAGGGGGTCGAAAGTGACACAAGTTCCGCGTATAGAGCCTTGGCGTTCTCGTTGGTCATCTTTGCACCGGGCGCGCTGAGACGGCGAGCGAGAATGGCCGCGGCCTGTGGATTATCTAGTATATCGCGTTGGGTCATGACGAGTTTACCTGCCAAATTTTTCAACTCGGTCGCCGCGAGGGTCTGGACGTTGTAGCGAGTTCCGGAAACGCGCGCCGGGGGCATGGTCAGCGTGCCCGCCTTCAAGCGCTTGAGGATTTCAGCCGGTGACAAACCTGTAAGCTTTTTAGATATACGGACGGCCATAGCCTCTGGTTTGGGCTTGGTTCCGGTCGCGGCAGCCTCGGCCTCGACCTCGTTCTTCACCTCCTCGACCGCCTTCCCCCTGATATTCTGAAGGCTAGGCATCTTCATGGGTGAGTAACGGGACGTGAGGAACATGCGGGGTGCCGAACGCGCGCTCATCCCTGGAATCTTCGCCCCCCCTGCATCATACCGCGAAGTAATAAGCTGGAGCCGCGACCCCTTGAGCAAAGTCTTCAATCTTTCGAGCGAGAATACCGCGCTGGCAGCGGAGAGCACGCCCGCCACCCCTGTGAGCCCCTTCTTTCCTAATTCTAAAATTTCAATAATTTTCTTGAGAGCCTTTTCCTTCCACGTCAGGGGGGCCCGGCCGTACACCGCCGCATAGGCTATTTCCATGAGGCGATCCTCGTCAGACTTTTCGAAAATGGAGGTGACCTTGGCCCATCCACCCTTGAATGCGGAGAGAATTTGGGCCGCGAGGGCGGCCGTGGCGGGTGGGGCCGTCGTGACAGCCTGAGCCAACTGAGTCGGCGAACCCTTTTTCAATTCTTCTTCAACTATTTGCATAAAGGGATCGTTCGCGTTCCGTGGCTTATTTTTGTGCTGCAGAACCTCCACGAGATTACCCGCCATCTACTAGGGCCCGCGAAAAAAAAGGGTCTTGTGGACACCTGGCCCTCGTGCGCGGCGTAGCCGCCCAAACACAAACATGCGTCTCCTGTCTCACCAGCACGCGGGCGTCGAGTGGCTTCTCAAGCGCGAGCGCGCCCTGGACTATCCAGGCGGTTTCCTATGTGACGAGATGGGGCTGGGTAAGACTGTCCAGCTCATCGCCACTATGCTGCAGAACCCCATGCCTCGCACGCTGGTCGTAGTCCCCAAGTCCCTAGTGACCCAGTGGGCTTCGGAGATCCAGAAATTCGCACCTGACATGACGGTTCACACATTTGACGGTGCCAAGCGCCGCGTCAGCCCCACCGCCCAGGTGACTATCGCGCCGTACTCGGTGCTGCCTCAGCGCAAGGGAGGTCCCGTCTGCCCACTTCTGGGCGTCTCGTGGGACCGCGTGATCCTCGACGAGGGTCACGAGATTCGCAACCCGAAATCCAAGACGCACATCGCGTGCAGTGCCATGGGTGCCCGCGTGCGCTGGGTCGTCACGGGCACCCCCGTCTTCAACTCCATCAAGGATTTCGCGGCGCTTGGGTTGTTCATTGGAATCCCCAAGAGTCACGTCCAGTGCTACTCGGATGATATTCGCCAAAAGTACCTGCTCCGTAGAACCAAGGCGGATTGCACGCGGTTCACCCTCCCGCCGTGTGAGATCGAGACGGTCGAACTCGACATGAACCCGGCCGAGTCGGAGCTGTACCACCAGGTTTGGCTTCAGTCGCAGCAGACCGTCTCGGACATCTTCGCGACTGGTGAAGCCAATAAGCACCAGATGGAGCTGATCGAGGCGCTGCTACGTGTCCGTCAGGTGATGGCCTGGCCGCAACTCTACACGGACGGGATGGCCATCAAGACTGGGACCGACCCCGTGGCCTGGGCCGGTGGCTCGACCAAAATGGACACCCTCATAGAGTCGATCAAATCGCACCCCAAGGAAAAGTCGCTGATATTCGCGCAATTCATGGGTGAGATGGATGAGATCCACTTGCGCCTCAAGGGGGCCGGCTTCCGCGTGTACCGGATAGACGGCGGTGTCGCCACTGAGCAGCGGGCCGCGCGCATAGAGCGCTTCAAAAAGACGGAGAAACCCGCTGCATTTATTATCCAGATCAAGGCGGGCGGGGTGGGTCTGAACCTCGCGGAGGCTTCAAGGGTCTACATCACCACGCCCGCCTGGAACCCCGCGACGGAGCTGCAGGCGATTGCACGCGCGCACCGCAACGGCCAGCTTCAGAAGGTCCACGTGAAGAAGCTGATTTACAAGGGGTCGGAGACGCTGCCGAGCATAGAGCAGTCCATCCTCGAACTGCAGGGGCACAAGTCGGCGGTCTGCGCGGAGGTGCTGCAGGATGATCGCTTGCGGTCACAGCTGCCCACCGCCCCTAAGAATGGGGTGACGGTCCGCGCTGTCCGTAAGATATTCGCGGTGTAATACAAAGATGACCAGTCCAGGATCCATACGTCGCAAGCGCGCCATGAATGCAGGGAACGCCGCCATAAGGGCCCGGACCGCCGCGATGACGCGTGCGAATGGGCTCCGGCGCCAAATCTACCTCGCGGCCCTCTTTAATAGTCTCGTCCGTCCCCCCATTAAAAAATCACCCAAACGTAAATGACCATCCGCCAACTCCGCCTGAAACACGCACGCGCCCTGCGTGAACTCGCGGCTTCATACGCGCGCCGCCGGGCAGCCATCATCAAGGCCCAGAAGGCTCAGATGCGCGAGCGCCTCAGTCACGGCCCGAAGAGCGGCAGCCACGGCAAGTCTCTCGCATACTCGAAAAAGTGGCATGACCTATTGTCCAAGCCGCTCATCAGTCACAATAAAAAAATATAGTCCTTTTATTAAATGCACGACCAGACCATCGGTTCCCGCGCCCAGGTTATGAACGGCACCGCCCACCACACCACGGGTGGCCTCGTCAAGAAGGACCTCAAGAAGAACCCCAAGACGGGTGAGATTGTCAGCCGGGCCAAGTCCGCGGGTGAGAAGAAGAACCCGTGGATCGTCGCCGTGGCCAAGGCCAAGAAGGAGCTGAAGATAAAGAAGGGTGAGATGGTTCTCGTCTCCAAGGGCACGCCCCTGTACGAGAAGGCCAAGGAGCTCATGAAGTAAAATCAGTCGTCGTCCAGGAGAGCGCGCCGCGGGATGGTCACAGGAGACGACCCGTAGGAGCCCGTGTGGGGAGTGGATGAATCCCCCTCTGCCCATATACGCACCTGCGTCGCGCGACACGTCAGACCATACTTGTCGTTAAAGTGATAAGATCCGGGAATTTCCATAATACACGAGACGTCCGCACCTTTCATACGCTCGGCCCCGTCGGCCACGAGCGTCCCATCCGCCCTGAAAAATAGGGTGCCATCGTCCACCTTGAGGCGGAGCGTGCCCGCTTTGAGGTTAGAGCTAAAGGGCACGTCCGAACACAACTTCTTCTCGAGAATTTCGTACCAGTTCACGAAATCTTCGTCTGGAATACTCACCTGAAAAGACTTGTACTCGGTGTTCACGCCCCACTGACACAGGCCCCTAGGCAACTGGAACTTGAGAGGGCCCAGCCCCGCCAGCGTAAACTTGGGACGCGCCCTCCCCGTCCCTGTTTCGATCTCTATGTCGTCGATACAGACCTCATTCCACTTGGGCATTCTTTAAATTATTTTGTCTGCATTTTTTAAGTACATATGCCGAACGGACGTGAACAACCCTTGGGAAATATGAGCTTTGCACAGATGGTGGCGTCCGTGAATCGCCTGTATAAAGCGACCGCCAAAAATTCAGCGCGGCGGGCCCTCGCGCGGCTCGTGGAAAACGAAAAGAAGGCTGAAAGCCGCGTGGTTGCCGTGATGCAGGCCAAACGTGAGGCGGCTGAAACGGCCCGGAAGATTGCCAATTATCACAAGGCTCAGGCGGCCAAAGCAGTCTCGGTGGCCAACGCGTTGACCAAGGCTGCAAATGCGCGTTCACCGAACTTCGTTCGCCGAGGTCGGTTCAAGGTGTACAACTCGTAATTCAGTCGCCCATGTGGCCCTCACACCCGGTGTGAACGTGTAGTCGCCCATGGGCCCGTACATCTCGAGAGCGTACTCATCCTGCCTCAGGTTGAATATAGTCAGACCATCGTCAACTAGGCTGATGTCCACGGGTCTACGAATTATATGCGCCCCTGGAACCACAAAGTTGTGGAGCGACTGCGTCGCGCGGTCATAAAAAAGTCCGTCATGACTTTGCAGCAGCCAGCCGATGTGAGCAGAGCGCCACGAGGGGAGACGCTTGGGCCCGAGCCCCAGTTCCCGCCTCGTGTCTATGCTCAGATCAGCCACGTAAAGGACCTTGGAGATCCACATAAATTAATTTACGAACTTTATTTCGCCCCGAATCACGAGGTGGTTGCTTAGTGTACGCGGCCCGAACCGGAAGGCCCCGTATATAGTCATGTCGTAGGGTTCCCACCCCATGTTGAATACATGCAACTGCCCCGGACTTCTGAAACAAGAAAATTTTAAATTTTTTCTTTTCATGTAAAACTCGGGCAAGGGTCGAAAGTCCCATAGGGTCTGAGTCGCGTTGTCGTAGACCAACTCGTTTCTAGAAAAGTTTTTAAAATTTAGTTTTTTAGGAGCAAGACCGAGGTCGAGCCGGGTGTCGATGGGCAGGTCCGCCCGCGAGAGGACCTTGGTGACCAGGTAGGGCCCCAAGGGTTCCATGACCCCTTAGTCGAGGCAGTGTTTATTTTTGCACTCGTAAAACTTTGTCCGGTTGACAAAGTTACCTCGGGCATTTTCGAGGGCCACCACTGTCATGCGTTTTTTGGGAAACTTCCGCCCGTACCCATGAGGGTGGGCCGGGTCGAGCGGTATCCACGTGCGTTTCCACGGGTGCCACGCCTCGACCCACAGGGCGTCGGCACCGTGCCAGTACCCGAGCAGCAAGCGGGCCCGGACCCCCTTGTGCTTGAGGATCGTCAAGAGCCCCTGTGCAAACTCACCCCCTCGGCCGTACCCAAACTTAAAGAAATTTTCGGGGTCTAGGAACCGTCTGAATTGCTGCTTAGTCCCACCCGGGCACTTGTACGTCTCGAGAGACCCGGTCCGGACGGGCCGTCGGGCGAACACCCCCTGTGCGCACTTGACCGGATGGTAAAACCAAAACTTTTTATAAAAATTTTCAACAAGTTTTCTGATCCAAGATTCCCAACGCGCCGGGGTAGCCGGTGGGCCCCCCGCGGGAACCAGCGTAGGGACGCGCCGGGCGGACGCGTGTGCGACCCGCAGTCTAAGAACTGACCTAAGGGTCATCCTTTGTATGTGTCGGGGTATATTTTCAGCCTCAGCCTGAACACATCATACACGCCTCGGGGTTTTCACGCGAGCACGCGAGGGTCGCCGCCTTGACCGCCTCGGGATCGAGCGTAAACTTGATGGGTTGGGCCTTGGCACGGGTCCGTAGATAGTACATACCCGTCTTGAGCCCTTTGCGCCACCCGTACATGTGCATCGAGCTCAACTTTGCCATCGACGGATTCTCCATGAAGATGTTCATAGACTGCGACTGGTCGATGTAGGCGCCGCGATCAGCCGCCATGTCGATGATGGACTTTTGCGGAATCTCCCAGGCTGTCCGGTACACCGCCTTGAGCTGGTCGGGCAGGCCCTCGATGTGCTGGACCGACCCGTTCGCCGCGATGATGCCATTCTTGAGATCCTTCGACCAGAGCCCCAGCTTTTGCAGGTCCCGAACCAAGTGCTTGTTGATCATCACAAACTCACCGGCGAGCGTACGGCGCAGGTAGATGTTGGTCGTGTAAGGCTCGAACGCCTCGTTGTTGCCCATGATCTGAGCGGTGCTTGCGGTGGGCATGGGCGCCACAAGCAGGGAGTTGCGGAGGCCGTGCGCCTTGATGAGCGCCTTGATGCCCTCGAATCCCTCGTCGTCCAGACCCCACAGGTCGAATTGTAGCTGGCCCTTGGACGCGGGCGACCCTGCATACGTCTCGTATGGGCCCTCCTCCTTGGCGAGTTGACAAGAAGCGTGCAGAGCCCCGCAGTAAAGCACCTCGAAGATCTGATGGTTGAGCTCCCGGGCCCCGGGCCCGTCGAACGCCAAACCGAGCATCATGAAGACGTCAGCTAGTCCCTGAACACCTATGGCGATTGGGCGGTGGCGCATGTTGCTCCGACGGGCCGCCTCGGTCGGGTAGTAGTTCCGGTCGATGACGCGGTTTAGGTTGCGCGTCACCACCTGCGCCACTTCGTGCAACCGGCCAAAGTCGAACGCCCCGTCCTTCACAAACGTCGGTAGGCAGATGCTCGCCAGGTTGCACACGGCCGTTTCGCCCGGGGTGCTGACCTCCATGATCTCTGTACAGTTTCCTGTAATCACGCCGTTGAAGATGCCCATGTGACGTTTCGGCTCGTTGAAGCAGTAGGTTGCGTCCATGCGACCGTTGTCTTCGATCGACACGACGCGGACATACTGCCGACAATCGCGTGTAGTAGGGGTGAAGTCACTGAGGTCAAGGCGGTGCGTCATGAATCCTGCGTTGATCAGGGTCTCAACCCCGAGTGCCGACACGACGAGTCGCCAACACGTTTGCGTATCAAACATCTTCGTTCCTCCGCGACCGTCTGGAAGTTCAGATTCTCCCGCCTCGCGCAACAACCCTATGACTGAAGAAACTCCGAGAGTGTGGAGCATGAGCTGGATATCCCGAAGGAAGTTCATGTGAATAGACGCAACCGAGATGGTCTTCTGGTTGGGATTTCCGGGGCACCCCTGTGTGTGACCATCCGCGTCGCACAGACCGGCGAACCAAACGAGACGGGTTTTCACGGTGCCCCGTAGAGGAACTTTGAACTTGTTGGGGAGGTCATAGGGGAGCTGCACATTCAAACGACCGGACGCGTCTTCTTCACCCGACATAGTTCGAACCTCCAAATGCTCTACGAGCTTCTTCTTTTCACCGTAGAGTGATACACCGGGGATTGTCTTGAATCCGGAGTACGTCGAGTGGTAGGTGCCGTCCCCACAGAAAAACCCGTGAGTATACGGATACTCGAAATCCTCAACATCTTCAAACTCGAATGGTGCCGGTGGGGTCCATTTGATGAGGCGGTCACCTGGAACGAGATTCGTGGTTGGCTTGATTTCCGTCTTTGAACCATATCCGATCTGAAGATGAAACTTGTGATATTCGGTACACTCGAGGAAAGTGCCGTCACTGAAATTGACACGGACCAAACGACTCTTGTGACTCGTATTTGAGATGGTGACGGCGGACCATTCTTCACCGTTCCATACGTCCACTACTTGTCCGACAAGATCTGATATTTTTTGGTATCCATTTTTGGTTAGAATCATCGTCTCTGGGGCCACGCACAAATTGCTCGGCTTGATCATGCCGATGTTCTTCTGGTTGCTCTTCTCGTTTGCAGCGTCCTTGTAGCACATGTAGGGAGTACCGGTCTCAATCTGGGACCGCAGGATGGAGTCCCACACCTGACGGGCCTTGACGACGCGCTTGAACCGCCCCTGTGCCACGTACATACGATACAGCTCATTAAACTCCTCACCGTAGACGTCCGGGAGTCCAGGGCACTCGTTGGGGCACATGAGGTGCCAGTCATCGTCAGCCTCGACCTTCTGCATGAACAGGTCCGGGATCCAGAGGGCCGTGAACAGGTCGCGGCACCGAGCCTCCTCGTCACCCTGGTTCAGGCGCAGATCCAGAAACTCTAGGACGTCGGCGTGCCAGGGCTCGAGGTAGAAGGCGAAGGATCCCTTGCGCTTCCCACCACCCTGGTTGATGTATCGGGCCGTGTTGTTGAAGACGCGCAGCATGGGGATGATGCCGTCCGACTTGCCCTTGGTGCCCTTGATTTCAGAGCCGTTGGCCCGGATGTTCGAGCAGTGGACGCCTATGCCACCCGACCACTTGGAGATGTGGGCGCACTCCTTGAGCGTCTCGAAGATGCCCTCGACGCTGTCATCCTTCATGGCGACCAGAAAACAGCTCGACATTTGTGGATTAGGAGTCCCGGCGTTGAATAGTGTGGGCGTCGCGTGCGTGAAGAATTTCTGGGACATGAGCTGGTAGGTCTCACGGACGCGTGGATAGTCGTCAGCGTGTATACCGAGCGCCACACGCATAAGCATGTACTGTGGAGTTTCTCCGGGAAATAGGTAGCCCTTTTGCAGGGTCCTGAGCCCAAAGTATCCGAATGTATAGTCGCGTGAGTGATCAATCACACCGTCCAATTCGAGGCCCAGGCACTTCATGAAGTGCTCGCTCACGTAGCCCTTGGCGTAGAGGGCAAGGGCGCAGTCTGAAAAGCACTTGGGGCTGGTCTTGTGCAAGTCGCTAACGGCCACGCGGGTCGCGAGAGTCTCGTAATCGGGGTTTTCGGTCATCAGGTCTATCGCCACGTCGGCGCTCAAAGAATCCACGGCACTCGTATTGATTCCGTCGTACATGTTCGAGAAGACCTTCTGGGCGACCCGGTCGGGCTGGACGTCGAGCTTGGGTCCGTGGGTCCCGGCGTCGCACAGCTTGCGCAGCCGGGCCGTCACCTTGTCGAATAGCATGGGCACCTCATCACCGTTCCTCTTGATGACCTTCATTGAAGTTTATGCGTCTTATTTTTTTATCCAGGTCCATGGTAGTACACTATGGCGACGAAGCTGCAGCCCAGCCCGTTGACCGACGCTTTCTTTTCTGAATTTAACCGTGGACTTTTGCAGCGGTCCATGCAGGCTGAGATCAAGGCCCGGACAGGCTACGCGATAGACACGCAAAATGACGCGGATCTCCAGGCTCTGATGAAGCGCGTCTACGTGAATATGGCCGTGGACCCGTTCACGGACGTGCGCGGTCAGATCGACCGCATGAACGCCGTCGTCGTCCGCGAGGCCACGGCGACCATCACGACGGGCGTCCTTCAGCACATGGTCTACCTGCGTGATATTGCAAGCAACCCAGTGCCGCTGGCGCCTCCTCGCAACACGAGCACCTACGGCATGAAGCTCCCCTACAACTTTAAGATTGGGTCCTAAGCACGGTTCACGTAGTGAACCTCCTCCGCGGAGCTCCATAAAGTTCTAGACTCCTAGTAAATGAGACCACTCGATGACATCCTTATCGGTTTTTTCATATTCTTCGCCATCGATCGGCTTGTGCGTCTGTTCAGCAATACAGTGGTGGCTGGCGCTCTCAGGTCGCGGGGCGCCAGTCCGGACTCGATAGAAAACTGGAAGACGGGTATCGAGGCGGTGATTCTGGGCACGGGTGTCCTGCTCGTGTGGCGTTACAGACACGCTCTGGGCCGCTTAAACAGATCGTGAGCTCTATGAATAAGATGAACCAGTATCGCGATGAGACGATGTTGATGTGTAAACACAAGGGATGGGACAAGGCTCCCGTGAGTACCGTATGGCTACTCTTCACGGAGGAGGTGGGGGAGCTCGCCTCGGCCATCAGGCAGTATCACCGGGCCTATCGCAAGTCTGGGCTCAAGAAGGACAAGGGGACGGACGTGGTGACGGAGATGGGTGACGTGTTCAGTTATTTATTTCAACTCGCGTCAATGCTCAATGTAGATCTGGACCAGATGTGGTCGGTCCACCGGGAAAAGGTCCAGCACAAGGTGTACAAAGAGAAAAATGTCGGCGTATGTTAATGGCGACGGCTTGGATGATTAATGATGACTTGGCCATAAATAAATTTAACCCGTACACGTGGTCCGGTACGTATGGCGTGCCTACGGACGGCTCCAAGTGGAAGAGCGACGGCACCTACACAGTAGAGATTGACGAGCGTCCGACCGTGTACACCGACGCCAACCCTGCGCTCAAGGACTTCAACCCAGTCCATTTGATGCGCTCGGGTCCTATGTATCTTAAAGAGTCGGCGAGTCTCCCTGCGCCATTCAACGGCTTCCCCGCCCGCAAGTACGAGTTTGATAACGGCGTCGTGACGTGGAACCGTCCTGATTTGTCTCGTGGCTCGCGTGCCGAGTACGCGTTCCAGGAGCCAAGAGCCAAGACGTGGGATCTGTGGCTCGTCTTGCTGATCCTCATCGTGGCCGGTATCATTTACTCGCGTAGGGGCCGCTAGATGGATGCGACGCGTGGAGCCACCACCTTGATGAGCTTTTTTGCTAAATTTTCCTTTTCAAAAAGGGCACGTTTATCCAGCCCGGGACAATAATGCGTCTCGAGCTGAATACACCTGGCACAGAAATTCCCCGTGCACTCCTTGCACGTCAGAAACTTGGGGCGGTGCGGGCACTTCCAACCCGGGCTCGGGGCAGATTTCATCTAGTACTACTTGACATTTTGGAACGGCCGCCACGTCCCACTGTACTTCACACAACCCATTTTCTCGCGCCCGTAGGACCCCATCCCAAAACTTTTGCATTGTTTCCAGGTGCTTGGCGAACCACTCGCGGTCACGTGTGACCCGCGTCACCATGAAAATCTCGGGCTGGTCCACCTCCGCGTGGACCGGCGGGAGCCCGTGCTCGTTATAGGGCCCCTTGGTCGGCACGTAAGCCTTGCCGGCGGGCCGATACTGCACGAAATCACAATTTTCAAAATCGAGAATTTCGAGCAAGAGCTGGATCTGTGGCAGATAGTGCTTGGGCACCTTGTCCTCGATCTTGCGCGTCAGTGGGCACTTGATCTCCAAGAGGATCCCATCCTCCGTGACGCCGTCAGCCGACCCCCCGAGGAACGGGTACTTGGGGTGCTGCACGAGCCCAATCTCGTGGGACTTTTTACCACAGCGCTCGTCATAAAGGTCGCGCGCCACTGGTTCCAAGAGGGTGCCATGAGCCGTGGCGGCATTGCCCGCCCAGGCCGTCTTCAGCACCTTTTTACGGAGCAGATCATCCGGCCGTTCATAGCGATTGTGACCGAGCGCACTCGCCACGTCACTGGCCGTCAGCATGGTCTCGCGGAGCGCCAGCCACTCGGGGCTGCGCTGGTCCGCATACGTTCGCCCCAGTAATTCGACCACTTTGGGATCCATTCGTTTTGAAACGCCGGTCCGTCTTAAGTAGTAGTTGTGCTGCGTTCTGCTCAGCCTGCTTCTTGGTACTCGCGAACCCACAACCTAGTTCCTGCCCATCCACGATGACCGTCACCATGAATGTGCCGTCCCGGTGAGCGTCGACCCGATAGTCGGGAAGGGCGAGCTTTTCCGCCTGGCACCACCTCATGAGTTGATCCTTATAATTGTCGTCCGTGAGGTTCGTCTCAACCTTTTCAAACGACTCGATGATGAATCGTTTGGCATGGACCATCCCGAGGTCCAGATACACGGCACCTATGAAAGCCTCGAATACGTCCTCGAGAATCTTAGGATTGGTGTTCCACCCGTTGCGCATGCCCTTTTCGTCCATGATGATCCACTTGTCAAATTCAAGCGTCTTGGCTATGGTGGCGAGCGTCGTGCCACGGACCATCTTCGTACGGGCCTTTGTCAGGAACCCCTCCTGCTCTTTTTCATGCTTGTCAAACAGGAACTTGGTCACGACGAAACCTAGAACGGAATCACCCATAAATTCGAGCGTCTCATACGAGGACCCGAGATTCTCAAAGCGCTTAAGTGCGGATTTATGGGTGAATGCGCGTGTGTAAAGTTTTTGATCTTTGATCTTGGTTCCCAGAAGCGCGTCAAGGACGCTTCTGGGAGGACCTGGGATCGGCTCCTCCATCTTGTTGTATATTATTACACTAGGTTTAAGCCTCAAGGGGCGTGACGGAGTCACGCAGCCTTGGGGTCCGATTCGCTGCGCGAATCGTCTCTACTTCTTCGCCACCTTGGGGCGCGCAGCCGCCGGCTTCTTCTCCGTCTCGGCCTTCTCCACGACCGGCTTCTCCGCCTTGATGTAGTGCTGGTTCAGGTACTTCTGGATGTTCAGGAACGTCACCTGGGTACCCTCCGGCACGTTCAGCAGTGCCTTCAGGGTCTCGTCCAGGCTGATGTTCTGGCCAGCCTTCAGCGCCTTCTCCGTCACGTAGGCATTCACCGCCTTGGTCACGGCCGAGCGGGAGATTAGCTCACCGGCCGGCAGACTCAGGAACTTGTGCAGAGCCTCGGTCACCTGCTGGGGCTTGTTGAAGCCGTTGTTCTGTGCACGGGCCGCCTTCTTCTCGCCCGTCGGGTCCTCGATGTCACCCAGGACCTTGCGGACCATCTTACGCAGGGACTTCAAATCCTTCTGCAGGGCCTGGACATCAGCAGCAATAGTCTCGAGCGTGGCAGGAGTAGACATCTTCTACTATGTACTGGGCTCGAGTCTTTAAACCAGGAGTAGCGCCATGAAGACCATCAGAGCCACGAGAAGCAACATGAAGAAGAACCTTCTGTGATATGGGGGTTCAGGTGTCCGTGGGACGGGGGCGAACGGCGCTTCCCATTTCCGCCACGTCGCCATATCACTCGTCTTGAGTTCCTCACCAAAGCCAGGGGGTAGATTCACACCACGCGTTTGTTTATATTCTCCAATCATTGATGGTGGAGACTCTGAGCAGGCGGGGTTGCAGCACCCAGGGGCGCATGGATGGACGATACCGTCCTGTCGATCTATCCAGCCGCAAAACGTCCCCGTGAGGCTGGGCAGACACATGCACCGCGTGTCGCACATTGATATCTAACGAGAAATTAGTCGGTGCGCCCAAGCACTCTTTGTTTAAAAATTTTCAATTACTAAAGATGGAGTTTGGTGCCCCAGTGAAGCTGCCAGACGGTCGCCGCTTCCTCAAAATCTCTGGTTGCGTGATTCAGTTGAACAACGTCAAGGTCCAGGAGGGTCTGACCGCCGCCAACCCGACGCTCGAAGTCCCAGAGTCTCTTCAGGAGAAAATCTCGGTTCTAGATGAGGAGATTGTTTCCCGTGCCAAGGCGGACAAGCAGGCGTGGTTCGGCGCGGACCTCAAGGACGATACCATCCAGGGCGCGTTCCAGTCGAGCTTGACGGACGGCACGCTCAGCGCCAGCCTCGCCAAGGTCAAGGGGTCCGTGGTCACCAAGGCGTTCGACAGCCAGAAGGTGGCCATCGAGCTCGAGTCGATCGGCGAGGGTGCGCAGTGCGATGTGTTGGTCGAGCTGGCCGGTCTGTGGTTCCTGAAAAAGTCCTTCGGTGCCGTGTGGCGGGTGGTTCAGGCACGCGTCCGCGCAGCCCCCAAGGCTCCATCTTTCCCTACCCAGTACATGTTCGAGGACGAGGTCGAGGAGGCGGCAGCAGAGGACGATCCGGCCGACTACATTGACTGAAAAAATTATCGGTACCTATTAATAAATGCTGAACCGCAAGACTATCGTGGCACTGGTCCTCCTGGCGATCCTGGCATTTGTGCTGTTCGCACCCCAGATGAGCTTCTTCGCACAGGCGGCCGGTGGTGTCCAGGGCGACGGTCTGGCCCGCCCGGGTATGACTCTGAACGCCGCTCCAGTGGACGGCAGCGCCGCCTCGTACGACGTGTCCGCAGCAGGCCTCATTCCCCGTGAGGTGGCGGTGACTGAGGATTTCGGCAAGTTCGCCCCGGACCAGATCCTTCAGGGCCAGAACTACCTGGACCCGCGCAGCCAGATTGGCTACCCGGAGACGATCGGCGGTGTCCTGCGCAACGCCAACCAGCAGTTCCGCAGCGAGCCGACGAACCCCCGCGCCCCCGTCAGCATCTTCAACCTCAGCACGATCCCCCCTGACACGATGCGCCCGCGTTTCGAGATCAGCCCCGAGTACGCTTAATTGCGTCAGTCCTTGGTTAAATAAGTGCTTGGTAAATAATAGATGGCCGACTTTGCCCAGATTATGAACGAATGGATCACTCTCAAGACGCAGCTCTCGGCGGCCCGCAAGGACCTCGCCGTGCTCAATAAACGTGAAAAAGAACTCAAAAAGTTTGTGACGACCCACATGGCTCAGAACGATATCGACACCGTCAAGGTCAAGGACAAGGTCAAGGTGAACCTCAAGACGAAAAAGACCAAGGGTGGCATCACCAAGGATGTTATCCGCGTGGGTCTTATGAATTATTTTGAGCAGGATGCGGCCCGGACCGATGGGGCCCTTTTGGCCATCATCGCGGCTCAGCCCGTCAAGGAGGTGGCTTCGGTTTCGGTAAGCGGGCTTAAGGCTTAGGAACCCTAAACAAACAAGTAAACAATGGGTCTCGGTGACGAGTACTCACGCGACGCTCTGTTCAGGCGATCGGGTCACAACGACTCCGACTCGGACCCCGATCGTGAAGAGAGCCCTGAGCCCCTCCATCCAGAGGATTGGGAGGCGATGTATTGTGATGAAATTTACGCAGACGTGTGCCGTATCCAGGGTTTCGCGTGGGACAACCACGCCCTAGTCCTGGCGCGCTATGGAGTGGCTGAATACTGCGACCTCCTGCATAACCAGGACAAGTGGTGGAAGGATGTCAACCTCAAGATGCCCGTGGTGGCTCTATGGAAGAACCTCAATCTAGTGTCTGAACTGGACGCACAGGCTTTTCAGAACTGGCTCGAACATTATATCCAGCTCTACTAGTAAAAGATGCTTGACTTGGCCGCTCCCAAGGTGGCTGTGCCTGCGACTGTATTCATGGTGGTCCAAGCGCTCGATCAAACGCGGGAATATGCCGCATTGCTCGTGCCGCTCATCTCATGGATCATCATCAAGTTTATCCTCCGTCTGACCTTGACCCGTACTGACATCATCGTGACTGGCGTCCTGTCCGGCCTCCTCGGCGCCGTGCCCGTGCCCGTCGACGCAAGCATCGTCGTGGTCCTCAAGGGCGTCGTCTTCCTCTTTATATTTTCGTATTTAAGAATTGCCTTTCCTACTTATTATTGAGCAATGAAATGGCTCGTCTTAGGGCCGGGTGCGATGGCCTTTTATGCCATCCTAGGACAGTTGTCACAAGTTGACACGCGTGAGGTCCAGGCCGTGAGCGGGTCGAGCGCGGGCGCGATCCTCGCTTTTCTATGGGTCGTCTTTGACGGGTCCGTCCCGGACGTTCTGGACTTTGCACTCGCCATCCAAGTTGACAAACTCATGAAACCAAATATTAAAAATTTTTTAACCAACTTTGGACTCGTGCCGATGCACGAGATCCGGCGGACGCTGTCCAAAGCAATTTTTAAAAAATTTAAATTGAGTGATATGACCTTCGGTGAGTTGTGGGAACGGCGGCCCATGACCATGTACGTGTCGGCCTATTGCACAGAGCGTAGTCAGACCGAGTACTTTTCACACGAGACGCACCGGGACACGAGCGTCCTAGACGCCATCTGCGCATCGATCGCGGTTCCCTTGCTGTTCTCGACCGTGAAGATTGGCGAGTGGCGCTACATCGACGGCGGCTTCCAAGAGGACGCGCCCGGTCTGCCGTTCGTCACCAGGCCGAAACACGAGATACTCATGATCTGCATCACGCCGCCTCCACCGGCAACGGGGCCGTCGACGTCACTCGCCTCGTACATAGGGAACGTGTTTGCTGGGATCCTGCGTCTGAGATACAAATACGATTACCCAAATTACTGCATCGACGCTGAAAATATAGATATTTTCGACTTTGGCGCAGACGGTCTAGAACTCTTCGTCTATGGACAAAAATCTAGGAGACTATTAAATGAGGCATATAATCCGATCGGGCTATACGGTCAGCCGGACTGCCAAGAAAATCTCGGTCAAGGCGATCCCGGGTCGCAAGTCCTACACGTACATGCGGAAGGCGGGCTTTACCCGCGTGAAACCGATGCCGACCTACGACGTGGGGGCGATCGGCAAGGGGCCCAAGCTGATCGGCCGGCTGAAGAAGGGCATGCTGACCTCGTACGGGTACCACCCGGTCGAGGCCAAGACGAACCGCTACAAGGCGCTGAGCAAGGCGATCAGCAAGGGTAAGGAGGCTCCCCTGTCCGTTTTTCGCCGTCTTCAGGCCATCGGGACCCTGACCAAGCGCACCCTGCCCCGCGCATCCCGCATCTACAAGGCTGACGCCAAGTGGGTCCGCGACAAGTACGCATCCGGGTTCAAAAGTAAATCTCGCTAAACTATAAAATGGCTATGATTCCAGGCGGCCTTGCCGCCCAACCAGGCTCTGGTGCGATGATGGTGGGTCAGGCGGCCCGCGGTTTTGGTGGCGCCATGTGGCACGCTCTCCGTGCCGGCGCGGTAGCTGCTCCCGCCCCCGTGACCATCCAGATGCCCACGGGCGGCATGAATGCGGCGAGCGCGGCAGCCATGACGGCCATCGCGGCCCAGGTTTCCACTGAGACGGCCGCGTTTATTCAGCGCGTGGCCCCTTACGTCAAGGGTTCGTTCTACGGTTTTGCGATTATCCTTTGCCTCGTCATCATCGAGAAGGTTTATAGCGGGCCCGTCGGCGCCCTACTGATGTCGGCTGCCAAGGGGCTCATGGTCGTCCTGCGCGCGGGTGCGCCGGTCGCACGTGCCGGTACCGTCAAGTTTGTCAAGGCGGTCGGCCGTCTTCTCAAGGCTCTGTACGCCCTGCCCGCTCACATCCGCGACGCCATCCTCGAGCGCGTGGCCGCTGTCCAGACCTGGGCCCATCGCAAGATTCGCACGGTCCGCGAGGGCCTTGCTGTCGTCCACGGCTACGTCAGATCGAGCCGCAATGCGGTGGTCGGCACAATGCGCCGATCCCTGGCCCGCGTCAGAGCGGCGGGTGCCCGTGTCCGCACGACCGTCGGTGGCTTCCGCCAGCGCCTCAAGGCCAAGGAGAATGCGGCCACCATGGCCCGCAACCAGAAGATCCGCGCGAACCTCGCGGGCATCAACCAGCGCGTCACGGCCAACGAGGAGCGCCGTATTCAAGCCCTGATCAACAAGGTCAAGCGGACTTCGGCCCCTCTGACCGGCCGGGAAAAGCGCGAATACCTAAAACTCACACGCCGTGAAGAAAAGGCGGCCATGATGAACGTCAACAGCGCCGCCCGCGCCCTCACGTCCCTCCGCGGTCGCCGGAGTCACTAAGGGTCACACGGTTTTTATGAACTGCCAGCGCAGCTCGTGACACACGCCCCTCCAAATTTCATCCTGTTTGTAGAGTTTCTCTTTTGACTTGAGGAGCGGGAAGCACGGCAGGTAGTCGTCCTCGCCCAAAAGCTCGCAAAACTTGTACAGGGTGTAGGAATAGCTTAAAAAGTTTTTACGGTCCTTTGGCCGATGTTTCTCAAATGGTTTCTGTATCTGATGGAACATGAGTCGTAGCCGGTCTTCAAGGGCCTGACTCATTGTAGGGGGCTGAATCCCGTTGAGAATCGTCGTGATATATGGCACGTGCTCGTAGTACTTTGACTTGTCCAGCTTTTTGAGCAGCGCCTTGACTTTTTCATGAGTAATTTCAGAAAGTTCTTTAATTTTTTGTTTTCTAAATTCTGCTCGTAGCTGATCGATAACCTCGGGTGGTACGCTCGTAGACTCCTTGGCCTGGAACTGGCTGACCCACTCGTTAAAGTGGTTCTCGCGTTTGTACGAGTAGACGATGTTCTTCTCCATCTCCTGCTCCTCCTTGAACCCAATCTCCTCACCCTGCACGTACTCGACGTAGCCACACTCCACGCACGAGTCCTCGCTCTGCGCCTCGTCAAAATTGAATGAAAAGTTGGCCCCGCAGTTCGGGCAGGGCTTCCGCCACTTGTCGACGGTCCTGGCCGAACCGTACACCTCCTCGATCTCAGCCAGATAGGCCTGATAGATGTCCTGACGCTGCACCCCCTTGCGCGACGAAATTTTGATATTGGCCACGGTCCGCGTGCTCGTCTCCGCCGTCGACTCTTGATGATACTCCTTTATAAAGGGTGACGTCCGTGCCATATATTCGAACATCTCGCTCTCGATGGCCGGTACGTCCCGTGGGTCAGCCGCCGCGATAAGATCCTGAAACTCACGCACCTTTTCATTGAAACGCGCCTCCATCACTAGGAATAATTCCTCGGAAACTTTTATATATGGACATAGTCTACTTCTTTTGGCCCAAAAATTTCAAAATTTTAAACATCTACGAGGTCCAAGATCGAACCCTGACCGAGGTTGGCGCCCCGCCCCCCGTCGGCGTCACGCGGGTCACACGGTACCGGCTCGGCGGCCGGGTCCACACGTGCCTCGGGACGTCCTGGCCACCCACGGGTCACACAATGCGCTTACCAATCGCGAAAGCCTGGGTCGAGTCAACAGGCCGTGACGTCACAGACGACATGAAAAGACTCGAGGGGCCCTCGTGGCTGGTGGGTTCTCACTGGGTCCCTCTACTCCCCAGGGTCACGTTCTCATGTGGTCTTGGATCTCACGGAATTAATTTTAATGTAAAAGTTTTTAAAAGATTTCTTCTGAAGGATGAGGGTTCGATCAGGATCGATTTCAGTCCATTTTTGGAGCGAGGTAAAACTTGACATCTCCGAGGTTGGCGATGCCGTACCGGAACACGATGGGCATCTGATCGTCGCTCGAGTCCTGCATGAGTTGGACGCTCGAGCACAGCCCCGTCGCCTTTGTGAATAGGTTGATGTACTTGAGGTTGTACGTGGCGCTCGTCCGCGTCTTCACCTCGTCCCCAAACTCGAGGATCGTCTCCTGATCCGCAAAGTCCCCACGGCACGCCAACTCGAGCTTCGTCCCGTGCCGCGTGATCGTCATGTCGTTCGCCAAGTTGCCCATGTCGCGCGCGACCCTCTGAAAGTCTATGCTCGGCATGGTCGTGATGACGTCCATACAAATGTCCGGGACCTCGAGGATATCCTCGTTAATGTCCAAGAGCTTCAACTTGAAATTCGTCTTGGACTTTTTGGCCGCATTCTCAATCACGCACTCGAGAGAGTCCGTGTCCCTGATGGTCATCGTCAGCGTGTCCGACGGGCCGACCGACTTGAGCAACTTGTACGTGTTGGCCATGTTCAGACCGGCCGCAAACTCCGCCGGACACGTGTACTCTTCAAAGTTCTCGGCGGCCAAAAGCATGTGGACAAGCGTCACACGGGCCGTATCCAGTGTCAGGACCTTCACCCCAGCGGGTGTAAAGTAAACATTCACGTCGTTTATGATATCCTTGAGAACTTCAAAAATACCTTTAATAGCCGAGGCCTGAATAGTCTTCAGGTGCATCCTTGCCTTTTTACTTGTCCGCACTCTTTAGTTGATAAGCCTCCTTTGGATCTTTGCTAATCTTCTCTTTGAGTTCGGCGGTCAGCATAGGTTGCATCGAGGTTCCGTACGCATCCAGGCTGAACATATCCGGGCCGCCCTCGTCCCCGTCGAGCGTGGCACAGAACACCCCCGCACCATCCCACATCTCAATCTCCTGGGGAATCATAGACTCGAGCCAATTCTTAACCTCGGCCCCCACGAGAATCTGGCCACTGGACGTGATGAGCGTCGGCACGCGCGTCACCTTCTCCGTCTTGGGCCGCCCCTGCGTGGTGACGTTGTGGAATCGAAGCATCTGCCCGAGACTCGGGTGCTCCTTGACGAGGCTCAAGACATCCATGCAGTACTGACATTTGTCACTGAAGACCAACAGGGCCATCCTATTAAGTCGCTCTTCTTTTCTTCATTTTTTTTGGACGCATCAAGTAAATGAAGGCTGACATTGTGATACTCGGATCGGTCGCCGCCATCCTCGGAATCCTGTTCCTGAACTCGTCCTCGGTCGCGGGTTTTGCCGAGCCCGTCACGCCACAGGTCCCCCCGAACGTCATCCAGGTTATCATCGAGGCCCTGCAGCGCCAGGAGCCCTGGCTGCAGCCCGTCGAGACCATCTACGTGACCCCCAAGTCCGGTGCCCAGAGCGGTATCACGTACGACGCCCGTCTCCTGTTCCTGGACACGCGCGGATTCTTCGGCGTCCAGTACGACGTGACGGCCGGCGTTTCCCCAGAGGGTGCGGTCCAGATCCTGTCAAAGACGAGCTCGAGCTCGCCCGACCGCAGCGGCCCCTTCCAGTCCTACGCACCCGACAAGTACCAGCCTTACGAGGACATCAACCAGGCCCTGAACGATCAGCTCACGAGCGTCCTCGCGGCGTCGCGTCAGCTCCCTGGTAAACAAGTGCAGTTTTAGTAGAAGGGATGATCAGTGCATCCGAAATCGCAAGCCGGGAACAAGCCCGGCGCAACCTCCGAAAGGAAACGTACCGTGTCATCATTGACCAATTTTCTCGAAAAATTCAGGCTGCGTCCGAACGCCGCGAGCCGTTCGTGACCCTTATCGTCCCCCCTTTCGTCATAGGGTTCCCCATGTACCCCTTTGACGAGGCCCTCGTGTACCTGCGTCGCCAACTCGTGATTTCCGGGTACTCTGTGAGTCAGGGGCTCGAGCCCGGTCAGCTCGTCGTGAATTGGCAAAAGGCCCGACCCAAGGCGGCGCCACGGGAGGCGCCCGTGTATTCGGAGGGGGACGACTTTTTCGCAAGCCTCGCGAACCTCCAAAAGACGGCCCAGCAGATAAGGGCAAAAGGCAAGTAACTGATAGGAATGAACCACCGCATCTATCAGGCCCTCCTCGAGAACCCCCGCGTGCCCATCATCGTCGCGCATGGCCCGGCGGGCACGGCTAAAACAATGATGGCGTGTCACGCGGCCGCCGCAAGCCAACGCCACGACCGGGTGATCATGACCCGTCCGGCCGTGTCAGTTGACGAGCAGCACGGTTTCCTCCCGGGGAACCTGAACAAGAAGATGGAGCCCTGGGTCGCCCCCATGACCGACTATCTCCGGGCGTCCAAGCAGAAGAAGATCGAGGTGTGCCCCCTGGCCTACATGCGCGGTCGCACGTTCGATCACTCGTGGATCCTGGCCGACGAGATGCAAAACTCCACACCCAATCAGATGCGCATGGTCCTCACGCGCCTCGGCCGCGACTCCAAGCTCGTCATCACGGGTGACACGGGCCAGCACGACCGCGGGTTCGAAAAGAACGGCCTCCTCGACCTCGTGACGCGTCTGGCCGACTCGCCGATCCCGGGCATCGAGGTGGTCAAGTTCACAGAGGCTGACATCAAGCGTCACGAGATTATCAAGGAGATCCTGCGTTTGTACGGGCCGTGAGTTTTCCCAATCTGAAAGCCCAGAGCTCTTGCGCAGTATTTGTTCAGCTCCCCGAAACTTTAGATTTTATTAAAATATTGATTTTTTTTAGCCTAAAATTTTCTTGAACAAAGGCTTTGGGGTTTCAGATCCGGAAAAGGGGTAGGACCCCTTCATAAATTAAATATTATAGGGTCCTACCCCTTTCCTAATCTGAAACCCCAAAGGTCTTGCACGGGATTTGTTCAGCTCCCTAAAACTTTAAATTTTCTTAAATTATTCATTTTTCTTGGCTTGAATTTTTTTTGAACAAGTGCTTTGGGGTTTCAGATTGGGAAAACCTTAAAAAAGTCGTGACCAGTTTCAGTATGAAGTGTTCCGTGACATGGTGCTCGGACAAGGGTGACCCGTACTTTGGGGGCAGGTGCACCGAGCACGCACTCGAGTGGCTCGCGACCCTCAGCCCGGCTGACCGTGACAAGGCTCTCGGCCCCACTATAGGTTTTCCTAAAGTGCTCAGACCCCAGGACGCGGACAAATCAGGAAAATTTATTTTCTTGGAGAGAGACAATGGAGACGAAGACATGTCCGGACTGTGGGAAGGTGTTCGAGAGCCGGTGGTTGTCGAAGGTTCAAGAAAGGTACGACGTGCACAGAGCGCGGGCCAATCCGTGCACGCGCAAGAAGGGTGACCCCTGGGCCAAGGAGAACCCAGTCAGAGAACTTGCGCCGGTCCCGGGGCTCGAGGACCTCAACGCATCATGTGTGAATCTCAGCGCACACACGAGAAATACGCACGTCATATCGAGCTCGTTTGATCAGATGAATTCTCACGCGCCATTCGCATGTATGCCCAACATCGATCGAAACGTGGTCCATTACGTGTTCGAGGGTGAAGCACGCCAGGCGCCTCTCCAAGCCTTCGTGGACTTGTGGTTCCTGACTGTATTTTTTCCAAAAGTGGTGCCGAAACTCAGGGCTACATGGCCCGGGTGGCCGAGTTTTGCAGGACGCGTGTCCGACCTTACGAGCTCTTATATGTTCGGTTCGGAAATTAGAGCTGGACAGATGCGACTACTCAAACGTTCAGAATTGTACCGCAAATCGTCGATTGCCATCAAAAATCACCTAAAAAACGTGGTAAAGACGCAGCGTCTAGATCTTCATATACGAATCATGGGATTGCCCACGGGTGAGGGTGAGGTGGCGGCCGAGCTCACATCCGACGCGCCACCCGGCGGGCCCGCCATCAGCCTTTTTACAAAAATTATTCAACCAGGTGATAAAGGGGAATTTTATATAGTGAAGGAAGGTCCCATTCCCGAAGTAGTCCGATGGGACCCTAGTTTCGGCTACGGCGTGCCCGTCATGACCGTCGTCAAAGGTGCTTAAAAAGTACCCGACTTTCATAATTATGGAGATTACTCCTGTGCTCTCGTGCCCGTGCCGGCCCGGGTTCGCGTACAAGTCCCCCGAGTCGCTCGTCATGCACAAGCGCTCTAAAATGCACAGGACTTGGGTCGGTCAACAGGAGGTCAAGGACGTCCGAGCCACTTCCAAAACTTTTGAAAATGAAATTGAACGTCTGAAAAATAGACTCAAGCACCGTGAAGAGGTTGAAGCCGAGCTCCTCGTCAGAATTCGTTCCCTTACGGAAGAGGTTGCGTATTGGAAGGGCTACTTCAATGAGAGATTCGTTCAGTAAAAGGGCGCGCTTCGCCCGCCCGTTTCTTTTGCTGAATGTTATTAATGGAGGTCCTCAACGATGCTGAGCGCCGCTTTTCCCGCAAGCTCGTGGACGCCATGCTTCCAGAGCTCATCCAGACCTTTTGGGATGTCTGGGAGGATACGAAAAAGGAAAACAAGGATCGCAAGTTGGTCGAGAACTATCGTCAGAACCTGCGCAAGGTCAAGGGTGAATGGTCGAACGTCAAGGTCAAGCAGCACGTGGCCAACATCATCAAGGAGTGTCCGCTGTTCCCGCGGCTCATCGCGGCCGTATTCGTCATCCACGTCAAGATTCTCAGTTCGATTCGGGTCGACAAGTCGAGCAAAAAGATTTCTTTGAAGTTGCCGAGCAACGATGTGTTTGTCCACACGTGCTTTATCGAGTGTGCCCGGGACATGTATGAGGAGCCCTGGGTCATCACGGACGAAAAGCCCGTGTCCGAGCGCCGGGCCGAACTGAACACGCGCTTCACCAAGTGCATCCGCGAGACGATCGAGAACCTCGTGCCGACCGAGGAGATTCTCAACACGTACTTGACCTTGCCCGAAGAGGAGACCAATCTCGAGATGGAGCACGACGGCTACGAGGAGGAGCAGGAGGAGGAGCGTCCGGACGTGGGCGAGGCTCTGGATGCCGTGGACAACATCGAACAGGAGGCGCCCCTGGCGGACGGCGCGCCACCCGCGGGCACAATTCAGTCCACCGAGCTCCCAGACCCGGTGGAGACGCCCGGTGGGACCAAGACGGTCGCCGTCACGCCCGCGCCGGCCGCGCCCATCCACAGGGAGTCTCTGTTCCCGGACGCGCCCGAGATGGGCAAAAAAGGTCTAGAGGAGTAACATATGGATCACTACTTCAGACAGCCCTGGTCGGCGGCCCTCATCGCGGCGGCCGCCACCATGGCCTACATCTACGGACGTAACAAGATGAACGGGAAGAGCAACGTGCCCAACTCCGAGTACGCCAAGCCCGCCTTTCTCGTGGCCCTCCTCGTCTATCTCGTCGTCAGCCAGGGCACTGGACAACGCGAGTCTGTAAGTCTTGAACCGTTTTAATACCGAGGGGTTCACCCCTCGAATCTCTCCGCCCGTGCTAAATCCAGCTTAAAAAGATCAAAACATAAATTACTAATGAGCTCGCTCGACGCCTTCAACGACATGATGGGTCAATTCCTGAACGAGCTCGTCCTCACATTTCCAGAAGAGAAGAGCATCCAGAAGTTCCAGGCGGGTTTCGAGGTGTGGCGGGTCGCCACGCCCCGTGCGACCCTCGAGGGCTTTATGAAGTCGGTCGGCCCGCACGCGTCCAAGCTTATGGCCAAGGATGAGTCCTTTTTTCTCGAAAATGCGAAAGATATTGATTTCCTGAAGGATATCAACCTGCACGTGATCTGGACCCCAGAGACGAGCCCTGCGACCAAGGCGGCGATCTGGCAGTACATGCAGACCCTGCACATCCTCGGTATGACTCTGTCCATGTTCCCCCCAGAGACCCTTGAGGCTATCGAGTCGGCGGCCAAGAAGTGCGCCGAGAGCGGTGCGTTCGACCCGAGCGCGATGCAGGGCCTTCTGGCGGGCCTGATGGGTGGGGCCGGTGGGAACCCGTTCGCGGCGCTCATGGGTGCGGCGGCTCCTCAGCAGCCGCGTCGCCCGCGTCCCGGGCAGCGTCAGGTTCGTCGGAAGCCAGGGGGGCCGCCGCCTCTTCTGTAAAAAAATCAGGGCCCAAAGTAGAGATGGATCCACGCGAAGTCTTCAGATCCGACAAGCTCCTCGAGTTTTGGCCGACGGCCATGCAGTCGTCCAAGGACCGCGTCGCAGCCACGACCCGTTTCATTGTCTACGCCATGTGCATCCTGTATCTCATCAAGCGCGACGCCCGTATCCTCGCACTGGGCATACTTGTGCTCGCAGTGCTCTATTTCCTCTGGACTTCGAACATGATCCCAGACGGCCAGCTCCGCCCCACGTTCGGCGACGGGCGGACCCCATGGTTCGGCCGCGACACCGTGACAATGCCCACCATCGACAACCCCATGGCGAACGTTCTTTACACGGACTACACGGACCGGCCCGACCGGCCCGCTGCGGCTTGGTACCCGAGCGTCAAGCAGGAGGTTTCCCAGGCTTGGGAGTTTATCCATCCGTTTGAAAAGAAGCGCGACGCCGAACGCAACTTTTACACCGCGCCCAGCAGCACGATCCCCAACGACCAGACGGCGTTCGCCGAGGCCTCCTTCGGCCCGAAGTTCGGCCCCTTCTGCAAGGATGGCTCCGGCACATGCGACATGGATTCGGACCGCTTCCACTTCCCGGAGCGGCAGCAGATGCGGGCCGGCAATGGCCGCTAATTTTCTGGGACTAGAGTAACTATGGGGCGGACTCTGCAAACAGATGGCCTCACGCTCCAGGAGCAGATTTGGCAAGGGCCCGCGACCGTCGTCCTCGACGATGTGGTGCGCGTGGAGGACATGCTGCGTCCCCAGACGACCGACCGCTGGAACCGCTTCTACAACGAGCGGGCCAATGATTTCCCGAATCTCTATATTCAGGAGCCGTTTCCCGTCCTGACGTGGAACCCAATCAGCACGTACAGCAACGATCAGAACAACCGATTCGATCAGCGCAATCCGACCGTCGCCGTCGGCAACCCGAAGGGCGCTCCGTGGTCCACGATGTCGGGCCCCGGTGGGCGGCCGTACTTTGGCTAGAGTAGGGCTCCGCCCTACTCGCAAAATAAAACCCAAACTAAAAGTAACATGGACCCTTTGGCCCTAATGGCAGTCGTCGGTCTTGTGTTTGCCGGTCAGCGTTTCAGCGCCGACTCTTCCCCGGCAACCACTATTCCAGCAAAGCCCCCTCATCAGATTACGCGTGGGGATCTCATTCAGGCGGACACGAATTTCGCCCAGCAGGATGCTCAGATGCAGGTCCGTCGCGGAGACGGCCGGTCGTTCCAGGGGTTCGAGGTGGGTGCGAAGCGCGAGGTGGCGTCGTTCGGTGACCGCGACCCCAAGGCGAACCGCTTCCCGTTCGGTCAGCCCGTCTACGATCTGTATAACCGTCAGAATGTGACGAACAAGATGAATAACCTGCAGCCCATCGAGCGCAAGAACGTTGGCCCGGGTCTGGGCGTCGACCCCAACGTCCCGGCCCTGGGTGGCTTCCAGCAGTATTTCCGCGTCTTGCCGAACAACGTGAACGAGGAGAAGCTCGTGACGCTGCCGGGCGGCAAGGGGCCCTCGGACGCATTCGTCAAGCAGGGTGGCACGACTCTGGGTGGTCAGGGTCAGCTTATCAACGGCCGGATGACGCATCAGGCCAAGGCGACCAAGGCGTGGACGCGCGCGCCCGCACAGAATCAGGGGCAGGGGCAGGGCGGAGCGCTCATCGCGCCCGAGGGCCGTCCGGACAACATCAAGACTCGCAAGACGACGAATCGTCAAGAGACGGGTCAGCGCGGGGACACGCTCGAGTACGGCCCGGCCCAGTGGGGTGTGTACCTGCCGTATAGCAACGGGCTGACCGACCGCCAGCTCCCCCACTCGACCGGCAACCGTGTCAACCCGGATCGGGCCGCCAACGCCGGGCGCATGAACGTCCGTGCCGATCCTCAGGGCGCCGTCGGCACCATGACCAACCTGCGCGCCGAGTCTGTGGCGGTGCCCGTGCCTCACATGAACGGCGGCCGCTTCCAGAACTACAAGCCGGCAGACATGTGGAAACTGAATCAGTTCAAGACGCAGGCGAATCCTCTAGCCTCTGCAGCCAATCTCAACATGGCTCGTGATGTTCTCAAGGCGAACCCGATCGCCATGCCTCCGTTGTCGGTCGTGTGAGAGTCCAGGGACCGTGCTTTTTTTCCAGGCCCATTAGTAAATGAGCGGAGGCATTGTTCAGCTCGTCTCGATTGGCGCCCAGGATACTTGGCTGTCGGGCAAGCCGGAAGTTTCATTTTATCGTTCGAACTACAAGCGCTACACCCACTACGCGGCGACCAACGAGCGTCAGCTGATCCAGGGTCAGCCGACCGCTGGCTCCATCTCGACGCTCCGCTTCGAGAAGAAGGGTGACCTGCTCAGCTACGTGTACTTCATGGCCCGCGACTCGAACGCGGCCCCTGTGGTCAATCTGAACTGGTCCAGTGTTATCGACAAGGTTGAGTTGCTGATCGGTGGCCAGGTCATCGACATGCAGGACTTCCAGTACATGACCGACGTCGAGCCCGTGACCGGCGCGCAGACGTTTAACCAGCGCTACCTGAACAACAACGCCGTGAGCGCCCAGAGCCCCACGAACGCTCAGGCCACCTTTTTCCCCCTCAAGTTCTTCTTCTGCAAGGACTGGGCCGCGGCCCTGCCCCTCGTGGCCCTGCAGTACCACGATGTGGAGCTGCGTATCACGTGGTCGAGAAACCTCGGGGGCTTGACGGCCGGCACCACTGCCGCCGCCGCCGGCCCCACCTACGCAGGTATCCAGTACACGGCCTGGGCCAACTTCGTGTACCTGGACCAGGCTGAGCGCGAGTTCTTCTCCAAGAATGCTCACGACATGCTGATCACCCAGGTGCAGCGCATTCCCATCGGCACCCAGCCCGTCCAGGAGCTGGCGCTGGCCCACCCGGTCAAGTTCCTGGCCTTCCAGTCCAACAACTACGCCCTGGCCTACGGCACCAATGGTGCGGGCTCGGCCGTGGCCACCAACATGCAGCTCAAGGTGCAGATCAACGGCGTGGACGTCTCCGAGTCTCGCCACCTGCCCGCCTACGTGGACATTGCCCAGTACTACCACACGTCCTACGGTTACTCGCACAACTCGGCACTGGCCAACGTGGCGGTCATCCCGTACTGCCTGGACACCTCCAAGCTGCAGCCGACCGGCACCCTCAACTTCTCCCGCCTGGACACGTACCGCCTGATCACCCCCGTGGGCCTGGCGAACGGTCTGCGTGGCCTGGCTTCGGCGGCCGTGACCCAGCCCTTCATCTACGCGATCAACTACAACGTGCTGCGCATCCAGAAGGGGATGGGGAGCGTTTTGTATAGCTCCTAGACACGCTTTTTTCTTGGTTACTAACAGATGGGTCAGTTCTGGCCATGGCTCTTGCTTCTTGGCCTCGTGTTTCTGATTAGCTACGACCCGGGCACGCGAAACCTTGCGAATTATTTTGATCAGGACATAGTAGAGACGGATCATGGATCCGATGGAGCGACACAAGAGCATAGCCGTCCCAGTGACAAGGGACTGTGATGGCGGCCCCCCCAAATTTCTACTCGTTCATGATCGGCGGTACAAAGAATGGACCTTCGTCACCGGTGGATGCCGGCGACGGGAAATTCTCAACCCTCTTCGATGTGCCATTAGAGAACTCGAAGAGGAGACCCGTGGGATCATAAATCTGAAAAAGGGAAGTTATTCCTATTTCAGTTTTTCCTTTAGAGATGCCGAGGGCGTCAACAACGTGTACCACGTGTACGTGTTCGACGTGACGATGTCACCAGGCGAACAGTCTCACATTGTGAAACGTTTTAACGAAGAAAAATACAAAATGGAGGGGCGCGAGGTGCCGTTCCGCAAAAATTACGACGAGAATGATGGGTGTGAATTTGACACACTCGACGGAATCTCCGGGCGCCGCGACCTGTGGGAGATGATCAGGACCCACGTCATCAGAAATCCAGCATTTCATCAAGTTCTGGCCACCCCCGAGAAGCAGACGTTCTTCCTGCGCCCCTAAGCCCGATTTTAAAAGTACAAAAGAAATAGAAATGACGCAGTCAAAGATTGCCATTGCCAAGCGCCTCGCCGAACTCCGTGCAGACGGATCCGACCCCGAGACGCTTGCCCGTACCATGACCGTCATGAAGATGCATCACGAAATCGAAAAGATACTCGAGGCCCCGGGGGGGCCCGAGGCCCCTGAGGAGCCGGAGCCATTCAAACCATTGATACAGTCCCTTTTCGAAAGTTTTTTTGGAGCGGAAAGGGATTGAGCCGTCTCTTAGAGACTAAACCCTCTTATATACTATGTTCATCAAGAGGTGGACACGCAGAGGGGCGGACGCCCCGACCCACGTCCTCATGGACGGCGGCCAGCTCCACGTCACCGACAAGGACCTCGATGAATTCTACCGCGCGTACTTGGCCGACCTTGCGTGCGGCCAGAGACTCTACGTCGTCGAACAAAAGACTGAAATTTTCAAATTTTTCGTTGATATTGACTTCAAGGCGGTGAGGGCCCTTGAGGATCCCGACGCCCTCGATTTGTGCCGCCGTGTCTATGCAGCCGTAGGACAGGGTCGGTGCCTCGTGGCCCGCGCACCCCCACGCAAGGTCAAGGACGAGATCAAGTCTGGCCTGCACCTTCACTGGCCCGACCTGTGCGTGACCCGACAAGAGGCTCTCGGTCTCCGTACGCGCATCCTCCTCGAACTCGGTGACGGGAGTGAATGGGCCCAGATCATAGACGCCAGCGTCTACGGTGGCTCGGGTCTCCGAAGCATCTGGTCGCACAAGAAACCCGAGGGCGCGCCGTACGTCCCGTGGATCTCCGTTCCAAATGGGGCCGCCCTGTCGCCCGTGCCGAGCCTCGAAGCCCTCAGGCTCTTCGCCATCCGCGTCACCGGACAGCCAGTCACGAGCCCCCAAAAGATGCGCCGGGTTTCTTCGGCTCCGGGAGCCATCGATCTGAGCGACTCACGCCTCAAGGAGTTTATACGGGCGAACCTCGAGGGCCAAGGCGCGGCCAACGTCAAGGGCGTACGCAAAACGCGAGGCAAGGGTATCTGCGTTGAGACCGACTCAAGGTACTGCGAGCGGGTTCGAGCCGAGCACAAGTCAAATCACGTGTGGTTTCACATACGGGGGTGCACGATTCAACAAAGGTGCCTCGATGAGGAATGCCTCGAGTTTTCTGGACGTGAACATATTCTCCCACCTAGTATTAGTAGGGATGAAGGTCCTCGTGTGGTTAGTCCTTCTCGTCACGGTGTTGTTGATCTTCTTCCCCCGACCTGGAGTGGGTCGTTTCAGGAGTTTCGAACTGGAGGCCCACCCGTACTCGGGCCTGGATCCTCAAGAATGGAAGTCCTTCCTGACTGAGCTCCGTGCGTTCGACGCCAACCCTGAACGCGCCAGGCACCTCTACGGCGCCATAGAGCACCTGCGCAACCTCGGATTGATGAATACCAACTATACAGAGTCTGTGAATGAGATTTCTGATCGGCTCGGCCTGGAGGGTGAAACGATCGCAAATCAGGTTGCACAGGCGCGCGGAGTTCAGTTTAGACCAAAGTACTTAAACGATACAATCCCCTTGCAATCAATAGATGACCACCGTACCGGAGCCCCCGTCGGGTCAGGATTCCCAGACCCCAGATCTCACGGTCAGTGAAGCGTCCCCGCGCACGCGCTCCGGGCGCGTCACGAAGCCCCCCGTGCGTTACGAGCCCGTTGAGAAGGTCGAGGATGACTATGCGAGTGACGAGTATGACGATGACGAGTCTGATGTAGAGTCGGGCATCGAGTACAGTGATTCTGAGCTCGATGACGAGGAGGCGGACTCGGAGATGGACGACTTTATTGTGGAAGATAAAAGCGAGAGTGACGATGATGACAATGGATCCGATGGAGAGAGCACCAAGCCCAAACCCCGAGGAAAGCGCCCCACCGTGGCTCCAGTACGCTCCGCAAAAAAGTAGCCGGTTCGAGGAGCTCATTCAGAACCCCGTGGCGGTCCTCGCAATCGGAATCGTCATAGGTGTCCTTATCGTGTCCATGCGGCCTATCGTCGTGCAGGCAGGCAAGGGTGCCTAGGCCGTGATGGCATACAGGATCGCCTGACCGCTCGTTGAATCATTGCCTACAAAATCTCCCAGAGGGCCAGTTTTCTTGGCAAAAACATCCTCTTGAAGGAACCCGACCCACGCACCCTCGCGGCGCTGACTGTCCGTTTCCTTTAAGAATTCTGCATCGTAAAAGGGTGGGCGCGCCTCGTTCGACTCCCACGAGGGCGTCTTTAACTTGGGAAGGACCTCATAGGCCTTTGCAAGGAGCCAAAGGACTATTAGGAGGGCGATCACGGTGAAAATCACCGCCATCTATTTACTTTAGAGGGACATTAATTTACTGGGGGACGGTGTTGCCATCTGCGTCCACAAACTCGATCTTGGGCTTGTTCTCCGCCTCGCGCTTCGCAATCTCTGCCGCGACCTCCGCATCGGCCATCTTGACCAGGTCCTCGATTGACTTGTCTGGGAACTCCTTCTGCAGACGCTCCAGCACCTCAGCCGGGTGGGGAATCGGTGGGACGTCCGGCCGGTTGTAAAACTTGCTGTTCTCGTCACCGGGCTCGATGAACGGCGTGTCCGAACCCTCGATGGGCTTGGCCAACATGTCACGCTTGCGCTTCTCAAACATCGCCGCAGCCTGTGACTGGTTCTCGCGGTACTTGATCATAATCTCCTCGAGCTTCTCGTTGGCGTAGTGGGCGTCCTCGATCTCGTCACGCTTCGGCGGAATCAGGAGCCACTTGTACATGTCGACCACATAGATGTCACACAGCGCATCATCCTTCTGCAGGCGCTTGGCGTGCGTGGCCGCCTCGTCACGGGTCGGGAAGCACCCGCGAATCTTCATTCCGAGCTGCTCATTCTTCTGCGGCAGGTCCGGACCCACAAAAGAGATGCACGCAAAAAGCTGTCCTGGGACGCTGATGTAATCCTGCTCCAGTGACCCCATATAGAGATTCAGGGCGCTACCCTTTTAAGTATATAGATGGAGGCCCTCCGCAAATTACACAATGGTCACAAACGCCAACTCATACAGAAGTGGGTCGGGCCCGGATCATCCGTCCTCGACTGTGGGTGCGGCCGCGGCGGCGACTGGCACAAGTGGAGGGCGGTCAGGGCCCACGTGTCAGCCATAGACCCCGACCCCGCGTCCCTTGCCGAGGCCGAATCAAGGGCCCGTGAGATGGGGTTCCCCGTGCGTTTCCTCGGCACGGGTGACATCCGACAGGCCACGGACACGTACGATGTTGTTTGCTACAATTTTTCTTTGCACTACATCGTCGACTCTTTCGACGAGTCGATCGAGGCCCTGACCCGGGCCGTCAAGCCAGGAGGGCTCCTCATCGGCATCACGCCCGAACTCGCGCGGGCCGAGCTGCTCACGGGTGGTGGGCAATTCAAGGACCCTCTAGGGAACACGCTCGAGATCAAGGATGGTAAGTTATGGGTGAGCCTCACAGACGGTCCCTTCTACGCAGAGGGGCCGAAGAGCGAGCCCTTGCTCGATGCAGAGGTTCTTGTGAGTGAACTGGCCACGTGCGGCTTTCGGTGCCTCTCGTGGGCACCCATGCTTCCCGTACCCAATGGACACGTGTCGGACCTGTACTCGAGCTTTGTGTTCAGGAAAAATTAGTGGCATAGTATCAGTATGGTGGACAGGTGGGTCGTATGGGCCCTAGGCCTGGCCCTCATCATAGTTATAGTCGCGACCAACAAGCCCCCTGACTTGTTGGTCGAGGTGCGTAAACGTTACGAGCGCATAATGCAGGCCCTCCGCGACGACCCCAAGCTGGACCCGCGCTGGGAGCCCGTGAAAAAGCCCGTGATATTGACGGGCATGTGCGGCTGGGACAAGTCAAAGGGGGCCATAGCCTATAACGTGAACAAGGGGTATGAGATTTACCTGTGTCTGACGGGAGAGTCCATCGACGAAAAGAGGATCAACACGGCTACACATGTGCTTATTCACGAACTGTCTCACTCGACGGTTCGGGAATACGAACATTCAGATTCTTTTTGGAAGAATTTTAAAGATTTTCGCAAGTACCTCGCAGAAAAGGGACTCTATACACCGGGTAACGTGGGGCCATTCTGTGGGGAGAATATCAAACCATGAGTCGGGGTCGCAGACCCCCTTTCACGGATTGCGCCGGAGGGGCCCTGAAGGACGGAGGCCCTACGGGCCTCTCCCCGCCCTTCAATTCAAAAACCTATGAGCCAGGAAAAACACCAGCGCCGCCAGCGCCGCCGTCACGGCCATCGCGCTCGCCGACCCCTCCACCATGTTCGGCATGAACTGCGCCACCTTCTCCTGAATCGGCTTGCTGGTCGCCACGACCGCTGCGATGCCCGCGAGCAGCGCCATGTACTGCTCGGGCGTCAGGCCGAACGGAATCTTGCGGTTGGTTGACTGCTGCGGCTGCTGCTGAGCCTGGGGCGGCCCCGCGACCGAGCCGAACGCCATATCCTGCATCTGCATGGAGGCCCCCGGGGGAACGACGTCATCCAGAGAAGTCGAGAACTCCGCCATTTGATTTTGACCAATGTTTTTTTCGCCGTTATTCGGCGGGTCATCCAAAAGGCCCGTGGGTATGGACGAGGTGATGTCGGACGAGCCATTCGTGTCGAATGCCTCCATTCTTTACTTGGGCGGGAGTTTCTTTACCGTGACCGCTGACGCGCCCGCCTTGCGAGCGAGGCCCGGGAGGGGCGTCCCCATGTGCTTGGGGTTGTAGTTGCGCTGGTGGAACTGCCAGAATGCAGCCGAGCCGCACCGGAAGTTCTTCCTGAGCGCCGCCTTGTACCAGAACACGCAGTTGGTCACGTCGTTGCTTTTGGACGTGTTGTCCAAGACCAGACACTCGTAGTTCTCCGTGCAGGCGTCCATCACCTGGCAAAACTGGTCAAAGGTGGGAAAGACTCCAAAAAAGGCTTTGTAAAGATTTTCACGATTCTGACGGACGTTGTCACGTAGAACAAAGACATAGTCCACGTTCGTCCGAATCATAGGCGTCATGTCCATACAGTACTGGGTCGTCATCATGAAGAATATCTTCCAGTGGCGCCCATTCATAAAGAGCTGGCGGATCACCGTGTCGCGCATGAACGCCCGGTCGTACATGCAGTCGTCCATGAGTATGAAGACGGGCGTGGCCTTTCCGGCCGCCACGTTCCTCTTTTGACGCTCTATGATCTTTTCGATGGCGTCACGGTTATAGTCGCCATATACGAAAAGGTCGGGTATGAACTGCTTGTAGTGGCCATTGCCCTCCTCCGTGCCTGACATGGCGATGCCTGACGGGATCCCGCGCTTGTGCCACAGAACGTCCGTCACGAGCGTCGACTTGCCCGTGCCACGCTTGCCGATGAATACACAAACCTTGTCGTCGGCCATTTTGCTCGGATCAAACTTTTTCAGTTGGATATTCATTCCTGAGAGTATCTGTGAAATTCAGGGGGGTGAAGGAGCGCACGAGACCGAGGGAGGGCCGAAGGCCCTCGGTCGTGATCCTAGGATGTGTGTGAGCCTTCAGGGAAATAATTGCTCCGCAATTACTAGAGATGTCCGCAGGGGCTGTACAGCTCGCGGCCATCGGACAACAAGACGCGTACCTCACGGGCGTCCCGGCCGTCTCATACTTCACGGCCATCTACAGACGCCACACCCCCTTCAGTCTGCAAGCGTTCAACATCCCTTTTCAGGGCCAGCAGATTCAATGGGGTGCTCAATCCGTCTGTCGCATCCCATACAAAGGAGACCTCGTTCGAGGGGCGACCCTGGCCGTCACCCTTCCCGCCCTCGCCCCGACCTCGACCGATTTCTCGTGGCCCATCTCCATCAACCTCCAGAGACCCATCCCATTTCTTTTCGTGAATGGTAACCTAGCCACCGCCCTCCAGGTGAATATTGGCGTGCTCGACACGTACTCCATCTCCTCGGCCCTCGGCCCGACCGGCTGGCTCAGCACGTCGCCCCTCGACCCCTTTGTCAGCTACAGCACGACAACATCTAAATTCGTTTTCAATTGTTCGAGCGTCACCTTGAATGTCGCGGACGCCACGACCGTAGGCGTCTTTTGGGGCCTGGATCCGCACAGTTTCACGAGTCAGCCCACGTCCAACACGCTCCAGTGGGACGTGAGCCCTGGATCACCCCATGGCTCGTCGGCCGATTTCACGTGGGCTCAGTCGGGCTGGATCCCCACATCGGTCGCCACGTCCCAAAATCTCACGGATTCCCTCGTCACGAACGTCGCGAGCGCCGTGACCCTCACGTCCGTCACCCCCACATCGCCCGGCTACTTTGCTCAATTTGTGAACCTGAGCCTTTGGCCCGCCCCACTAGGCAACACCCCCATCATTTCTTTCACACCCGGGGGGTGCTTCAAGTTTGGCGCGGTCGGCACGTACATCATCGCCGTCACCCTTAACGTCTCCGAGCCCGTCTCGCGCATAGGCATAGGACACTGGGGTCAGGACGGTCACCCGGCTGGCACGTGGGTCGCGGGAACACCCGGCCCAGGTCAATGGGCCTGGAACGACTACGTCTACTCGTGGCTCGTCATGGCCATGCCTTTGACCCCTCTCGCCATCCTGCCCGTCACCGTCACCAACATCAATCAGTACTACTACATGGACGTCGAGACGCCGGGGGCCACCCCCCTGACCATAGGTGACGGTACGCTCGGCACGGAGATCCAGGTGACCGACGTCAACCAATACTGGTCACTGGCTTCGAATCAGACGCTCGTCAACAAGACTGTGAACCTGGGCCTCAACTGGTCCCAGTCTGGTTTCTTCCCTCAACTCGCCCCCTTGCCAGCCAGCAACGCCTTTACGTTCCTCACGACAGGCATCTACAATATCCGTGGGACCCTATCGACGACCGGCTCCAACGTCTTTTCCGTGACGCTCAGCAACGCCACGGTCGCCAACGTCATCACGTGGAACACCACCCAGTCGCGCAGCCCCACCATCAACTTCACCTTGCCCGTCCACATCACGAGTCAGACCGATCAGTACCGCATAAGCGTGGAGACCGACACACTCGCGACCCTCGCACCCGGCGCCACGTGGTTCGTCGTCGAGCAGATTGGCGTGCCGACCGGGACCACCACCCAGCCAAACAGTTTTAAAAAGAACGGTCTGCTTTTCTTGGGGAATGTTTTGTCGACCGTGGGGCAGTCCACCACCCCCTTGGCTACTCAATTGAATTTTTCACAAACTTTTTCTTCAAGAGGCACCTCGCGTCACGTGTCGGTCACACCCGGTGGGAACATCCAGTTCTCAAATGTTGGTGCGTACAAGTTTCAGGCTTATTTTGAGACGGCCAACGCCTACGTCACCAACCTGGCCATCTTCCAATCCACGAGCGACGCGCGCCCAGCCACACCCGTGTACCAAGTCTCGAGCCCTCTGAGCATCGGCACGATAGGCCCGTATACCATCGACGTCATCGCCCAGTGTAACGACACGTCCAACGTCTTTTTCATGGACGTGACCACCGTCAGCCCCGGTGGAGCCTCCAACGTCACAGCCAATGCGTTCGTCACAGTGGTGGGTGTCACCGCCCCGACCCCAAACACCTTCGAATACGTGGACTCTGTCGGCACGTACATGATAGAGAGCGCCGAGCTCCGTATCGGTGGCCAACTCATACAGACCCTGACAGGCGAGGCTATCGAGATCTATAACGATCTCACGGTCCCACAAGAGAACCAGCCGGGCCTCAAGCTCCTGACCGGTAAGCTCGACACGACGCAGTCCACACAGGACCGAACCTACTACGTCAATTTACCCTTTTTCTTTTATGGAAATTCTGAACTCTCTGTGCCCGTGTGCTCGCTGGCCCGTCAGGACATGGAAATTTACTTTAAATTCAGGGACTTCAAGTCCCTGATCTTGACTTCGAGTCAGGTGACCCAACAGACCATCGACGCGTCCGTGATCGTCGAGTACGCCTACCTGTCCAACCCAGAGGTCAACTGGATGAACAGCCACGTGCTCGATTATATAATCAGGCAGACGCAATACAAGACATATAACCTCGGGGAGAGCACGGTCGTCGACCTCGAGTTTCAAGGCCCGGTCCGTGAGATTGCGTTCGTCATACAGGACTCGGCCGCCCCGCCATACTCGTACGTACGTGACCAAGGTATAGGTCTCAGTATGACCTTCAACGGTGAAGATTTCTTGGACCAGGGTACTTCTGACTTTCACTTTATGAACTTGATCGCGCCCCTCGAGCGTCACACGCGCCAACCGGACCGGGTCGTTTACCTCGTGCCCTTTGCCCGTAGGCCCCAGGACCCCCACCCGTCGGGTTCAATCAACATGAGCCGCATCAATCAAAAGAAATTTCAAGTTTTTCTCCCGGGAACCACGTCACTGGCCACTAAACAACTTAGGGTTCTGGCCTCTTCATATAATATACTTCGGGTGTCGGACGGGCTGGCCGGGCTGATGTATGAGTAAGGGGCCAAAGGGACCCGTGGGTCCCTTTGTACAGGGAGGTTCATAAATTCAATAGAGTTCCACTACGTGAAATTTATTCATTTTATGGAGGTCGCTACGCGGCCTCGCCCCCTCATTTTTTTAGACCCAAAAGGTAGGGAATGGCCGGCCGCCAGGTTCTTGCTCAGCTCGGCCGCAACGACGTCGTCCTTTCGGGCCAGCCGGACATTACATATTTCAAAGAGGAATACAGGGCCCAGGGTCTCTTTGCGACTCGTGTCATCGATGTTCAGTTTGAGAGCCCGCCCGCCTTTGGCTCTGACGTGACCGTCGATCTGCCCCTGAACGGCGACCTCATCACGGCCATGTACGCGCGCTTTGACATTGCCGCACCCCCCGGCACCTCCTTCTACGACTCTGCCGGTGCCCTCATGATCGAACGTGTGGAGCTCTACACGGGCTCGCAACTCATAGAGCGTCTCTGGGGTGAATACATCACTCTCATCAATGAAGTTGAGGTGCCCGCGGGCCAACAGGGCGGCCTCACGAATCTCATAGGCGGGACCCTTCTGACCGGCACGAACGCACCCCTTAGCCGGTACACCGTCCCCCTGCGCTTCTCGTGCCTTGAGCGCGGCCTCCCGTGCATCCCCGGTCTCAAGTGCCGCGTCATCCTGCGCATCCCGTCGTTCTTCAGCCCCTCGGGCGACATCGCAATCCCCCTCACTTTCAAGCTCCTCACCGAGTACGTGTTCCTGGGCCAGGCTGAGCGCGAGTTCATCAGTAAGCGCGGCCCCACCATCTACCTCGCCGAGAATGTCGAGCGTGCCCGCTTCATCGCACCGGCCGGCACCTCCAACGTCCGGTGCGCCACAAACTTCCTCCACCCCGTCAAGGAGCTCTTTTTCACCATCCAGAATCAGGGAGCCAATGGATTCGATTACTATCTCGACTCATCGAACGTCTCGGGCCTCTCCAACCTCAACCAGCTCCAGTCGATGGGCATGTATTTCAACGAGGCTCAGCGCCTCGACCCCGTCATAGGGACCTACCTGTTCCTAGGTACGGCCCAATTCATAGAGAATCATACACGTGTGCCGAGCCGCCCCTTCTACATGTACTCGTTCTCACTGGACCCCGAGTCTCCCAGACCCTCGGGCGCCGTCAACTTTGGCCGGATCAAACATCAGTACTTTGATTTTTTCATGGCTCCCAGTGCCCAGAGCCGCGTGGTGTCCATATGGGCACGGTACTACCAGTTCCTCGAGGTCACGGGCTTCAAGACGGCTCGCGTCCTCTTCGACAACATGGATGAAACTGGCCAAAGTTCTTTTATTTCTTAAGAGGAATGGATGACGTGTTCCTGCCCGTGCTCGAGTCTGCCATGGTCATCGCGGGTCACTACGCCAAGGCGTGTGGGCGGGACTGCGTGCTCGCACAGGACGTGTGCCTCGGGCTGAAGTTTGCAGCCCGCCACGTCGTGGGTAAGCAGATTGGATCCTTCTTCCCGGAGATCTACGACGAGGAGAGTGATTCGGACGAGGAGGAGGACGAGGACGAGGAGGAGTCGGAGGAGCCCACGTGGACCCGTTATGAAGGCGACGATGAGAAACTCCGGCTCGTCAACGAGTGTGCGGACACGTGGGACGCGTGGGAGCCCGAGACGCCGGCCGAGCGCATACTCAAGGATGCCGTGGAGAAGGCGTCACAGGTGGTCTGAGTTTTCCCATTGGGAACGAGGAGCATTTCTCGTCTTGGGTCACTCATCCTCTCCAAACAATAAACTTTTCTAAAATTCTGTTTTTTTTCAGACCGATTTGGAAAACAGAATAATACTCCTCTTCCCGATTGGGGAAAACTTAAAAAAAATAGACCAGGCAATAATAGATATGAAATGCGAGGTTGACTGGTGCCAGGACCGTCCGTGCCCTCCGTCGGTCCGGTGCCGTCACCACCTCGAAGACGGCCCTACCCTCAAGTTTTTACCCAGGAACGTTGGGGAGGGGGGGTCCCCGAGCCCTCAGGGGAAATTTTTTATGTTGGTCACTGACAAGGATGGCAACGATCAATTGTCCGAAGTGTCAGAAGGTCTTCACGCACGTCAAGTACCTATCGAAGGCTAAAGAGCATCTCGATAGGCATCTGGCACGCAAGAATCCCTGTGACGGCTCGGTGACCGAGTATGTGTTCGAGCGCCGACGCACGGGGACGTCTCCCAACATCGAGACTCTGGACCTCACGGGACTTGTCGAGGCTCTCGATGGAAACATACGGTTCTGTCACGTGACGAGCTTCGTGTTTAGGTTCCTAAATGACTTGAATAAGTTTGCAGTCGTGCCGAACGTCAAGGTGAACGAAGTTTTCTACGTGACTGGCGACAAAGTGATGTGCACCAGACTCGCCGAGTTTGTGATTGAGTTCTGGCACAAGGTCATGGTCACACAGGTCAACCCCGTGCTTCAGGCGCGGTGGCCACGGTTCGGGGAGTGGCGGGCCTGGCTCGCGAATAATTACGTGTTCACGAATATGACCGTGGCGCACGTCAATCTGTTCCTGGCCTCGGACGTGTACAAGCAGATGAAGTCCGCGATTCGGGGGCACCTGAAATCCGTGACGCGAGAGGACAGATTCAGGACCCGATCGAACATGGGGATGGGTGAGGCCGAGCAGAGACGGATCGCGTTCCAAACGGTCGAATGATTACCCCCGAAAATCATATGGAGGGGCCTGAGCCCTGGGACCCCCACGACTGCGCACCGTGGGTGCCGATCAAGGAGCCAGTTCCATTTTCAAAAACAGAATTTAAAATTTTTAAAATTTTAGATTCTGAGGAGGATGAAGAGGACGAGCCGATGTTCGACCGGGTCAGATGGTCGGCCATCCCGGACGAGAGTGACTTTGAGGAGGAATGAAAGCAATTGAGGGCCCGAAGGGCCCTCGAATGGAGACCGTGAGACCCCTAGAGATCCATGGAGCCGTGCTTCGCACCAGTTTATGGATCTCTAGGAGCGGCTAGCGCCGCGGCGGGGTCCTCCAGACCCCTAGAGAACTTTTTCGACGCCCCTAATATAATGGATTCCCTTGCAGTTGTTACCCCAGGCCTCGTGCTCAACGCCATCGCCCTCTCGTGGATCCTCAGCCTCGAGCGCAAGGGGTGCCAGTGCGGTGCCGATTGGCGCCGTCAGTACCTGAAGTACTGGTACGTGTTCGCGCTCGCGGCACCGCTGCTGTTCGTCGTGATCAAGGACGGCAAGTACCTGATGCCGTTCGCGGGCCTCCTCGGCGTCGCGGGCCTGCTGGCCTTTGGCGCGCTCGTGAGCTTCCTGTGGGACATCGAGAGCCGCCCGTGCGAGTGTGCCCAGGACTGGCGTGAGAAGCTGGTTCTGCTGACGACGGCGCTCGGCATCATCGGCGCGGTGGCCGGTGGCGTGATGGCGGCGAGAAAGGGCCTCTAGGCGTCTGAAAGACGGCGCAGCCGGTCATGGATTTCACGGAGCTGAAGGACCCTCGCTTCCAGAGAGTTTCATGGATTTCACGGAGCCGTGCTTAGCACCAGTCCGTGGAATTCATGGAGTCCAGGGTCCTTGGACGGGGCCGGCTGGGCCGGCCCCATTCAACTTTTTTCCCCGCCCCTAGTATAAAATGGCCAGCACCCTTGTCTCCGCAGCTGTCGAGGTTGAGTCCTTCGCCCTGAACGCGATCGTTGGCTCCCTGTTCTTCACGGCCAGCCTGTCCATCCTGGACCTGGTCCGCTTCTGGGTCAGCATGCTCATCCAGGTCCCCAAGAACACCGGCTCGTTCTTCCTGATCACGGCCCTCCTGACGACCCTCCTGGCCGTCCTGGGCTTCATGCTGATCAAGTTCGCCGCCCGTAACGTGACCATCCAGAAGCCTACGGCAGTCTACGCCGTAACCAGATAAGCCTGTTTACGCTGCGTAAAGGTCCTGCACGGGGTTCGGCCGTATGAACGTCTTGTAACCCCAGAAACCCAATAACAAAAGTAAAACGAGGATGAATATCGTCCACTTGCCGAACGGCGTCTTTTTGGGCGGCGGGGGCGGTGGCGGCGGCTTGGCCTGCTCATCAAGCATGCGCTTGATTTCCAGTTCCCCAAGTCGTCGGCTCATGTCCTTCAGGTCCTCCTGCTCCTCTTCAGATTCGCGATCCCGAATGTGAAGTCTGAGCACGAATGCGTTGGTTTCCCAACCCCTAAAGTTCACGGGCGCGCCGGTCTTGTCGACCCACCGGACCGTCAGGCGCTGCAGGCTTGCTATGGGCTCGGGATACGTCACAGACACCGAGTAATCCTTGCACTCGTGGAAATTCTTGATGCAGGCCGAGCCTACATCCATCATGACGGGTGCGAAGTTGCGGTTGGCGTTCGAGCCCGTGATCGTGCCGTTCGCGCCGGTGATGGCGCCCGTGTCCACGTGACTGGGGGTCCTGAGCTCGTCAATGTCCAGGAAGATGTATTCATTTATAGACATGTCCACGAGCGTTGAACTCCTGAGGATGTACTTGCCGGTGTACGAAGGGTCTGTAGGTCCTGCGAGGGAGGAACTCAAAAGAGTTCCGTGGGAAAGGCCGAGCATCTTGGAGAGTTCGGCCGAGTGTATGAACACAGTAAAGGAGGCTGCTGATGAAAAGAGGAAATGGCCTTCGTCTGGCAAGTACTCGAGGGTCAGGGAAGTGGTGGTAAGGGCCTGAGCCAACCCGTAGACCGAGTAGAACCCTGGGTTGATGGAGACGTTGGACGAGTTGACGGCCAGTACATTAGACCCGTTATTGAGGTTGTACATTGAATTACAAACACGGGCACTGACCAGGTCGACACGCTCAATGTCCTTTATCGGCGTGGTCAGGTGGAGGACGTAGCTGTTTCCTGAGGGGTACAAGGCTACGTCACGGTTCTTGGAGTCTGCGAAGAGCAAGCGCTGGGTGCCTGTCGGGGTCGAATGAACTCCGTTCATTCTCCTCTCCTAACTTAGGTTGGGAATTTAAGCCCTCTCGAAAAGATAGTCCCCGTGTACAGTTCCCGTCCCCCTTCCCAAGCGTCGAAAAGCACATACGTGGCATCGGGGAAAACCTTCTTGGCCGCCTTCGTCCAGTGCAGGATGCACGAACCCACGTCATAAATCACGGGATTTGGCCCAAGGCCCGTGAGGGTCCTAAGGATCCGCTCGTGGTCCTTGTAACATTCAAATTCTTCGTGCGCTCGATCCATTTAAACAATAACCGTTCTATCTTTTAAATGGCTCCACGCAAGGTTATGATTGCGACCCCTTCTTACGATGGCCGTCTCGACGTTTGGTACGTCAACGCCCTCGTGCAGACCATCAAGGATACGGAGTCGCGCGGGTACGACGTCCACCCGATCTTCATGAGTTACGACGCCCTGGTCCAGCGGTCCCGTAACGACCTGGTCGCCCTGGCCGTCCTGAACGATTTCGACGACCTGATTTTCATCGACGGTGACGTGGACTGGGATCCCTCGTGGGTCAATACCCTGCTCCGGTACAAGGTGGATGTCGTGGGCGGCACGTACCGCAAAAAGTCGGACGACCGGGAGGAGTACGTGTGCAAGTCGATCAAGAACCCGGCCGACGTGGACACGAAGACGGGGCTCATGAAGGTTGACGGACTGGGCGGCGGCTTCATGCGTCTGTCCTCAAAAGCACTGAAGCACCTGTGGGACACGGCCGAGCCGTACGTGGACGGGTCGGGCAAGCAGGCCCGTATGGTCTTCGAGGTCAAGGTTGTGGATGGCGAGCTCGTAAGCGAGGACATTATGATGTGCCGGAAGCTGAAGGAGGGCGGGTTCGATATCCACATGGACCCGCGGATGTGCTGCGGCCACTCGGGCCAGAAGCGGTTCGTGGGGAACTTTGTGGACTGGTACGGACGGTTCCTGGAGGCGCAGGCTTCTGCGGCTAAGAAGGTTGAGGAAAATGAGGTGAAGGAGTAGATGCTGCTCGTCAGCTACGGCGACGACCCTTCTAAAATTCGGGGCCTCAAAAGCCCCTACATAAATCTCGGACTTGGAAAACGGTACGTGGATACGTTTTCGAAGTTTGAGGCTCTCCGGGAATGGATCAGAGACAAGGCAGACTCGGAAGTCATTTGCTTCGTCGACGGCTATGACGTTGTTCAGAAACGCACGGACCTTGACGCGTTTGTGGCCCGTTTCAAAGAGTTTGGGGCGGATCTGGTTTTCGGGGCCGAGACGTACTGTTGGCCGAGTCCTTGGATGGCGCACCTGTTCGGGCCTTCAGAGACCAAGTACAAATTTCCTAATTGCGGTACGTATGTCGGGTACGTCTGGGCGATCCGTAAAATGCTCGAGTGGGACGAGTACCGCCAGACGTTCGATGATCAGGGGCTCGTGCATGACTTTTACCTGAACGTGAAGGACGTGCGGGTTGCGATGGACCATCACCAAGTCCTGTTCCAGACCGGAACCTTCGTGCCCTGGAGCGAGTTGGACGCGTCACGGGCCTGGTTCGTACACTTTAACGGCAAGTCCCACCTGGCACTGGATGGATCGTGTGTTCTAGAGAGGTTCACAAAGGGCGAGGCTATTGGGGGGCTTAGGCAGATGCACCGAGTGCTTGAAGAGCGGTGACCTGAGCCTGCATGGCCGTGACCCGAGCAGAGAGTTCTTTGACGGCATTGACGAGGATGGGGACGAGGTTCGAAGGCATGATCGCCAATTTCTCTGGATAATCTGTATTAATTACGTGATTGAAAGGGAGCCCCAACTCCGTTTCCGCCTCGAGCACGTCTTGAGCCAAGAATCCCAGACGGTTGATTGAGCACGTCTTGGACCCATCAGGTGTTTGGCCTTCAGGGTACCATCCGCGATCGTCGAAATTGAACGTGACGGGTTTGAGCTTCTGGATATAATCAAGACCGACGGCAATAGCCTTGATATTCGTCTTGTCGCGCGAGTCGGAAGTATTGATTACGTTCGTTTTACAGTACAGGGTCGTAGTTGAATTATTGCCGAGAACTACATGATTGCTCTGTGTACTAACAGTGATGAGTGCATCATTCCCAGAAGATCTACCAAGCAGTAGATTATTGATACCCGTAGTCACTGCGTAACCGGCTTCAGCGCCGACGGCCGTGTTATTTGTACCAGTCGCCTGGGGTAAAGCCGCGGCACCTACACCCGTGAGATAATTGGCCGTCGTCACCGCGCTAACGGACGCATATCCAACTGCTGTGTTATAAAATCCAGAAGTATTGCTATACAAAGAACTCGTACCGATTGCTGTATTCTGATTGCCGGTAGTGTTCTGTCGCATCGCCTCCATGCCGACCGCCGTGTTGGCTTCACCACTCGTGTTGGTGGACATAGCTCCATAACCTATTGCCGTGTTAAAAAGACCGGTAGTATTCACTGCCATCGCACTCGCCCCGACCGCCGTGTTAAAAATACCAGTAGTGTTGGCACCCATCGCGCCTGACCCGACGGCCGTATTGGCCCGACCGATCGTGTTTAAACTCAACGCATTTACACCAAGAGCCGTGTTATTAGCGCCGGTCGTGTTGTTCGTCAAGGCCCCAGAACCGAACGCCGTGTTCGTGGCGATTCCACCGGGTCCTGGGGCTACTATGGCACCGGTCGCCGAAACCGAAAAGACCACCTGACCCGCAGCGTTGCTGAAAGACGCCACCGGGCCCGCTCCGAGCTGCTGGACGCTCAGGGCGTTTCCTGACGCCGTGTTACCAAAGACGAAACAGTTGGACGTGTTCAGCACGGTCGGGACCGTCGGTGCCAACTGGTTAAAGCTCATTGAGTCCTATTAGGAGCGGAGGAGTTTTTTGAGGTGCTGGACGTGCGTGACCTCCATAGAGTCCAGTGAACTTGTCTTCGACGGACTCACTGGAGTTTATGGACCTCCCCCGTCTTCATATCCACCGAGTACCCACGGTCCATAAGCTGGTCCAGCAAGTCTTCAAACTTGAAATGCCTCTTCCCGAGCGCCTTGTGAATCTCGCGAATCATGTCCCGTATGTGCATGGGCTGACCGTCCCACGTGTCCAGGTATGCTTCCATTACCTTTCAAACTGACGTACTTTTTATGTCCCTCCGAGATGGAGAAAAAACCCCAGGGGAAGGGTACTCTAAAAAATTCAGCTAATAAAAATTGGTCATTGACCCCTTATAATGTAGTACGTATAGGGGGTCAGTGGTCCCAGGACGTCCATCCCCCTGGAGTTTTTTCTCCGCTCCTAGTAAATGTCCCAGCCGAGAGCCTGCCCCAAGTGTGGAAAGGATTACACGGGCGACGGTCACTGGGTCCAGAGTCTCAGGCGGCACCTGGCCCGCAAGAACCCGTGCGACCGCCCCAAGGAGGCTGGGTACCTGAAGGATCTCCCAGCCCGTCCAGAACCTCCACGGAATCCATTGAGATCCCTGGACACCATCGAGTGGGCCGGCGATGTACCGGCAGGGAAACCAATGAGATTCGTGGCAGCCTGGTTCTTCAGGCAGGTCACGAAAGACCCGGCGAACGTGTGCTTCGTCAGGCCGAACGTGAACAAGAACGAATACTGGGTTCGAGTCTCTCCGGGCGACGTACAGATCGTCCAACAGTGGAAGTTCATCCAGCTCTGGGTGAATCACGTGCTCGTGAGGCTATTTCCGAAGGGGACTGAATTTGATTGGCAAATTCAGGCCGATACGGGTATTGAGATGGGTCAGAACGACTGGGACGGTCTGACCGATCCGCAAAGTGAATTTATTTTTGAAATGAAATCAGCCATCAAGGACTTTATGGACAGGTGCCCTTACAAGGCTCAAGTCAAGGCTGGACTCGTGAATTTCCCTTAGGCCTCTGGAGCCGGGGGCCAAACAATCGCGAACGGGTCAGTCTGCGTCGTCACGTCCCTCAGAGCCTGACGGTACGTGACCCAGTCAGCCTTGTTCGGCACCTCGTAGTCCGTGACGCTGCACGTCCAGTCACTTTCGTAGAGCTTCTGGCGCTGCTGGGCGCGGACCTGGGACCAAGCTGCGGCTGTTTTGGCCTGGACTTTTGTGGGATCCGTGGTCAATATAATTGACCCGTCCACCAGGACCGCCTGGTCTGCGAGGACGTCGAAGGGGATTTCGCAGGGCATGTCATCTTCAGCCCACTTCGTCCCCCCGTTCGTATTGTACATGAGTGTGACTGCGAGGGTCTCAGAGTCGACGCGGGCGAAAGTGAAGGTCGTCATCTATTAAAGGGTGAGGAAAAATGAGGGATCACACTTGCTACGCAACTGGTCTCGCTAGAGCTCGGCGTTTGCGACCCAGTTTCCATAAGCATTTACAGATGCGAATGCAGCACCAACTGCCATTGTACCCGTCCACGAGTATACCGTCGAGCTGTATGTTGTTATCGATAAAGCGCCACTAGCTCCACTTCGGGCGTAATCCCATGATCCCGTCACGCCAGTGGAAACCCTGTAAAATGTCGGAGAGACGGCTACTCTCTTCGGGACAATATACCTCTGAGTGAACTGGAAGTTCGATCCGGCGTCGGAACTTCCGTATACGAATAATGCTCCACCGGCGCTGTTAGTCCCCGGAGCCGTGCCGTACTCATAAGACTGCTCCCAGTACCTCTGACACAGCTGCAGCTCAACGGCGTACGGCCGCACCTCGAACGGAGTCGCCAGAGTACCTTTCTCGAGCTGGACACCGGTGATTTGAATCTGAGCGCCGTTGACTGTGCTCCCACCGGGTGGATAGTTCGTGAACATGACGGAGAGGGCCGTGGCTGTTGACGGGACGAATGTCGTGAAGCTCGCGTAGGTCCATGCGGTGGTGTTGGTCAAGGTGAGTTGAGCAGCGGTCGTGTAAGATACTCCTGGATCAGTGAGCGCCGCGTCAACTGCAGTACTCCAGTTTAGTTGGGAAAGTATCGAACCCGAAAAACTCGTAGGAATTTTGTACCAGAATGAAACGGTCACGGGCTGGCCCTGAAACCGAACAACGTCACGGGTCTCGAGGCTTTGTTGAAGGAAGAAGAACATCGAGCTCGTACTCGTTTGTTGAAGCTGAAGGGCGTTCGAGAAGTTTGCCAGACCCGATTGAATCTGTGAGAGTGTGAAATACGCTCCACCGGCACCATAACTCGAAGTTTTCCATCGGTCAAGGCCGTAACCAGTCGTGCTTGCGAAACTGGTACCCCTCTGTGCGATCCTCATGTCGCCGTTGTACAGCGCGTTCCTAAACATCAACGGATTCCCCGCGCTCAATGTACCCGCGACCACGGCGCTCCCAGCAACCTCCAGGGCCTGCACCGGGTTCGACACGCCCACGCCCAGGCGGCCGTCCGCGGTCACGTTCGGGCCCTCGATGGTGCCGTTGAGGGTCCATTCAGGCAAACCTATTCCCGTGCCGTTCGATACTATATTGATCACGATACGGAAGTAACTGAACGCCTGAGATGCTTGAACCTGGTAAGTGTTATAGGCGCCTGATGTCCACGTCGCACCTGAACGTTGGTCGATGAGGAACCAGTTGGTTCCATCGCGCGAACCCAAGACATACCACGCACTGAGTGTGTTGGAAGGTCCCGATTGTGGAAGAATTGAGTAACTTGAAAGCACAATTGAAGAAGGTTTCTGAATCTGAAGCCATTCACCGGCGTATGATGTTCCGTTCACGTCGACCGTACGTACAGTACCTCCGTAAGGAACATTGGTCGTGTAAGAATACGAGCCACCCCACTGCGTTGCGGAACTTTTGTCGAACGCATACCATGCATAGTACGCACCAGGTGTGTATTCCGTTGACGCACTCGCCGCGTACGTCCCTTGACCGTACCCACTGTTCAACAGAGTCGAGTACCCGGTCATCGCACTCGGCGGAAAACTCAACACGCTCGAGGAGTTCGCCCCGCCGAATTTGCTCGTCAGAACTCGGCCGGGCGCCGGCGCGTTTCGTAGCAGGAGGACGGTTCCGTAGGGTAGGCCGGCCTGTGTCACTCCCTGGATGGGCTGGAGGGGGCCGGTCGGTGGGGTAAAATTGGTTGTGTAGAGGGCCGCGCCGCGGGTGAAGCGGAAGTTGGACAAGTACCCGAAGTTTGATCCACTCTGACCAGACCAATAATCTATGTTCGTATTGTTTGTTCCTGTGTACTGGAACGTTCCCGTGACTTTTGGAACGGTCGTTACGCTTCCGTTCACGCAAATATAGAATGTTGTCGAAGATGCGATGTATGAAACAGCAATATGATTCCATTGGTTCAAGGGAACTGCCCCTCCCGTGAAAAGTCCAGACGTTGGTGAAGTAATTCCTGCACTATAAAAAGTTAGGAGGTTTGTTCCGGTAGTCACATACATGAGAACATCACCGTCCCGGCTCAATAGACGCTGGTCATATGGCCGCGATGTATTGTACAGAAAACACTCCATCGTGAAATCGTAACTCGTCCAGTTATAGGCGAATTGAGGTTGAACTCCAAAAGAAATGCGAGGTACCGTCCCTCCCCCAGGAAAGTACACAGACCCCTCCCCCGCAAACGGCCCGAAACTCGAGTACGCCACGGTATTCGCCACGGTCGCCGTGTTACTCACAACATAGGCCGGAATATTGAGACCGCTCGAAGAAAAGTCCTGCGGAACGTACTTGTCCCCAGAGATGCCCGTGAGAGACGCGGTCTGCGCGCCGTAGCTCAACGTGACTGGCTGAGCCACGGTCAGGGTCTGGGCGGTGTCGGCGGTGCCGTAGAGCACGAGATCGAGGATAGTGGCGCACTGATAGGTGGAATTTCCCGATATCTGATTCGTCACGACCCTGTAGTATGAATAAGCCTGTGTGGAGTTGACGGAAAACGAAGAAAACCCAGACGCGGCTGTGTATATAATGGCCGTCTTCTGAGAATCCACGAGGAACCAGTTGACGCCATCGCGACTGCCTAGAACGACCCACTTTCCGGGCATTTGATTGGATCCGTTGGATCCGTAAATCGAATAACTCGATAAAGTTACGGAACTAGGGAGCTGAATCTGAAGCCACTCACCCGGATAAACCGTACCGTTCACGTCAGCGGTTGTGACCGTCCCTGTGTATGCGTAAGGAGCCGATGTCGAATATAAAGGCTGTCCCGAAGACCATTGGTTAGACGGGTTCTTATCGAATGCTTGCCACGCTCCGAAAAGCGTCGCGTTGAATTCACTCGAGTCACTCGCCACGTACGTCTGACCATTGATGGACGTCACGTACCCCGTCATGGCGGCGGGCGGCCAGGGCAAAACGTTCGAGGTCTGGCCGAGCTTCGTCACGTTCACGCGCCCGTCGCCCGCGATGCTCAGTGCCGGCGTGCCGTTGACGTCGCCGATCTCGATGGGGGCGTTATTTGTGGAGGAGGTGGTCAGGGCTAGAAAGCTGTTGTAGATTTCGACGTTGGAAAGGGCTCGGTTGTAGATGGCGAGGGTGTTGGAGGTCATGGAGGTTGTGCCTATGGCGTTGTATCCACCGACAACCACGGGTGACAGAATACGATCCGCAACGAGCGTGGCGGTCGTTACGCTCGTAGAGCCAACCTGAATACCGTTGGCCCACACGTCAAGAATCTGAGAAACGGGGTCGTACCGGAACATATAGACGTACGTCGTGCCCTGGACGATCGCTGCGGATGAGTTGACCGTCTGTGACGTCGTGCCGGTCGAAGGGGTCACGATGAAACTTAGGGGACCTCCAGCCGTCGGGCGATAACACATCATGTACCCGTTGGTGAAGTCTGTACCGAACTCGAACAAGCGGTCGTTCGCCTTGGCCGTCCCCGTGAAGGCTCCGCGCCACACGGCCGTGAAACCCTGCGTCACGATATTAAAAGTCATGGGTCCGTAATTTTGATACTGCTTGAGCCCGCGGTCGAACGTCAAGGCGCCCGACTGGATCGTGGGAGCGTTGGCCCCTGCTCTCAAAAGTAAAGCGTTCGAACCAGTTGCTGAGGGGCTCAGGGGTGCGCTCGGGACGGTGAAGCTCGATCCGGTGTAGAGAGCCGCGCCGTAGACGACACGAGCGTCGGCGATGTAGCCGGTGGTGAATGCAGTGGTGAACGACCCGACACCGAGATAGTTGTATGCAGAAACGGTGCTCACGATGGCGACCGTCGATGAAGTCGCGCCGGTCGTGCCGTTGTTGTTCGGCAAGAGGGTCTGCTGCACACCGTTGACGTAGATGCTGATCGGCCCACCCGAAGGAATGGACACGGCGATGTGATTCCAGGTGTTTAGAGAAATGGAAGTGATTGTATTTGCAGCCTGACCTGTTCCATTACCTGAAGCGTAATAATAAAAGCCGATTTTACCGTTTATGTCCGCTCCAAACTGCCATGCCCCTGCTGCGGGATTACTAGGTGTGAATGCACCAAGAGCACACGGCGACTGTCCGGCCGTTGGTGTCCAACCTGTATTCAAAGAAGCTCCCGTGAAGGTCGTGTAATAGACCCAGGCCTCCGCAGTGAGCCCGCCCGAAAAGGCGTACGAAGACCCCAAAGTCACTGAAATGTTGGACGTGTTCACGCCCGGGAAGTACATTGACCCCTCCTTGTACACGTCCGCAAAGGGGCTCAGGGTGACGGCCGGCACGGACCCTCCTATGGTTGTCGTAGCCCCCGCCGACTCCACGATCGCGTACGACCCAGGGTTCTGATTCGCCGGCTGGACCTTTGTCCCGGAGGCGAAGATCATCGCGTCTGAAGGCAGGGCGTGCGCTCGGACAGAGTCCAGAGACTGCACCTGCCCCGTGACGACCTGACTGGCCGAGACGAGAGAGGTCATCGCGTTCTATTAGTTGTGGGGAGAAAAACTTGTTAGATCCCAGTACCAGTATGTCCAGTCTCCCAGTGTTCCGTCTCCAGTCGCTGGCCACCATGCCCAACGTGACCGCCCGGGACATTCGCAACTACTTTCGCCTGAAAAACAAGTCCAATCCCGAGGCGAATGCTTTCAGGCGGCGAATGGGCCGGCTCCTGGGCTTCCCGGCGAACGTGACCCCGACGTGGGCCGCGATAAAGGTCCAGGCTGGTTTCGCGCCTTTTGCGAGAAACGTCGAGACTTTCACGACGCGACTCATAGGAACCGGCGGGCGGGGCCATCGTAACGCCCAGGGTGCGACTCGCTGGCCTGGAGGCAATCCGTACACGTATTTCAGCGGGCCCGTGGTGAATCGGCGGCACAACATGAGCCCGTGGGCCAGCGTGTTCCGGGCCGCCCCGCCCCTCCGCAGACGCGCGGGCATGATCGCCTACGGCCTGACCCGCCCACCCCACAACGCCAACGGCGCACAGGGTCGTGTCCCATTGAACCGAAACATGGCCAAGATGATCGGCGAACTCGTACGTACTCTGGAACTCGGAAACGTCCGGCGCTCACCGCGATCACCGGTCCCGGGGGCGCTTCGGGCGGCGTCACCTCCACGGGCGGCGTCACCTCCTCGGCGTCGGAGCGTGAGAACTCGGTCGGCGAAGCGGTGAAACGTTCACTTAAAAATATTTTGACTTGGAATAATAATGAACGGTGTTCCGATCGAAGAGATGTATGCGGTCTGGAATCCCCTGGGTAGTCCTCAAGGCGGCGAATCCTGGGACCGGCTTTATGGAACGTCCGGCCTACCTTGTACACACCGTCAGCCATGCACACCAAATATATATAACCACCCATCCTTTACCATGGCCTGAGAAAAAAGTTTGTAGAACTTTCGTCCGCCTGGGGGTCCGGAACTCACTCCCTATATACACATGTATACATAAGGGGTAAATTTTGTTTTCTAGTACCTTCAATTGGGGAACAAAGGGTTAACGAAACTTCTACTTATTCTGGGGAGGTGGGGCCGTCTTCCTGGGCTCCGACTTGACCATCTCCTCCGGTGTGATGGACGGCTGACGCTCCGGGGGCGGCCAGTCCTTGGCCTTGGGGAAGAAACTGGCGGCCCGTTCTGAGAAGGCGTCGGGGTCCATTCCTCTATAAAGTGCCCAAGTTTTTAAGGTGTCCGCGTAGCACTCGCAATCATCCACGTTTCATGTCTCCTGTGCTTCATCTTCAAAAGGTAATTCTTGAGAAAGTCCCGGACGGCTATGTAATAGTACGACAGGGGCTCGATGGTCCCACACCAGTGACGGTCCTTGAGGGCCACGCCCGCGACCATCGCCACCCAATCCTCAAACTCTTCGTACTTTTCCCATCCCGAGAGCTGGAGGAAGGGGTACAGACGCTCGTGAAGCACGAGGAGCATCAGGATCGTGAGGTCGTGAATGTTCATCACCTTGACGACCCCCTGACGCTTGACGTAGATCTCGTCAGGGTAGAGCTCGATGTTCTTGATGACGATACACTTGTTAGCAGGGACGCTGAATATCTGCTGGAGAACCGAGCGGACCCACACCTCCTTGCGTCCTTCGGTG